ATAACGGTTGGGTATATGTGAAGTACCTAACTACAAAACCTAATAATTAGTATAAACTTTATAAGGTATTTCACATATACCTTGTTATAAACTGTAAAAAATTATGGCACGAATTTTAATTAAAGTAGAAAAAGACGATGTTAAAACATCAAAGTTAGGAAATAATATTATGGTTCAATGTGACAATAACATTGACTTAATATTTACACCAGAAGCATTGCAAGAACTTATAGACGATTATAATAATATTATTTCCGATAAAAAACCAGAGGAATAATTTTTTATTGTTTATAACGGTTGGGTGTATGAGAAGGTTTGCTTGTAGAAACTTTCAAATTACCACTGAACTTTATAGCAAACTTTCTTATACACCTTGTTATGTACAGTACGGATTATTAACATAAAAATATAAATATGAAACTGAAATTAAACAACAAAATCTTCGAAGGAAGATATAATGAAAATGGTAAATTGATTATACCATTAAATGATGACTTTGATAAACTGTTTTTTAAAAAGTGGCAAGATAAATCAAAAAATGGTGCTTATAAAAAAGACTATGTTGAAAATGTTGATTTTGTAAAAGTGACTGAACGGGGAACTTTAAAAAATTGTTTTCCAGTATTAAATGCGAATGAAGATTTTGTGACATTATGGTATGATTTATACGAAGTGATACCGTAGTATTGTACATAACGGTTGGGTGTATAAGAAGGTTTTTTATTTGGAAATCTCTAAAATTATACCTACCTTTGTAAAAAACTTTCTTATACACCTTGTTATATTTAGTTTTTAATTTTATATTATGAAGAAACCAAGAAAAATACACATTGAGGATAAAATCATTAAATGGAAACTACATCATAGTCCGTTTGATATAAAATCTAAATCATATATCGGTATATGGGATGGTAAATATCACAAAGTTGGATTGTATGATTTTATGAGATATGTAGGAGAACCTGATTTAGATTTTCCTGAGTTGGAAGAATATTACATCAACCATAATGGAAATGATTTTATTCCTCAACTCACACCGAGTAATATAAAACGGTACTATCTCAATAAAATTAAAAATTGAATATAACGGTTACAGATATATGTAGTTTTTTCTTAAATTAAAACAATGAACTTAATATGGAAGAAGTAAATAAGAACACAGAACTTGAAAACACAGATAAAAAATTACATATATCTGATGTTATACCAAGTTTTCGTAAAAGGTATTTTTTTAATGGTATATTCTGGTATAAACAGGATGAAGGTAAAAAATTAGAAATAATGACCAATGAGGAGATTGAGGTTATGAAAAAAAATACCGTAGAAGGACAATGGTTGTTAGATGGTAAGTTTGAAGATAGAACAGACATTAGAACTTGGGTAACTGAAGAAAATTGGGTATAACTATTATATATCTATAATTAAACTTTTTTCCTTATTTCATATATATTTTACATATGAAAAAAACAGATTACTACGAAATTTGTAAACAAAAATTGAAGTATTTAAATTACTCAGATAGGACAATTAAGTCCTATCTATATTATATACAACAATTTTTAGAAAATACAAAAGTATTTCCAACAAGATTAAAATCCAATGATTTTCAATTATATTTGGATAATTGCGAATTTACCTCCACTTCAAAACAGAATCAAGTAATCAACTCTATCCGTTTTTTATACAAAGAAGCACTGAATAAAAAGTATGATAAAGTATCATTTAAAAGACCTAAATCAGAAAAAAAACTTCCACAAGTTATAGATGGTGATCATATAAAATCTCAACTATCTAAAATAACTAACTTAAAACATAAAACTATACTCACACTGACCTACTCTGTTGGTTTAAGAGTATCAGAAATAGTTAATCTTAAAATTGAAGATATTGACTCTAAACGAATGATTATTCATATCAAAAACGCTAAAGGTAAAAAAGATAGAATAGTTCCTCTTTCGCAAAGAGTTTTAGATTTATTAAGAGACTATTGGAAAGAATATAAATCCAAGGAATATCTATTTAACGGACAATCTGGTGGTAAATATTCAATTAATTCATGTCAGAAAATATACAAAAAGTATATTGATGAATCATCTTCAATTCATACTTTAAGACATTCCTCTTTAACTAACCTTTTGGAAAGTGGAACAGATTTAAGAATTATCCAGAAAATAGCAGGTCACTCTTCTTCTAAAACAACTGAGATATATACACATGTTTCAAATCAATTATTAAGTAAAGTAAAACTACCGATATAATGAATGATTTTTTTGATAGTTTTAAGGGTAAGCCTAAATATGACCATAAAGTCAGAGTAGTCCACTTTAAGAAAGAACACTTTGATATTTATATCGGTCGTCTGCCAAATGGTAAGTACAATAAATGGGCTTATCCTAAAGAACTGCGTGATACTTTTCCAGAAGGAACTCCTAGAAAGACAATCGTAGACGCTTATGAACAATATCTTCTTTCTAATGAAGAGTTGATGAATGATTTACATGAACTAAAAGATAAAGTTCTTGGTTGTTGGTGTAAAGACGAAGATGGTAAGGGTAAATCTTGTCATGGTGATATTTTAGTTAAATGGGTTAAAAAAAATTGTAATGACTGATATAGAATTATTAGAGTGTACTCAAAGTGTTTATGATTTTCTCTTTTAATATACTTTTACTCATAAACTTTTATCATTTTTAGTATATATTAAATACTATATTACCCATATTAAAAATAATGTTATGCCGGAAGGACCCGAACTAAAAATAATGGCTGATTATATTAATCAGAATGTAAAGGATAAAACCTTCAAAAAAATATATCACGTTGAAAAAGGTAACATACCAGTCGATTCAAATCTAATTGAGAACTTTAAAGTTGAATCTATCTCTAATGGTAAAGAACTAATATTAAGAACTTATCACGATGATGTCGATCTTAAATTCTCTGTATTTATGGGTATGTCAGGTAATTGGCTATTTACACCAACTGAAACTTGGTCTGATAGAAAGTTCACCAGAATGAGATTAGACACAACTGATGGTAATTCACTACTTCTTTACGGTCTTTATATGGGTCCTAAATATCGACTAGGTGGTTTTACTGGTGTTAAACGAGGCTTTGATCCAACTAAGGAATTTGATAGCTTCAAAAAAGAAGTCATATCTAACTTAGATAAAAAAGTATTCGATAAACCCATCTGTGAGGCTTTACTTGACCAAAAGTATTTCAATGGTATTGGTAACTATTTAAGAAGTACAATTCTTTATTACTTAGATGTTAATCCATTTGAAACGGCTAGAACTGTTATTAAATCAAATCCACAGGTTTTAGATATGTGTAGGGATATTCCTATGAAAGCATATGAATTAAATGGTGGTCAGTTAACTGATTGGAAGAATCCATTTGATACAGATTTTGAAGAGTTCAAAAAATGGGTATTTTATCAAAAAGGTATTTCTTGTAAAGATAAGACTGGAAGAACCTTCTGGTTCGATGAAAAGTGGAAAGATAATTGTCCATACTAAAACATATTTCTATTATTTTATATAATAGGAGTATGTTTGAAAAAAATTTCAATATAATATCCGGTGAAAGAATGTCTGGTCGAACTAGATTTATTCTCAATTTATCTAAAGATTTAGATAATATAGGCATTAAATTGTTTTTTTTAGGATGTGTTAACGAATTTTCTTATTCTAAAAGTAGTCTTTCTCAATTCAAAGATTTTAGACTACTAGACACTTCAAATGATTATAACAACTTAAAGATGTTGGAAGTAATTCAAGAAATTACTGAAAGAGATAGTTATCATTTTCTTATAGTTGATGATATTGATTATCTATCAAATGATTGTATTGATTTTTTATCAAAAATGAATGTTAGAAAGATTGTTACTTGTTTAAATAATAATCTTAAAAAAATAACAGATGATGATTCTGATTTTTATAATATAGAAGATAAAGTTGGATTAAATATAAAAAATAATAATAATGGAATTTCTACAATTGGTAGTATAATTAAACGTATCGCAAGAGAACAAAAAATAAACACAATATTAAAATGATTAAAGCCGATAAGTATTACATCGATAATCTAAATCGAATTGTTTTTGAAGAAGGTGATGGAACTTGGGATGAGAATCCTAGACCAAAGTATATTGATGGTCAACCAGGTCATAGTAAATTCATTACTCAAATATTTGAAGAATATGATTTATCAAAAGGAGAATTTCCAATCACTACATTAAGAAACACCGCAATTAAAACCGGTATCAGAGAGATACTTTGGATTTACCAAAAACAATCTAATTCATTAGCAGTGGCTAGAGAAATGGGTATTAACTGGTGGGATGAATGGAATATTGGTGATGGAACAATTGGTCAAAGATATGGAGCTACAGTTCAAAGATATGACTTAATGAATAAGTTATTAAAGTCTTTGAAAGAAGACCCTTTCTCAAGAAGACATATAATGAATATGTATCAAGAGTCTGATATGGCTGAGACTAAAGGTTTACACCCTTGTGCTTATGAAACAATTTGGTCAGTTAGAAAAAGTAATGATATATACTATTTAGATATGACTTTGAATCAAAGAAGTAATGACTATATTATGGCTGGGTATATAAATAAGATTCAGTATGTGGCTTTACAAATGATGGTCGCTTCTCACTTAGGTTATAAAGTAGGTAAGTTTTGTCATTTTGTTCAGAATCTTCATGTTTATGATAGACATTTTGATGCGGCATCTGAACTATTAAATAGAACACCATTAGAACAACAACCTGGAATTGAGTTAGTTTCTGGTAAATCATTTTATGATTTCACGGTAGATGATTTCAAAATTGTTAATACTGATGGTATCAAAAAAATAGAAAGTAAGCTAGAGATAGCTATATAAAATAATTATTAATATGGGAAGATATGATAATTTAGTAGAACAAATTAAAACAATTGATACAGAAGTTGTTAAAGATTGGGATAAAAATACCGATCCAGCAATGAAAGTTCTTGAAGAACAAAAAGTTTACGTTTGGATTAGACTTTTCTTAAAAGAAGAATCTGATGTTGAGATAGGTGATGATATTTTTATGACTTATACACCGAGTGGTGAAAAATTAGAAACAAAGTTTATCTGTTATGGTAAAACAGATATGGGTAAGAACCACGATGATGAAATTATAAACTATAATCCCGATGATGATAAGAAAGTTCTTTGTTTAATGGTTGACCAAGAAAAGATTAATAAAGGAACAGATATACCATTTGTTAGAACATTATTCAAGATTAGTATTCATTATCAATATCAATTGGTAAAAAGAGATGAATTAATATTTGTTAATAGTAGAACTGGTAAGACTTTAGATTATTTTGACTGTGAATATTAAAAAAGCAAAAAATGAGTTTTTAGATATAATATATACATTATAAAAATTAACAAAATAAACCATGAGATATATTAAAACTTATGAATCATTTTCAACAAACGAGGAGTTCTTAGGTGGACTTATGAACAAAATCAGTTCAATGTTCTCTAATTGGAAAAATGAAAAATTGAAAAAAGCTGCTGAAGTGTTAGCTAAGTCAATCGAAGAAAAGAAAGACCAACCAGAAATGGCTAAAGCTCTTGCTGATTTAAAAGTAGCTTATAGTAAGTTACCACAAGAAGATAAAGCTAAAATTCAATCATTCAAAGACGAGAAAAATATTCCACTTGAAGCTGAGTCAGGAATGGCTGAGGATGGAGTTATGGCTGAGTCATTAATTCTTGAAGAAGAAGGATTAGCTATGAAAATTCTTGGATGGGTAGGTCTATCATCAGCTGCTATCTCTTTTGTTACTTTAATTGTAACAGTTGTTCAAATATCTATGGCTGGTTCTGGTTATGGAACTTCTTTATTCGGATTACAATTAGGTACTTTAGGAGCTCTTTGTATGGTTGCTACAATGGTGTTTGGTATCGGTGGTAGTATGGCAAAAGAATATGCTGACTAATTAAAATATTAAAAAATATATTAAAAGGAGATAATATTAATTATCTCCTTTTTTTTCTGCCAATATTTTTTGAACTTCATCATCAATTCCGCTAGCTTTTAAAGTCCACTTAGTTAAGAAGAAGTTTCCTACTAATACAGCTAATTGAAAAGGAAAGCTAGTTAAGATTTCTTTTTGACCTCCTAAGAAGTATAAAGCACAAATAAACATAGCTAAAGAAACAGTGTGATGAATTGCTTTGTAGTTTTTTAAGTATAATGTTTTCATGTTGTAGTGATTTTTTAATTGTTTAACAAAGATAAGGTATTTTATTTAATATCCAAAAATATAATAACTTTTTTCTAAAAAATATCTATAACTCATGTAAAAATAAATATGAATAGATGTTAGTTGAAACACAGTACTTAACAAATAGCAAGAAGTTAGTAGTTAGTTACGTTGATAAATCCGGTGAAATAAAGCTTAAATATTATAATTGGGATAACCCAATGAAATATGTCGCATGTGAAGATAATGATCCACTTAGACATCCTGAGTTTAAATCTTGGGATGGTAAACACGTTAAACAAATAGAGGTAAATCAACCTGATAGATATGCTATTTATGAGTTCTTAGACAGTTTGCCCGAATCAGAAAAAAATGAAATCTTTGAATTTAATCTACCTAAGATTTACTTTATAGATATTGAAACGGAAATCGTTGATGGTTTTCCTGAAGCGGCTGATATTAAAGACCAAGATGGTAATGTAACAAAAGAAGGTGCTTCAACTCAAGTTCTTTCTATCTCTATTGTTTATGATGATAAAATTATTCTTTTGGGTTTGAAAGAAATGCCTGAAGATATGCAAGAAAGAATTATCAATAATACTAATAAGTATTTTAAGAAGTTCGGTACAGAATACAAATTCAAATATATTCAGTATGATGATGAGTTTGATATGCTTTATGCTTTCTTCTATAAGATGATTCCCAAGATGCCTATTCTTACTGGTTGGAACTTTTTACAATATGACTGGTTGTATTTAGTAAATCGTTCTAGAAAGATTTCTAAATGGGCTAATGGTAAAGAATACAGAATCGATCCTGCTGTCTCATCTTTAACAAAAAGAATGAATAAGATTTGGTCAACTGAATTTGAAGTTCCAGCACATAGAATGATTTTTGATTACATGCAACTTTATGAAATCTGTGATACTTCTATTAAGGTAAAAGAATCATCATCATTAGACTTTGTTGCTAATAAACTTGTTGGTGTTGAAAAGATTAAGTACAATGGATCTTTACAGAAATTATATGAAGACGACTTTGAAACATTTATGTATTATAACGCGGTCGATTCGGTTCTAGTGCAAAAGATTCATGAAGCTCGTAACTATATCTCAATTATTTATGCGATTTCATCATTAGCTCAAATTAGAATTATTGACGTTGTTTCTCAAATGAACAATGCGTTAGGCTCTTTGGCTATTACGGAAGGTGTTTTAAGAAATAGATTCCGTAAGATGGATAATATTGTACTTTTTCGAGATGAAAAAGGTGATGCTGATTCTACAATTGCTGGTGGTTGGGTAAAAGATCCTGTGGTTGGTATGAATCAGTGGTGTGTTACTTATGACTTTGCTTCGCTTTATCCAACAACTCAAAGACAGTTCTTTATTGCTCCTGAAACATTCATTGGTCTTCAAGATGAAAAAGATAAATCTAAGTGTACAAATGGTAGACCTATTGATCCTGATAAACACGTTCTTTGTATCAATGGTGTTGTATTTGAAAAAAGAATATCGCCAACTTTGAATATGCTTGAAGATGTCTATGCTGATAGAAAGAAAGCTAAAAAAGTAATGATGGATAAGAAAGAAGAACTTAAAAAAGTTCTTGATGAAATCAAACAGCTAGAAGCAGAGTTATAAAACTTTAAATGTTTTAAAGTCTAAATTTGGTAGCTTTTCTTTAACTACTTTAGTGGCTCTTTTAATGTACTTAATATTATCGTCATAGAATATAGCTTTTTGAAATCCTGTTTCATTTATTATTTCAACTATTCTTTCGCCTTTCCAATGACCAGAATTTTTAGTTCCTACTGGTGCCATATGTAAGCCATATTTAGGTAGTTCTAATCCTAAATCCAATAATGTTTTAGTTATTTTATTTCTTAGAGATTCTTCTCTAGCTGTTACTATACATTTATTCTCGACTGATTTATATAACTGTGAAAGTTCTTTTAATGTACTTGGTAAACTTAAATCTGATAAGTGAAAAGCATTTGGAGTAAACATATATAATCTATCTCCTTTTCTAACCCAGTTACCGAACTCTTTAAGCTCTTTATTTGGATCAAGTACATATATTCTACCATCCTGCCATTTCAAGTCGTCTAATGTGACACCAACCCTATTTATAGATTGATTTAATAAGTCTTTGATTGTTATATCTTCCTCTAGATAATTAATTGCTAGTTCATCAAAGCTTGGTGAATTCACAAGCGTATCATCAAAGTCAAAAATGTAAAGTACATTCTCGCTTGCAAATTCATTGTAGTTTTTAATCTTCATATTCAAAAAATATATCTATAATATCTTGAAACTCTTTTCCAAAGTGTTTAAGACATAATGTATATATTTCTTCTTTCAACTCATATCCTTGCGAAAAAAGTTGATGTACATAAATTTCTATATCATCAACTGATGTATAGATGTTAAATTCATCGTAGTCTGGTATTAGTAGCATAATAAAGGAAGGTAATTTATTCTATATATTACTAAAAATCGCCTAAAAATCTATTTTTTCAAACATTTTCTAAAAAAAGTATATAATTTTTACAAAAAGATCATAAAGTATGTCATTAAAAACAGATTTAGCTAAATATAAACCTCGAAAGGAACAAAAAGAAGCACTCAACTTTATCGAGTCAGAATATCAAAAGAATAAATTAAATAAATTTTTCTTACTTAATCTTCCGGTTGGTTCTGGAAAATCACACTTAGCTCTAATGATTGCTGATTGGTATAAAAAGAATGTCAATAAAATGGCAAAAGTTGATATTATCACTAATAGTAAACTTCTTCAAGACCAATACTCAAATGAGTACGAATCTATCTCTGATTTAAAAGGCAAAGACAACTATGAGTGTGAACAATATTCTTGTTCTTGTGCTCAAGGTGCTGAGTTTAACCGTTTAAATAAAACATCTTGTGAGGCTTGTCCTTATACTTATGCCAAAGAATCTTTCATCAGTGGTAATATGTCACTTACTAATTTCTACTTGTATATTCTTTATGCTATCTATAATCCTAAGTTATTAGAAAGTAGAGATTCAAGAGTTCTTATTGTTGACGAAGCTCATGAGTTTGATGATGTTATGTCGGACTTTATCACTATTAAGATAACAGAAACTATGGTCAAAAGATTTAAATTCTCTGATGAGTATTCTATTATGAAACAATTAAAGAGTGTTGCTACAATTACACAATATGTTGACTTCTTAAAATATCTTAACGGTGAAGTTTTATCAACACTTGAGTCTATGGAGAAAGGTATGTCATCTGCTCCAAGAAATGTTAAACAAGATAAAAGAGATTTGAAAATCAATAAAGTTATTGGTGGAAAAAACTCTGATGTTAAGTTGATGCAATTGGCTACAGATTTAAGACAGTTACAATTGAAGATTGAAATTTTCTTAAAAGAATATAAAGAGAATCCTAATAATTGGGTTTTAGAATCTTATTACAATGAGAAAGTAAAACAAAAAGAGTTATCATTAGAGCCTATTTGGGCTTATGATTACTTAGATAAATATGTTTTTAGTAATTATGATATGGTTGTTTTAATGTCTGGTACTATTTTAGATAAAAGTTTATTCTGTCAATTAAATGGTCTGGATGTTGGTAAAGCTGTTTATTATTCAATTCGTTCTCCATTTAATCCTAAGAATAGACCTATCTTTTATATGCCTTTAGGTAAGATGTCTTATAAGTCTAAAGAAGAAACCTTTAAGAAGTATGTTCCTTATATTAAAAAGTTACTTGATAAGTATAAGAACAAAAAAGGTATTATTCATACTAACTCATTTGAATTAGCTAAGTGGATTGAAGGCGCTATTAAAGATCCTAGATTGATATTTCACGACTCTACTAATAAAGATGAGATGTTGAAGTTTCATAAAGAGTCACCTGAACCAACTGTTATTGTTAGTCCATCTATGGATACCGGAGTTTCATTTGATAATGATGATGCTAGATTTCAAATCATTGCTAAAGTTCCTTACCCATCTTTAGGTTCTCAAAAGAATAAGTTAAGACAATCAAATAATCCTGATTGGTATTCTTGGAAAACAGTATCAGGATTAATACAGATGACTGGTAGACCGGTTCGTTCTAATATTGATTATGCTGATACAATTATTATTGATGGTGGATTTGGTGATGTTATTAAACATAGTTCACACTTTATACCGGATTGGATTCAAGAGGCTATTAAAAAGATAAACGTTAACATTAACGCATAAAAAAACCCACTCATTTGAGTGGGTTTTGTTTTATATTAGTTAAAAATTATTTCTTTTTTGCTTCAATTGCTTTTCTTAATCCTTCAGGTAATTTAGATTGTGCTTTAGATAAACCTTTAGTTTCCTTTTTGTCATCTTTTTTATCTTCTTTAGCGTCTTTAGCCGCTTTTTTCATAGATTCTTTTTTATTACCGTCTTTGTCTAAGTCTAAAAAATCAGGTTTAGCTTTTTTACCACCTTTTTCTTCTTTGTCTTCTTTTTTATCAGTTTTTTTACCAGCCTTTTTATCTAAGTAAGCTTGGAAACCTGCGTTGATTTTCTTTCTTTCAACTACTTCATCACCCCAAACTCTTCCTCTTTCTTCTTCTCTCTCATCTTCGTAAGTATCTTCTTCTTCAGATTCTTCTAACTCATCTTCTTGGTCTTCAGAGTTGAATATTTCTTCTTCTTGATCGAAAGCTTGTTCGTTTTCGTCTGGTTGATTCATGAAGTTTTTGTTTTCTTCCTCGTCAGAAAATCTACCGAGGTCAAAGTTTTCGAATTTTTTTAAGTATTTCATTTTAGCACAATAATTTTTTATAACATATATATTAAATGTAAAACACCAATTATCACATTTTTAAAGCTTTTACTAAATATTTTCAAACTTTAATAAAAATGATGGTAAATAAATAATATATACCTAGTATGAACATTAAAAGATTTAACGATTATAACTTACAAAATGAAATGGTAAATGAATTCTTAAATTCATTTGATAAGATGATTGTAGAATCTGATGGTGGAGATTCTTATAAAAGAGTGGCTAAAAAAGTTATTTCTGATTTAAAACTAAACGTTGGTTTAGTTTCTACATTTGGTGCTGGTATTGGCGCTCTTTATCCTGTTGTTTATGGATTGATGAAAAATATGAATATAGATTCATTTAATCTTAATACTGAATCTGTTGTCTTGCTTACACTTTCTTCTGTTGCTATAACATATCTTGAAGAAAAGAAATGTAAATCTGTTGAAGAGGAAGAAAGTTTAACAAAAGATTCTAAATCTATGTTAGAAGAATTAAAGATGAGGGGTTTTGGTAATGGTATAGTTAAAAAGTTAATAAAAGGTCTTCAGTCAATTAAAAACATTTTTTCAATTATTGGTAAACATATTGGAGCTGTTATAGGTGGTGTTATTGATATGTTTGCTTATACATCTCTTTTAATTCCTTTGTTAAATGGTGTTATGGCTATAATTGACAAGTATGAGTTAAATTTAGAAACTCTTCCTCAAAACTTCTTAGGATTAGCTGTTGGTATCGGTACTATTATTACTAAGCATGGAATTGTTGAAATTATTAGTAGATTAAAAAGTAAATTCACTATTAATCAAAAAGAAGTTTTGGATGATATAGAAACGCCAGTTATTCAAAAGTTTGCTACATTCCGTGATTCAGAGAAGAATCAGCCAGGTGATTTGATCAAGGAGCAATAAGTTTAAAACTTAAACTTAGTTCATTCATTTCATATAATATAAAAATGAAATGGTTAAATGACTCCCCAACTAGAAAAAGTATTCTTTAATTTTATTCTCAAGAACAAGAAGTACTTTGATATTGTAAAACCTTATTTTTTCAGAAACTCTGAAATCCAATTTGTATATGGTGTTATTCGTGAGTATATGATTAAAGGTAATGATACTCAAACTCCGACACCTCGTCAGATTTTGGATATGGTTTCTCTTGAAGATAAAGAAGGTATAATCACTAAAGACATTCTTAAATCTATTCTACAAGTTGATCTTAAAGAGTATGATGAAAAGAATTTTATTGAGCCTAAGTTCAATGCTTGGATACTATCCAATCGTTTGAAAACAGGCACAGTTGATATTATTGACGAAACAAGAAACCTTGATTCTATTTCAGACTTTGAAAAGGCTGTTGAAGCCGCTGATAGAATTAGAAGTATTGTTGATGAGATGTCATCTACCAATTTCGTACAAGATGATGATATGGGTTCCGATTTTGATGATCCTGAAAATCACGTTCAAGACTCTTCTAAATTTAAAGTAAAGTGTGGATTTGAATCTATTGACCATATGTTAGGTGGTGGTTGGGATATTTCTACTTTAAATGTTGTTATGGCTGAAACTAATAATGGTAAGTCATTATGGATGCAAAATTTTGCTTTTAAGGCAGCAGATATGGGTAATAATGTTCTTTATATAACACTTGAAATGAGTGAAAGAAAAGTTATGAAGAGAATTGGTGCTATGCGTTTAAGAATTCCGATTAATGATTATGATGTCATGTCAAAAGACACTGAAATGATTAGAAAGAAAATTCAAAATCTTAGTAAACCAGATAGTAGTGGTGATGACTTATTTGAAAGAAAAGTTGGTAAGATTTATACTAAATTCTGGGCGGCTGGTACAGCAACAGTGAATGACTTTGATAATTACATTCAAAAACTAAAAGAAAAAAAGGATGTTAAAATTGACTTAGTTATTGTTGATTATATCACTCTTGTTACAGCTGGTAAAGTTGCTGCCGCTGATAACCTTTACACAAAGGGTAAATTTTTAGCAGAGGCTCTAAGAGCTTTAGGTGCTAAATATAAAGTTCCGGTCATTACCGGTGTTCAAGTGGCTAAGGATGCTTGGAACTCAGCTGATATTACATTAGAAAGTGTTCCAGAATCTAAGGCAATAGCTGAAACCGCTGATACATTCTTTGCTATAATAAGAACAGAAGAAATGAAGAGGCAGAATATTTACAGATTCAAATTGTTAAAACAACGAGATGGTGATTTTTTAAAATCGCAAATCAAATTAAGTTTGAACTCTGTTTATTTGACTCTTGAAAATGACCAATTTATAGACCAATAATTGGTTTAAAAAAAAATAATAAAAAACTCTATGGCTAAAAAAGTTAGAGATGAAGATTTTGACGATTTAGAAAATGATGATGAGATTGAATCAACAGAAGATATCTTAGAAGACCAAAATGATAGTGAAGATGAAGATGAAGATGAAGATAGTGAAGCTGGCTTAGACCTTGATGATGATGATGATGATATAGACATCGTTATTGAAATTGATGATGATGACCTTAATATTACCGAACCTGAACCAGAGACAAAAACAGAAGAAAGTGCAGATAGTGATGTTGTTTTATCTAAACATAAATTAGAAGGAAAACACTCATTAAAATATGACTCTATTTTTAAGGGTAAGAAAGAGGATCCTTTAGATGAAGATGAGGGTACAAGCTCTTTTGATATGTATCATAAAGATACAATTGAAGTAGATAGATCGTCTAACTACTATTTTGAATCTATTGATAATGAAAAATATATTAGAGCTAAACTAGTTAAAGAAAGAGTTTATGAAGTACTTGAAGCTAACACCTCAATTAACTTCTTAAATAATCGTAGAAAACCTTCCAGAACAGATTTTAATCAATATTATAATATTTTAAAAAATAATCTTCAAGATGAAAGTTTTACTAATGTCGAGTTGTTTAATGAATTAGCTGTTTATTTTTCTGATAATTTATTCAATATGTTTAAACTTTTGGATAAAAATTGGAGAAATCTAATCATTTTTGAATTACAAGACCATATTGGTAAGAATAGTAGTTCTAAAGATATTACAAATAGAAATATTTATGAAGGTACTGAAATTGAATTTCAATGGGTTGACGAGTTTACAGAACATTCAATAACTATCACTGGTGATGTTATTGAAGTTGACTATGAAAACTCTAAGTTCAAAGTAAATTCTTATGAAAGAATATATGATGTAACTCTTGATATGATTAGTAAAATTCTTAATAACACAAAGTTTAAATACAATTTAAATAAACTTAATAATATTGATTTCCTATAATTTTTTTGAGCACTATAAAAAATCTTAAAAAAAACAAATTATAGAATTTTCAGTAAAAAAATGAACCAATATATAAAAGACAAAAAAAATTAATAAAGCATGAATATAAAAGTAGTAAAAAGAAATGGGAAGAAAGAACCGGTAATGTTGGATAAAATCCTAGACAGAATTACACAGCAGACATATGGTCTTGATAAATTGATTATTCCTTTTGAGGTAGCTCAAAAAGTAATTGAAGGTATTATGCCAGATATTAGAACTTATGTTTTAGACCAATTGGCGATGGAAACAGCCGCATCATTGGCAACCAAGCATCCAGATTATTCTATATTAGCGGCAAGATTGGCAATCACAAACTTACACAAAGAAACCAAGAAAAGTTTTTCAGAAACTGTTATGGATTTGTATAAGTATATAGATCCTAAAACTAGAAAACATTCTCCAATCGTTTCTGAGAGTTTCTACAACATTGTTAAAAAACATGCTGATGAAATTGATTCAGCTATCGTACACTCAAGAGATCATAACTTTGATTATTTTGGATTCAAAACATTAGAAAAATCTTATTTGTTAAAATTAGATGGAAAAGTTGCTGAACGTCCTCAATATATGTATATGCGAACTGCTCTTCAAGTATGGGGTGAGAATTTAGAAAAAGTGATAGAGACTTATAATACACTTTCAGAAGGATATTATACTCACGCAACTCCAACTTTATTTAACTCTGGTACAGGTAGACCACAATTATCATCTTGTTTCTTATTAGATGTTGAGAATGATTCAATTGAAGGTATCTTTAATACTCTTAAAGAATCTGCTCAAATATCTAAGAATGCCGGTGGTATCGGAATTTCTTTCACTAAAGTTAGATCTAAAGGAACTTACATCGCCGGTACTAACGGTACTTCAAATGGTATTATTCCTTTCTTAAAAATCTTTAATGAAACAGCAAGAGCCGTTGACCAAGGTGGTGGTAAAAGAAAAGGTTCAATTGCAATCTACATGGAACCTTGGCACGCTGATATTATGGAGTTCTTAGACCTTCGTAAGAATCAAGGTAAAGATGAAATTAGAGCTAGAGATTTATTCTTGGCAATGTGGATGAATGATTTATTTATGGAAAGAGTTGAACTTGATGAGAGCTGGACTTTAATGTGTCCTCATGAGTGTTCTGGTTTAACAGAAACATACGGTCAGGATTTCAAAGAAATTTACACCAAATATGAAAGTATGGGTAAAGGTAAAAGAACTCTTAAAGCAAGAGAAGTTTGGAATAAAATTCTTGAATCTCAAATTGAAACAGGAACTCCTTATATTCTTTATAAAGACTCTATCAATGAGAAATCAAACCAAGCTAATATTGGTGTGATTAGAAGTTCTAACTTATGTGCTGAAATTGTTGAAGCAACTGGTGTTACTAAAACTCAAGGTGATATTTTAAAGAACAAAGAATTACTTACTAAATTGGGATTAAGTGAATTCTATGGTGAAGAGTCGGTAAATGAAACAGCTGTTTGTAATTTAGCTTCTGTTGCTCTACCTAAGTTTGTTAATAAAAACAAAACTTATAATTTCAATAAATTGTATGAAGTTGCTTATCAAGCCACTATTAACTTAAATAATGTTATTGATGTTAATTTCTATCCATCACCTGCTGCTAAGTTCTCTAACTTACTACACAGACCAATTGGATTAGGTGTTCAAGGTTTAGCTGATGTGTTTTTTATGATGGGTTTACCTTATGAATCAGAAGAAGCAAAATCAATTAATAAAGAAATATTTGAAACAATCTATTATGCTTGTATTAAAGCTTCTTGTGACTTAGCTAAAACTGATGGAGCTTATGCTACCTACGAAGGCTCACCTATTTCTCAAGGAAAATTACAATTTGACCTATGGAATGTAAAGCCAACAAAAAGATGGGACTGGGATAAGTTAAGAGAAGATATTAAGAAATATGGTGTTAGAAACTCTTTAACAACTTGTATTATGCCAACAGCATCAACAGCATCTATCTTAGGTAACGAAGCATCTTGTGAAGCTCAAACTTCAAATATGTACACTCGTTCAGTTCTTTCAGGTACTTTTATCTTAGTAAATAAATATTTAGTTAAAGAATTAGTAAAGTTAAACTTATGGGGTGATACTTTAAGAAAGAAGATTATTAATGAAAATGGATCCGTTCAGAATATTCCTGAAGTTCCAACTAACTTAAAAGAAGTCTTCAAAACTGTTTATGAAATTAAACAAAAAGATGTTATTGATATGGCGGCTGATAGAGGTGCTTTCATTGACCAAACACAATCAATGAATATTTTTATGGACTCTCCAAACTTTGCTAAGCTAACTTCAATGCACTTTTATGGTTGGGGTAGAAGAAACTTCATTATTAATTCTGATGGTACTCCAAATATTCCACAAGGTGAATTCATTGAAGTTATATATGATTCAGAAGGTAAAGCCAGATGTTATAGAGATAAAAGATCTGCTTTGAAAACAGGCATCTACTATCTAAGAAACAAAGCCGCATCAGACGCTGTTAAGTTTACTGTTCAAGAAGATACTAAGTCTGTTGAAGAGAAAATGGCTGAAATTTCGTGTTCACTTGATAATCCAGATGATTGTTTAGCTTGTGGTGCTTAATCATTGGTAATTAATATTGAAAGGGATTGTAACAACAATCCCTTTTTTTATTATATAAATAAAAAAAGAAATTATTTTTATGAATAAAATTGAAATAGAAGAAAAGTTAGATAGAAGTTGGGTACTTGAACTACTATCAAGTGGTTATACAACTTATGATATTGCTACAAACTATGAATTAACTGAAGATACTATTTTAGAATGTACTGACCTCTTAGATAAAGACGTTCTTGTTCGAGGATTAAACTTTTCAGAAGAGTTTGTTACTAAAGCTATTGAAGTTGAGTATTTAAGTATTGAAGATATTACTGAATTAAGTATGAGTACCTATTCTAATTTATCTGATGAATTTATTACCAAGTATAAAGAAAATATAAATTGGAATAGAATGATACTTTATATTTCTACTCAATCTGACTCATTTGATAAACATACTAAAGTTATTGAAGATAAGAATTTATGGTCAGTTATTAGTGCTAATGATTTATCAATTGATTTTATCAGACAATGGAAAGATAAATTAGATTGGTCTTATTTATCAATGGTTAAATGTTTTACAGATGATGAAAAATTAGAATTTGTTGATTATATTATGAATCCTGTTCAAAAAGAAATCTCTGAAGAGTTCATAATTACTGATTATTTGAATTTTTCTAATAAGATATCTGATGAAGAATTAGAAAATTTAATTGAAGAAATTTCAAAACATGTTGGAAAGTATTAATATAACTACTATCTTTGTAGACTATAAACAATCCACCTTTGAAAAAAACGAAATTTTAGAGGTTGATATATACTAAACAAATTAAAAAAACTTTTTTGAAGAAAATTAAAACTTTTTGATTTTCTGATATAAAACAAAGACAATTAAAATACTCCAGTAGTGAATTAGAGAGTTACTTCGGTTCAGAAAAAAACACTCTTTGATAACTTACTCTGGTCAATATAATTAAAACGCAGACATAGCGATAGTTTGAGATACTTCGATATATCAATTATAACTATGACAGAAAGTGCTTAGCGACAGCAAAGCTACTGAATTTGGGTGAAGCCGAAAGGACATACTAAATTAAAGTGAAAAAGTCCAGGTGACTCCTGAAACTCTTTTAAGAGGTTAGTCAAGGAATTCAGAAACTTCCTTTAAATAAAGAACTGAGTGATATGGTCACTACAACTATAGGCAAAGTTTCGGGAGAATTCTTTGTAACGCTTAGGCTAAATTTACTTGTTTGCGCAAATTATAAAGACCAGATTTAACAGAAATGTTTATCTGGTCTTTTTTGTTTAAAATAAATTAAAAATTAAAATATAGATTATGTCAAAATTTAACACAACAATGCCAAAGGCAAAGACTTTAACTGAAAACCTAGCAGGTGGACAAGCTTATTCACAATCTGATGAACTAGCTTTAGTATCACTTTTATTAACATCATTTGTTAATGACCAGTTTTATAGAAATGCTCAAACATCATTAGATGAATTGAGAAAACTTTCTACTAAAGTGAAAGATAAAGAGTTTGTTGCTAAGGCGGCTATCTTTGCTCGTGACCGTTTCGGTATGAGAAGTATTACTCATGCCCTTGCTGGTGAATTAACTTCACAGCTATCGGGCGCCGAGTGGGGTAAAAAATTCTACGACAAAGTAGTTGTTCGTGTTGATGATATGACTGAAATCATGTCATACTATTTGGCTTATAAGACTTCTAAGGATAGTCCTAAGTTTCCAAATGCTTTGAAGAAAGGATTCGCTAAAGCTTTCGATAAGTTTGATGGTTACCAATTGGCTAAGTATAAAGGTGATAACAAAGAAGTGAAACTTGTTGACTTAGTTAACATTGTTCACCCAATTCCTACTGTTAGAAACAAGGCGGCTCTTGAGTCACTTGTTAAAGGTGAGTTGAAAAATACTCAAACTTGGGAATCTATGTTGTCTCAAGCTGGTCAAGTAGCTGAGTCTGAAGAAGACTTGACTAAATTGAAGTCTGATGCTTGGTCTGAATTGATTTCTACCAAGAAGATTGGTTACTTCGCCCTTCTTAGAAACTTGAGAAACATCATCACTCAGGCTCCAACTGCTGTTAAATCAGCTTGTGAAATGTTAGTTGATGAAAGATTGATTAAGAACTCTAGAGTTCTTCCGTTCCGTTTCTCAACTGCTTATGAAGAAATCAGTAAGATTGGTTCTTCTAAAGACGTAAGAGACGTTCTTATGGCAATCAACCAAGCACTTGATATTTCTGTTGCTAACGTACCAGTATTTGATGGCGAAACACTTGTTGTTATGGATGTTTCTGGTTCTATGAGTGGTAAGCCATCTGAGATTGCTTCACTATTTGGTGCTATCTTGGCTAAAGTTAATAACTGTGATGTTATGACTTTCTCTACTGATGCTAAGTATATGTCTTATAATCCAATGGATTCTGTAATGACTATTAGAAGTAGCTTCAGATTCTCAGGTGGTGGAACAAACTTTAAGGCTATCTTTGATAGAGCTAATAAGAAGTATGACAGAGTTATTATCTTGTCAGACATGCAAGGTTGGATGGGTTATACAACTCCATCTGCTGAGTTCTCTAAGTATAAGAGTAAGTTTGGTGCTAATCCATACGTTTACTCTTGGGATCTTGCTGGAATGGGGACTTTACAGTTTCCAGAACAAAATGTCTTTGCTTTGGCTGGGTTCAGCGACAAAGTGTTTGACATCATGAAAATGATGGAGTTAGACAAGAAAGCTCTTTGCAATGAGATTAAGGCTATCAAGCTTTAATTAAAGTAAAAACCCACTCAATTTGAGTGGGTTTTTTTATTGATTTTCTTCTCTGTAAGCGTTTACCGAGGCAACTATTTCGTCCTCATCAATAGTGAATTGTTTAGTTTGTGTATTATATGAAGCTACACCGTATAAATCTTCTCCTATAAATACACCAACTTCAATATATTCTTCATCATCAGTTGTGTCCATATATCTATCAAAGTCTATATTGTCTTCTTTATAGATTTGTCTTAATCTTTTTAATCCATCTAAGTATTCTTTATCTTGTGATGTTTTGTAAATATCAAATGTATCTTTTAGTTCTTTTGTGCTTATTTCATCGCTTATAAATGATATAGAAAAAGTATGAATAACTCTTTCATGTCCTGTTGTTTTATCTAACCAATACTCACTTTTTTCAAGTTTTAATCCCTCTGCTTCAACTCTATCTATCATTTCACCTACAGATATATTAATAGTATTTAGATTATCAAGAACTTTATTAAAATCATTTTTACCAGGTACTAAACTGTATTGAATTTGACAAGTGTAAAGTATTTTATACTTTTCATTATCATCAACTTCTGTATTAATAGCATGTCCTTTTGAATCAACTAAATATCTATAGTTACTAACTCTAGCAAATTGTTTAACATCAAATAAGCTATCATTAAATATATCAGTTGATATAGCTTTAGATGTTAGGAAATTCGCATATTGTTGAGAAGTTCCAAAAGACTCTTTAATAAAGTCATTATACTTTTTAAGTTTCATATAGTATATATTAAATTACTTCCATATTTTTTCCAGATCTATCTTAGAATTTATATTAATTACTTTACCATTTCTTTTTAATGAGTATTTTTGAATTGCTTGAAATATTTTAATTACTTTTCTAATTTTTTTAGAATCAGATTCTTCTATATCATAATTAAATATTTGGATTAAATTATCTATTTCATTAAATGTTATGTCTTTTTTATTACCTAAGAAGTAAATAAAATCATAGTTGTAATTACTATATTTATACATGTCCGAATCATCTGATTTGCTTATTAGATAGTTTGTTAAACAATTCTCAATACCTATTGATGGTAAAGTAAATTTAAAGTCTTCTATAGTAAATTCTTTTGTTTCTGAGTTATAGTTTTTCATAACATCATCATCAATTTTAAAATAATTAAAATAGTTTGATGAGAATTCTATATTCATTTCTTTTCCTTTCTCATCATCAAAATACGTTAGACTCACAGCTTTACCTTTTGTAAATCTTACTATTTCTAAAAATAAAAATACTATGTCAATACTTTTTAAATTATTAAATGAATAACCAGTTGAGAAAATAGTATTTTTTTCTACAACCTTTTTTAGCTTAGTTATTACTAAACCTAAGTCATCTTTGATATAATCGTGTTCATATTCAATAATGTCACCGACATCTGCTTTTTTAATTGATATCTCAAAGTCATCATTGTAGAATAAACCTTGTGATGGAAGAAATTTAACATTTACTTTTTTTTGAAGGTTTAATAACCCTTTTAATAAATTTACTAAGTTCATATTTATCGGTTATTTTTTATTATATATTATTTTTATGAAGGTCATGTTGTTGAATATATACTTTGATGATTTTACAAGGTGATTGTTTTGAATTAATAAAAAATGTTGAAAGTAAGTCTGTGGATTTAATTTTAGTTGATCCACCGTACTTAATTTCAAGAGATTCAAACTTCAATAAGTATTCAGATGACGCTTCAAAAGAAATGGCTACTAAGTATGGTAGTATTTCAATTGACTTTGGTGAGTGGGATAAAGATGAACTAGATTGGAATTTTCTTTTCAAAGAGTATAATCGAGTTTTAAGAGATGGTGGAACTTTAATCATTTTCTATGATGTTTGGAAATCAACTGAGATTAAAACTATGGCTGATAAATACAAGTTCAAACAACCTAGAGTTTGTCAATGGCAAAAATCAAATCCAGTTCCTATTAATTCTAAATTAAACTATTTGTCAAATGCTATTGAATACTTCTTTACTTTTGTAAAAGGAAAGAAACCTACTTTTCATTCTGTCTATGATAATGGTACTTATAGATATCCTATTTGTCACGGTAAAGAAAGATATGAACATCCAACACAAAAGCCATTACAATTAATTACAGATATTGTAAATAAACATTCAAATCCTGGTGATATTGTTCTTGATAATTTTGCGGGTACAGGAACAACAGCACATGCTTGTATATTAACTGATAGAAAGTATATAGTTATGGAAAGAGATGAAAAATATTTTGAAATAATAAAATTAAGAATTGATGGTTTAGTAGAACCAATAAAATAAAATATAAAAATTATGCCTATTGTAGTAAGAAACTCAGATCTAAATGAAGAAACATTAATCGCTTTAAATAAATTAGTAGATGTTGATATTAATGCTTCTGTTGCTTTTAAGTTAATGAGAATTATCAAAGAAATTACATCTATCGTTTATGATAGAAATAAAATGGAACAACGAGTTATAAATAAACATGCTGAAAAAGACGAAGAAGGTAATGTTATTATTGTTAAAGATGATAGTGGTAATGCTGGTGGTGTTAATATAAAAGATATGGATGCTTTTTCAGCTGATATGGCAAACCTAATGGGAATTGAAAATGAAATTGGTTATGAAAAAATTAACTTTGAAGATTTAAATTTACAAACGGCTAGAGTAAAAGATTTAATAAGATTAGAATTTTTATTTAGTTAATAGTTGGTCTTGTTTTTTTAATATATACAAAAAAAGAATAAGACTAAATGCCAGCTACCTACAGTATAAATGTTGGAACACCAACAGAGGCTCTAAGAAAGCAAGATATTAATAGTGTTCTATTAGATTTACCCGATAATACTCAAAAACTAATATCACCTAAAGATGTCAGAGATGCTTTTCTATCAGCTTGGGCTACATCAGCTTTTAAGCAAACAATTGGTCAGGCAAGTATAGAATATCTTGGTATAGATTCTGGTAATCCTTCCAATAGAGATATTAAAGAAAAGATTTTAATTGGTAAAAGAAATCATGGTGGATTGGATGTAATGAATAATTCATTACTAACTAATACTAATAATGATATTTATATTTATAATACCAAGCCTGATTCTTCGGCTACACAAAGTACAAAGGTTGTTATATTAGCAGGCACAAATTCTATTTTACATACAAATGCTCCTTATATACAATCAAATTCTATTAACTCAAATACTGCGCTTGATTTAAATTTAGTTAACCCATCTTTATTCTCAGGTCCAATTAATGTTTTCAGTAATACAGGTAGAGTTGCTATTAATGGTATTACATTTCCAACAGTTGCTGAAACATCAGCATCTGCCTCAAATGGTAGAATATTAAAATATTCTGGTTCATATCCAAATGGTGTTCTTAGATGGGCTGAACCAACAGTTAGTATTGCTAATATTGGTACAATTGGTTTACCTACAAATATTTATGGTAGCCCAAGTAATGTTAATGGCTATTCATTAGAGTTTGTTGATAATTCAATTGTTCCTCAAACAATTGGTGGTGTTTTTCAAGGTAGTTCTTTCTCAGCTGGTTCTTATAATGGTCAAAATTGGCCCTTATCGGAAGTTATAAGAAAGATATTGTATCCTTATGTGCCTCCTACTTTATCATTGAGTGTTACAACTGGTGGTGTTGATTATTTTTCAACAGGTATTACCTCTTCAGCTTTATTTAGTTATTCAATAACAAGATATTCTAATATAATTAGTAGTTATGATATAAGTGGTGCTACTTATTCAGGTTTATCTTTTAGTGGTTCTGTTGGTAGTCAATTAAATGCTACTTTTAGTTCAAATATTTATAGTAACACGTCGGGCACTCAAAGTTTTGTTTTAAGTGCAAGAGATAATCCTTTCCTTTTAACATTCTCACATAGTGCTACGGCATCTGTTAGATTTGTACATCCATCTTTTTATGGATTTAGTCTTACTAATATTGATTTTACTCCAAGTGCTGGTGTTTTAAGAGCAACTCAGTTAGGAAATTATATAAATTCAGCAAATAGATTAGTTGTTCCTTATTTAGGACCTTCTCAATCAGTATCAATTCCTTATATTGGTGGTGGTTATGTTTACTTTGTTTATCCTCACTCTTATTCTTTATTATCAAAAATTAAAGATCCTAATGGATTTATTATACATGATTCAAGTAATCTTACATACTCAGCATTTACATATTCTGTATCAGTTACACCAACTGGAGGTAATAATTTGGCTATTCCTATACCACAATGGAAAATTTACAAAACAATAGGAACTTGTAGTTATACAGGTAGTGGTAATTTTGAATTTATATTTTAAGATATGATGACATTTAGTATTAATATAGGAACATCTACAGAAGCATTCAATTATAATATAATAGGCGCTACAGCCGTTGACTTCACATCGGTTTTGGATGTTTTATATGACAATGTAAATAAGGAAATAAATCCAAAAGATATAAGAGATGTTGTTTTAACATCTTGGTCAAGCTCGGCATTTAAACAAACAACAGCTTCTCAATCTACAATAAGTTATATTGGTATTGATAATGCTAACGCTGATTACTTGAATCAAGATGTTAAAAGTAAAATTTATTTTGGTAAAAGACATTACTCAGGTACTAATTCAAATATTGATGTAATGACATCATCTTTGCTAAATTCGGATGCTGATATTTTTTTATATAATACAAAAAGAGATACAGTTTCTAATAATAGAACAAGAATTTCTATTTTATCTGGTACTAATCCTTCTTTATATACTAACTCGCCCTATATACAATCTCAGATAGTTACTTTTGGTACTTATTCATCTTTATCTTTAGATATTACAAACCCTACTTTAGTTGGTGGAACTGCTACTACTATTAATTTAAATAGTGATTTCGGCACAGTTTCTATTAATAATATAGTTTTTCCAAGACCTCAACAATCTCAAGGTTTAGACGTTGGTTTAACTGCGGCTGGTGATGGTAGAGTTTTATCTTGGAATAATGGTAAAATGATTTGGAGTGACATTACTTTTTCGGCTAGTAGTTTTATTGGTACTACTGGTAGTGTTACAAATATTTATGGTACTCCTGTTAATGTGAATGGTCATCCATTTGAATTTACCGAGTCTTTACCTTGTCCTATAGAAATTGGAGATATTAAATTTGGTGAGACATTCAATTCTGTTTCAATTGTTGAAATGTTAAGAAGAATTGCTTATCCTTATTTACCACCTTTGTGTAGCTTATCAATATTGCCTCCTTATTCATCTGGCTATGTTGAGATTGGTACATCACCTTTAGTTAAATTATCATACACTATAAATAAAAGAAGTTTGCCTACACAGACTACTATTTTATCTTATATGATACCAGGTAATTACCCTGCTATAACATCTACTGGTCAATCAACTGTTTCTGGTACGGTTAGTGGTGTGGTTATAACTCCGGTTACTTCAGCGACATCATCTTTTACTATAACAGTTAATGATGGTACACAATCAAACTCATCAACTGCTACTCTAAATGGAGTTTATCCTTATTTTTATGGATTTAGTTCATTGTCTATAATAACAACAGCTGGTTTAGCTTCTTTAACAAAGACAATTGAACCAAAAGGTGATAAAAATATTGATATTTTTGGTAGTGGAAATTTATATTTTATTTATGATAGTAATTATCCAGTTTTAAGTGGCATTTATGACAATCAAGGTAATAATATAATATCAAGTTCTTTTTCATCAAGTCTATTGACTTTATCATCACCAACAGGTCTTTGGGCTTCAAAACAATTTAGAGTTTATCAATGGAATAGTGTTCCTTTAATTGGTCCACCATCCGTAATTTACCAATTCAAATATTAAAAAAATTATATATACAATATGTCAATACAAATTATAGATGGTTTTCAAGTAAATACCGCACTACCAATAGATAATAGAATAGTTGCCTCTGGTTCAGCAGCAAGAAATGATATACCTTATAAATATCATGGTTTAAGAGTTTTTGATATATCAGATAGTGTACCTTACGTCTGGAATGGCTCCTCTTGGGTTTCTGAAAATTCTTCAGGTATCGTTGGTTCTGGAACATTATATTATTTTCCTATATTTAGTTCAAGTAATGTAATTACAAATAGTCTTTTATACGAATATAATGGAATTATTAAAACCGCTGATAATGGTAACGGAGACGCGTTAGTTCAGATTAATCCAGAAGATGGAAAAGTTACTGTTCAGGGTGGTTTTTTTGGACCTGGTACTTTTATTACTCAAATAAATGGTTTTAATATAAATGACGGATCGATACCAGTTAGTGGAGCAACTAGTAAATTAACAAATGGCTCAACTGGTCAAGTCTTATTATCCGGTAATTCATTTACATCTTGGACAAATCAAAGTTTATTATCTGTTGGTACGGCTTCAAGTTCTACAAATTCTAGAATTACTCGTGATTCTACTAATAATGTTACTCAATATTTAACTTTTATTTCTAGTGGTGCTTGGGCAGGAGTAGGTTCAGGCAATGAAGGTATTAGGTCAAACCATATCGATCTTACTTATGTTCCAGGAACTAGAACCTTATCTGTTGGTACTGTTTCTATTGGTACTGGAGTTAAATTTTCAAGTGTGCAACAAAAGTCTTCAGACTTAAACACTTTAGATGATTATGAGGAAGGAACTTGGTCACCAATTATAACAGGAACTACTGGTCAATTCACGATTCAATCCAATGGTCAGTACACAAAAATTGGTAGACTTCTTCATCTTTCTGGTGTTATTAAGTTTACTAGTGTCTCTTCTTGTTCGGGAACTCCACTGGATAACTATATAAATCTATCAGCGGTTTCTTTATTTGAAAGTTCTATTCCTACTAATTCAGCGGCCGTAGGTGTATGGTCTTCAAATCCATCTACTAGTACTTTTAACAACAGACTTTTTAGTGGCAATGTTTATAGCGGATCTGTTATTATTAGTAATCAAGTTACTGGTAATTCTAGGATGTATTTTACTCACAATGGTGATAATCCACTTGGTGGTTGTTTATCTGATGTTATATCATTTAATATAACAATACATAATACAAATTAATCTTCAATTTTCTCGAACCACCAATTAAAGTAGATATAATTGTCACCAACTAGATTATAGTAATCTGTTTCGTGTTTAACAATCATTTTATTATCATGTGCTCTAATTAATTCAACTTCAATGCCTTTTTCCATTTTTAACTGTTTGCCAGTTTCTGTTGAATAACAATATAATTCATCATTTAATAACTTATACATACCTGGTTCAGGTTTTAGCCAAGTTTTAACGGTCTTAATGATAAGACCTTTTATTTTAATAATCCATTCTTTACTTTGATAAAGATCATAATCTTTAAAAACTTCAGATGTTAATTCTGGATTACCCATAATATTTTCAATTACACCCCAGTACTCTTCATCGTCAATTACAAAAGTTATATAAACATCATAGAAAATACTATTTGATTTTAAAATTCTAAGAATTTTCATCTTTTGAATATTTTGGTGTTCTAAACCTAGTTTACTTCTTAAATTTCTATAGGCATTTGTACCAGCTAAATTATAAAGAATGTCATTAACTCTTGACATAGCTTGTCTAATACCATCTGCATATCTATCAAACGCATTTGTTGACAATGATGGGTCATTAACTTGACCACCAATTGCTCCAGCAGCAGAGTCTGGATTCATTCTTTGCATATTGAATTCGGTAAATTCTAAAATAAGTTTATTCTTACGTTTCATAATATTAATATATATATTAAAATTATCAAACCATTATTATGAAAATTAAAAGATTCAATGAAGATGAACAAGTAGATATCTCATCGGAGAGAGTTAGTGAAATCAATGAGCAATTAAAAGACTTTGCTGCTACTATGTTAGACAAGTCTAGATATATTGAATCTCTTCTAAATGAACTTAATAACTATAAGAGTGATTCTAAAAAAGGTAATGACCAAATAGATGATTCTATTGCTGCTCTTCAAGTAATTAAGAAAGATGTTGATGATTGTAATGATAAGATTGATACTGTAATCAATAATCTAATGGATTACAATGATGGTGGTAGAAAATATATGTACACTGAAAACAAGTAATTAAATTTACTGTATAATATTATGGCAGTTTGGGAAAATATACCTGATTGTAAAAGAGAATCTATCAAAAATGCTTTGTATAGATTTGATAGGATTCAAAAAAGAAAAACAAAAATTAAAAATTTATGTCTTTTGCAAGAGGTTGGGGTAAAGATGGTTGGAAACACCGACGAGAAGACTATGTAAGAACTAATTTTTTAAATTATTTTCTTAGAAGTAAAATAAGAAAAGATAAAATCAAAAGATTATTTAATGTTAATAGGTAAAAAGTCTGATAATTTAATAGAACCAGGTTATATTTATGCTCCTTATATACCTATGACTACGGCTCAGACTATAGTTGGATATGGTTCTAAAAATGTAAGTAGAAAAAGAAAGATTAATAAGATATTTGATTTAGGTTTAGATTTTAAAGATGAATTCTCACCAAGTAAATCAATTACAAGTAGGTATTCTAAAAAGATGGTAAATAGTAAATATTACGGAACTATAGAAATAAAAAATCCCACTTATTAAGTGGGATTTTAGTTAAATTTCATCCATGAATAGGGAATCTAAGTAGTCAATTGTTTGTTTATAACCACCATGTAATCCCCAATTGTCTTCTAAGTAACCAGCAATTTCTGTTGATTTTCCCTCAGCATCTAAATTATCATTATTGGCAACTTCCATAAATTTATTGTGAAGATCTTCTCTACCATCATATAGTTCAAAATCTTTTTCAGATAACCATTGTTCAAATTTGTTCCAATGTGAATCATATCCATCTCTATCAAATTCTTCATTAAATCTTTTTAAGTGATTAAGTCCTTCTGATAGAAACTTTTCACCATCTAAATTCTTATTAGAAGGCTTGTTAGGTTTCTTAGTATTTACTGTAGGATCTGCTAAGAATTTTTCACCATCTAATTTCTTATTAGAAGGTTTAGTTACTTTCATAGAAACATCAGCATCACTTAAAGATTTATCAGCATCTAATTTATTTTTTGATGCTGGTTTACTATGATCCTGTTTCTTTATATCTTTTGATAAATTTGATAACTTATCATTAATTGGATGTTTCTTAATGTGTTTCATATTATTTATTGTAAGTTAACTTGTAAATTGTTTTATATTGTAAAGCTATTAACTCATCTACTATATTGTGAATGTGTGTATCTTCAGCTTTAATACATTTTCTAGCTGATTTAACATACTCTACAGTTTCTTTAAAATAATCTAATCTATCTTTTGATTTAGAGTCTGTTGTATCAATTACATCATATCCTTCGATAAGACCATATTGACCTTGATAAATCTCAACGATGTCATCAATAAATTCAATAACTTCTTCATAATATGTTTGTAAGGCTAAGTGAGCAGCATGAGAACCCATATCACCTTTAACAGTCCAGTGATAAACTTGAGCCATCTCTCTACTTTCTAATAACTTAGAAATGAATGTTGATACATCATTAGAACCAGATGCTTCAGAATTTTCTTCTGATTTCTCTTCTTCACGATCTTCTGTATTTTCTTCACTTTTAGTTTGACCTGACATCAATTTAAGTAATTCTTCTTTTGATATATCTTCATAGTTTGAAGGAAGATTTGATTCTGCTTCGAATATCTTCTTTTTAACTGGTTTGAAATCTGAAAACTTTTTCATATTATTTGTTTAATTTTATAGTTTATATATTAATTTCTAAGATTACTTTAATGTATCTAAGAAATTATCATAATCAAATTTGATTTTTTCTTTTTTGAATTGAGAAACCATATCATTAGCAATCTCCATTCTATTTTCTTTATCTTTAACTTTTTTTAGAATATCAATAATACCTGAAATCATTTGATAATCATTATTATCTTTTAATTCAGTTTTTATTTTTGACTTTGATTCAAATATTATAGACTCTTCTAACTTTTCAGTTTGTTCAATATTATCAATAACGTATTCTGACCCATATTCTATAGATGCTAAAATAGAATCTGCTAAATAGCCAGCCTCTCCTTCATTTTCTGAAGGTATTACCAGTTCAACTTGAGCGGTTATTTTGTAGAATCTTTCGTTTTCTACTTCTTCTAGTATTTTAGTAAATTTTTTCATTTATTTAGTTGTTATTTTCCCAATTTTATTCATAAGATATTTTCCGTTTTCATTAAATTCTTTAGTCCAATACTCAACAAATTGTTTACAATTCATTTTCTTAAAAGTGTTTATTGGTATAATAGATTTACCTTTTTGATTTTTTAACTCATTCTCATATACTGATACCCACATATCTTTCAATTTATTAGCAATTTCATGTTCATCTTTCGATCCAGCCAATAAAATATTGTCCGTATCTCTCAAATTATAATGAGATGATATAGTGTTAATTAATGAGTTATAAAATTCATTAGCATTAAAATACTTCATTTCGCTCGCTGTTCTGTATATCTTAAACTCTTTTAAATCTTTATTTGGATATTTATCTATGAAGTAATTAATTTCTTGAATATTAGCATTCATCTCTTGTCTTTCACTGAAGTATATATATGTTAAAAATTCAGAAGTCCATTTATACCAAATTTCTTTAGGAAACTTCCATTTGTTTTTCTCAGCATAAGTTAAGGCTGTATTAAAAGATCTATCATAGATAGGTTTTCTATATTCACCTCTTTTAGCACCTTTAATAGTTCTTTTATAATGTTCATAACAGTGATTTAATTCATGATATAAAGTTGAGTTTATTCCATCTATTAATTCTTGTTTGTTTTCTGTATTATTAATGTCAAAGTTTCTTTTATCTACATCAACACCAACACTTAATTGAATTATTAAACCTACATCAGCAATTTTTCTAGCGGGCTTAACTATTTTAGAATAGTTTTTCCAGTTTTTATTTCCAAAACCAGAGGCATAACCACCAATAGCAACATGATTAGGATAATCATACATACCTTTGAATCTAGCCGGTGTCATTTTTTTAAACTCCAGTATTAATTCAAAACCCACAACTGGAAAATCAGCATAAAGTTTAGTATCATTTAGAAATGGTACTAATTTTCTGTATTTAATTTCTACTTTCTCATCTAATATATTTTCAGTAGATTCTAAAAAATCTAAGAATTTATAATATGTCTTTTTTTGTAAGACATCAACAAACATAACACTTGACTTAGACAAACCGTGTGCTTCGTTTATTACGAATTGTTTAAAATTAAAAATTCCCATAAGTCTATATATTAAAAACCTATGGGGATTTATTGAATTTATTTATATTAGTTCAAGATTTCAGTTATCTTTTTTTCTCTATACGACTGAACATCGATATCTGTTTCAACTGCCTCGAAAAAACTCATACTGACCATCTTCATATATTTCTCAGTTTCTTCTTCATTAGCCATAGGATGTAATCTATTCTCACTAGACTCCCATTTATTTTTTAGTTCTGGTTTACCATACTTTTGATTAAGAGATTCATTGAATTTGTAATATTCATCAATTTCTACTGTTAGAATATCCTCCATATCATATGAGTATTCTGATATTGAGCACTGCTTAAACTCTTTAGCATTTAATTCATCTACCTTTCTATTAGCATCTTTTTTAGAAAATACAATTAGACTTGGACTACCACCTTCGGACTCACTGTAGATACTATCATCATATTCGAATCCTTTTCTTAAAATTACATACGCTTTTTCCATAATTACTTAATTTCTATATTTTTTAACCATTTATTTACTTGTTTCTCAGACATATTACAGATTTGTTCTTTTGTAAAACCCATCTGTGTCATTATATCAAATATCATTATTAAACAATCAGTTGATTCCAATAAGATATTATAATGAATTCTACCTTCATCTTCTGTTGTTCTTTTATATCCTTTTAGTTTAAGAATCTCAGCTGATAATTCGCCATATTCTTCTCCTAATTTTAGACCTCTTTCTAAAAGACCTGGAGATTCATATTGAGAAGCATTTGATACTAAGTCATAGACATAATCTATCAAAGGTTCTACTACTAAATCTTCTTTTAATACTTTTCCTTTTCTTTCAAATTCTTCTATAAGAATTTCTAAAATGGCGACATCATTTGATTCTTCTTCAGTTAGTTCACTGTGAAAGATTGATTCCAAATACTTTTGAGCTTCATTGTAATCGTAAATATTTCTAATTGGTTTTATTTTCATAAAAAGTTAATTTTCTGTATGTAAAAAATAATATATACTACAAATATAACCGTTTATATATGAAACTAATAAAAAAGTTTGAAGAATTTGTTTATGGTGCCGGTGCTCCAGCTCCTTCTAAAAGTCCTAATCCAGTTACTGCTCCACCAAAAACAAGTCCTACTACTAAACCTGGTACTAAACCTGGTAAACCAAATCCAATTAGAAGAGACAAGCCAGCTGTTGAACCTGGTACTAAAGCTGAAAAGAAATTAAAAGAAGCTACAATGGAAGAAGTAATTCAAAAGTTTGCTAACTTAACAAATCAAAATTATTAATATGAAAGATTTTAAAAAATTCTTAGAAGAAGTAACTATAAAAGGCAACCCTGGTGTTCCAAACGAAGGTGATAAACAACCTGGTGATAAAGACTATCTTAAAGATACTGAAGCAAGAGCTAAGGCTCGTTTAGGTTTATCTGGTCGTGAAACTCCAATGCAATTTGGTGGTAGATTAATGCAATTAGTTGAACAATCTCAACAAATGACTCGTGGTCGTGAAGAAGATTTAGAAAATTTAGCTAAGGAAATTATTACACAAAATTATGGTGAGATTCTTGATGATGTTGAACTTGATATTAAATTATTAAGATCTGGTTCTCAAATTGCTAAATTTATGAAAGACTGCGAAGAAGAACAAGATGATGATAATGAAGAAGCTCCAAAGTTTAGACAAATTCAAGATCCTGCTACGATTAATAAAATACACAAAGCTAAATTAGGTAATAATATTATTCAAGGTGAAGCTAAAAACACTAAAAATATTATTGCTATGCAAGAGGTTAAAGATGGTCTAATTGACATTTTTGGTCCACAGGCTGATCAAATTCTAAATATGTGGAAAGAGATGAGTAATTTGGCTGATAAAATGGATTGGATTATTCCTATTGAGATTAAAGCTGATATGATGGAAAGAGCTCCACAAGGAATGGCTGGTGCTGTCTCTGTTGATTGGAAACCAAAACAAAAAGAAGAAGCTGAAGAAAAAGAAGAAGAAAGTGATGAAGATTTTGCTGATAGAATTCTTAAAGACTTAGCTGCTGGTGATGAACCAGATGAAGAAGATAAAGAAAAGTTTGGTGAAGAAGTCCAAGGGGCTACTCCAAGAATCAGAGCTCGTGGTATTGATTTTCCTATGTTGATTCATGAAACTGTTAAAGGTATTTATGAGTTAATTGCTTCAATTCAATTTCCAGCTGAAGGATCTTCTGAAGAAGAAATTAAAATGGCACAAACTGTTAAATTAAATGTTAGTTCATTTGAAGATGAAGCTGAAGATTTCAGAACAGGTCCAGAAATTGCGGCTGATTTTAGAGATTTTATTAATCAAAATCCAGAAGCTAAACATCCAAATATGAGAGCTTTTATCTTTGGTAAAATGATGAATTCAGATTATATTTCAGATGCGGATTTCTTACAACTATTTAGAGGTATATTAAATAAAACTCCAGATGCTCGTAGAAAAATTGATGAAATGATTGATGAGGTTAATAAAGAATTAAATCAATATGAATTAGGTCAAGTTATAGATGTTGAAGAGCCTAGTTATGACTTTGATAATGGTGGTTATGAAGAAGAGAAAGATACTATGATGCCAGGTAAAGCTGAGCCAGAAGTTTTTCAACACCAATCTGAATTGAATTACTCTGAATTAACTCAAAGAGAATTGCAAGATTTAATTGATGATGCTTTAGATAAAAAAGATTTCAAAAGAGTTGAAATGTTAGCTCAGTATATGAAAGAAGGTAAAGAAATTTATCTTAAAGAATTAGAAAGAATTAATGAAGGTCATAACTTTCATACAAGAAGAAAATAATTAATAAAATGAAATTATTTAAGTATAACCAATTTTTAGGTGAAAAGCCATTAAATGAAAATCTTGATAAAGCTAAAAAGTTCTTAAAAGACACATATTTATTAACTCAAGCTGCTACTAATCTTGGATTTGTTGAAGGCGAGTTAAAGGCTCAATTAGATCATAAAGAAAAGAGAAGCTTAACTTTAGGTGATTTTACACCGGAACAACAAGCTGAAATCAGATTGAAACTAAGAGAACTTAAACTGAAAGATGAAGAAGTAAGAAATATTGAAAGAAATCCGGATTTCTTAAAAATCAGAGAGTTACTTGGACAACAATATATTGGTTGGACTTATCCTTTTACTTATTTCTATTTTGCTGAAATGGTTTCTTTGGAAGAGTTATTTACAAATGAAGAAAGTATTTTGAATAAACTTGTTGAATACAAAGGTTTATTGGATAAATTGCCTAAGAAGTTTGACCAAAACTTCATTGATGTTAATATTCCAAATAATGCTGAGGTTTTAATTGATGGTTTAGATTCATTAGAAGATTATAGAAAGATTAAGAAAGTAATTGATAAATTAACTCCTGTATTGAAGAAAGATTATAATGATTCACCAGAAGTTATTAAAGGACAATTTGCTCAAGTTTGTAGAGGATTTGACCAATTAGGTGGTGAAGATGAAGTTAAAAAAGAAAAACTTTGGAAGTCTTTCTTTGGTGAAGTTAGAACTATTGAAACTGACCAAGTTATTCATGGTAAATCTTATAAGAAAGGTGATAAAAGATATTTTGGGCCACTTAGTAGATATACTAACATTAGAGAGTTTATTAAAGCGGCTCAAAACTATTTGAAATCATCTGAGAATGAAACAATTCTTGCTTTCTATGATAAGATTAATACTTGTAATGAGAAATATGGTTTCTTAGGAGCTGATACAGTTTACGAAGAAAATGGTATCTTAATTATTGAAGTTAAATCATTTCAAGCAAATCAATACTTAAATGGTCACACAAGACACTGTATTAAAGATTATTCTTCTCAGTGGGAAAACTATGTGGCTTCTCATAATAACAAACAATATTATATTTATAACTTTAACATTCCTCAATATGATAACTATTCCACAATAGGTATTACAATTGAACCAGGTCAAAAAATTAGAGCTTGTCACGCTAAAGATGATGCTGGTATTTCTGGTTCAATTAAAAGTATTCTTAAAAAATGGGAAGGTGAGTATGATATTAAAGATGATATTTTTGCGCAACTTAAACCTATGACTGATGAAGAAATTAGAAGAAGAGAAAGAGCTAAAATAGCTGAAAGAGAAATCGTTAAGAAAGGCTTATCAATTGAACAAATTAAACAATATGTTAAAGAAGATGGTGCTAATATTAATAAAGATAACTGTGTAGCTCTTTTACATGCTGTTGAAGAAAACAATCACGAAAAAGCTAAAGTTATTTTAGAATTAGGTGGTTCTCCAAACTTGAGAAGTAAAGCGGATGCTATTATTAATAAAGCTCAAGACTTAGATATGATTAAACTATTAGTTTCTAATGGTTCTGAGCTAACAGGTGAAGTATTTAACAATATTTGTAATGACCTTGAAGCAGTTGAATATTGTTTGAAACAAGGATTAGATCCAAACTTTGATAACTCTCTTCCTATCAGAAGATGTTGTAAAGGTGGTTGGAAAACCAAAGACGATATTGGTGAAGGTTACTATGATGTATTTCAATTACTTGTTAAGTATGGTGCTAAATTAGCCGACGAAGGTGGTAGAAATATGGCAATCAAATGGGCGGCTGAATATGGTAGATTAAACTTTATTGATTATATGCTTGAGAAAGGTGTTAAAACTGGATTCAAAGCGGCTTTAAGTTGGTTGAAACATAGTAGAAAAATTCCAGATGATAAGAAAGCAATTACAATTTCTTATCTTGAAAATAAGATTAAAGAATACGGAGACGTATAACAAAAAACCCACTTAATTAAGTGGGTTTTGTTTTTCTAATACTTTATAGATTAAATAAGCGTCATTGACATCTTCATAAGGTTTTGGTATAACTGAGATAGATAAAACATCTGCTTGTGATAACTTACAATGTTTTGCCCAGAAATCATTTAAGTCATTATTCTCAGTGATAGCTCTAAACATTTCAGGTTTTTGAAATTTTCCACCAGATATACCCATTGTGTTTCTCCAAATAAATTCTTGTCTTGGTTTCTTACCACCAATCTCTTTAATAATAGGTGGATAAGTTAATTTACAAGATTCTAATTTAAGTGTTGATGGTGAAAGAACTGTAATATCTTCTGATATCTTATCAAATAGTTTCTTTCTTAAAAGAGTTGAGAATGTAACTAAGTCAATAATATCACCAGCTGTTGATGAAAATGAGTAACCTTCAATTCCAATCTTAGTTGGTTTAGTAGAATCAATATTATCTAAGATATCTTTAATAATACCATCAGTGATTTTATCATAGTCTTTTAACTTTGTAAGTTCTCCTTCGGAGTAATCTTCAAATTCTCTGTATTCAATAAACTTATAAGTTACATACTGTTCAGCTAGTTTGAACCATTTTTTGATTCCGGTTTTACCAAATGCTGATGATTCTCTACAATAGTTAAACATCTTGAAAGTATCACCAGAAGTGACAACAAGTGCTGTAGATATTAATGATGGATCAATTGCGACAATATTCATAAAAGTATATAGTAACAATTCATGTTTTCCACCTTTTTATTTGACAATTAAAATATTTTCCTTATATTTGTATTCTAAATCACTACATAATGGACGGACATAAATTAGACAATTCAGAAGCACTTAAATTTATCTTTGCTGGTAAATCAATAGTTACTTTACTTAATTCAAAAACAGGCAACCGTTTTACCTTCAAAGTAAAACAAGCCAAAGATTCTAATATGTTTTTTGTTAGTGTTTTAACCAGACCAGACTCTTATTCTTATATTGGAACTTGTATTGAAGGTAAGTTTAGACATGGTAGAAAATCTGATATATCTGCTGACGCTCAAAGTGTTAAAGTATTTGAGTATGTTTTGGTCAAACTTATATTAGGAACTTTACCAGATTTTATTGAGGCTTGGCACGAAGGAAGATGTGGTAAATGTGGAAGACCTCTTACAGTTCCTTCTTCTATTGAGAATGGATTGGGACCAGAATGTATTAAATCTCTTTCTAAAATGGAAAAGAGAGATAAATTTTTACAATTAATTTTAGGCTAATATGTCACTTATATTTTCGTTAATACCATTTATTTTCATAACCTACTATATGATTATGCTTAGAAAAACCAATTATGTCATTATGGATTTGAGAAACGGTGAAATGTGTTATTGTTGTAAGGAAAAGATTGAAATAGATAGAAATGATGTTTTATACAATATATTAAACAATAAAGCAAATTATCGTATTTGTAAGGCTTGTCAGCGTGACGAAAAACTTGATGAAATAGTCAATCATAGTAAATTATCTAAAATAAATAAATTCAAATTTTTCTTACTTTCTGAAAAATATGATAAACTTGCTAGATACTTACTTTTTACTTTAGTATTTTTTGCTTTGGGTGATGTTGTCCTAAAAATGGTATCTGATATTAAATGGTTTACTCCTATTTATAATCTATATTTAGTCTGTTATTGGTTGTTGATGATATACAGACATAGACTTATGTCAATAAGAAAATAAACATTTCTTCTTTTATTTAATTAGAATTAAGTATTATCTGTGAATCATTAAATGATAGAGAATTAGACTTAATTGAAGTTGTTAGAAAACAAATTGGATTTGATATCAATGTAATAATCAAATATGTAGATGATTTCCCTAATTATAAGTTTGAAGAATTTATATGTGATATAAAATAAAAAACCTCTGAATTTCTTCAGAGATTTTTTAATAAAGGGCCGACCGGGTTCGAAACCGTTCAGATTCCACCACCTTATTTTTCCAAACAAGGAAACTTATTTCTCTCGATATAACTAATTATACCTCGGATAAATAACTCTTTTATTACAGATTCACAAGTAAATGTTTTGTCTGAATAAAATTCAATGTTATTTCTAACATTATCCATTCCAACTTTATATAGTATATCGTCAGAAAAGTTTTTATTTTCGACATTTCTTTCTAATAAAAGAGAGTTAATCATATTTTTCATTGGAATGGATTGTTATTTTTTTATTACTTTGTTGCTTTACCTTCTTCAGTAGAAGCTGCTCTATAAGCTGTAACTAATTTCTTAATTTCGCCTAAAGCTTTTCTTGCTCTTGAGTCTGATACTTTACTTGTAGCATTGTGATTAGCTTCAAATTCAGCCCAAAGTTTTGTCAATTGTTCGAAAATTTCTTGTTTCATTTTATTTCATTTATTTTTGTAATCCCTTAGTATTAAAGGGATTTATTTTTATTATCCAAAGATATCATCTGCGTCAGTCGCATCTGTAAATCCGTTTGTTTCATCTTCATCATCACCCATAACTTCATTAAACTTCTTCTCAACATCTTCAATTTCATCCAATGATCTAAATCTGAAATAATCATTTACAATTGGTGCCATTTTTTCAAGAACTTCTTGAGTAAATACCTCAGATGAGAATAATTGTTTTGTTGTAACTGATTTATTTAAGTGATTTATATACCATCTGTTACCACCCGGTACAAAAGTCATTTCTCCTGTTTTCTTATCAACTTCCATTTTACCTTGAGCAATTCCAATTTGTTCAAAATACTCTGGTCTACAGAATGCGTCTAATCCAGTGTAAGGATTCAGCCCATTTAAGAAGGAAATATCAAATCTAATTTTCTTTGGTTTAGCTAAACGATTCTTTTGAGTTTTGAATAAAACTGAAATACCTGATTGACCTAAGTCCATATCATCTTCTTCTCCGGTTTTCAATTTAGATTTAGATAGAAAACCTAAAACTGAAGCTGAATAAACTAGACCCATACCACCTTTACTGATTTCTCTTGGGAATAAATCTTGTGTTAAGTATGTATGGTTACAACATACCATAGGAATATCAAGATATCCAAGGTCAGAACTAATACTTCTGAAAAGAGCATTTAATCCCTTAGCTCTTGTCATATCTTGCTTCATATCACCTTTTAATAAATCGCTTTTTTCTTTATTAGATGACATCATACCAATAGAATCTAATACAATTAAAATCTTTGGAATTTCATATCCTGCCATTTTTTGAGCTTTTAATTCATCTAAAAGTTGTGTTAGTGTGATATTGATATCTTCTACTTTATTTGATCTAATTAGTCTGAATTTTTCAGGTGAGTTATCAATTCCCATTTTTCCTATGCCTTCAATATCTATTGAATTCTCAGTGTCAATATAGATTACACTATAATCTTGTTTTCTTTGAGCTGATTTACATATAGAGTAAGCGATAAATGACTTACCTGCTCCAGATTCTCCTAGAAGTCCAAATATCCTACCTCCCAAAATACCTCCACCTACTAATTTTGCGGAAAGTGCCGCATCTAAAAGATAATTTCCAGTTGATATATAATTTCTTTCCTTTAGTTCCTTCTCGATTAGAATTGGAGTTGATTTTGCTATATTATCTAATATAGTTCCTACCTTACTAAATTCAAATCTTTTTACTTCTTTTTTCTCTTGCTTTGCCATTTTTTTAATTAATTTTTATACTTTATATATTAATATTACATTTCCCCCTTTTGTTATTTTTGAATAATTTTTACATTATTATTCTAAAAGGGGGAAATAATTATTTTATATATAACATATGACTAAAAAAGAATTTTTAGATAGAGCAAGAGATATTCATGGTTATAAATATCAATATCCAAACTTATCTGATAAGGTATTATCAAATGATGATATAGATATTATCTATAATGGTGTTCTATATAGACAGAAGGTAGTTAAACATATTCTACTTGGTAGATGTCCGGAAAAGAATACACCAACTAAAACAACTGAACAATTTATATCAGAAGCTAAAGAAGTATGGGGTGATAAATATGACTATTCATTATCTGAATATAGTGGAGCTTTAAATAAAGTTAAAATTATATATGATGGTATTATATTTGAACAAGTAGCTATTTCACATTTGAAAAAAATGGCACCTGAAGATAATTCAAATCAAGAGTTTTTTATTAAAAAATCAAAAGATAAGTGGGGAGATAAATATGACTATTCACTTGTTGATTATGTGAATTGTAAAACCAAGGTTAAGATAATATACAATGGAGATATATATGAGCAAACTCCAAATGGTCACTTATCCAACGCACCTGAAAAGATAAAATATTCTATTAGAAAAACTACAGAACAATTTATAAAAGAATCAAACATTATACATGATAATAAATTTATTTATGATAAAACAAATTATGTAAAAAATCAAATAAAAGTTACTATTACTTGTCCTATACATGGTGATTTTACACAAAGACCACTTTCGCACTTACAAGGAAATGGATGTTCTAACTGTAATGAATCAAAAGGAGAAAAAGAAATTTCAAAATTTCTTAATAAATATAATATAAATTATAATAGACAACATAAATTTTCAGACTGTAAAAATATATTCCAACTACCTTTCGACTTTTATATTCCTTCTATTAGGACGTGTATAGAGTTTGATGGAGAGCAACATTTTTTATCTTTATCTTTTTTTGGTGGTCAAGAAGCTCTTGACAAATTAAAGATTAATGATAAAATTAAATCTGATTATTGCGAGGATAATTATATTAGTCTAATTAGGATTAGGTATGACCAAATTGATGATATTTGGAGAATACTTTGGGATAATTTGAAGACACATATTAAAAAATGATTATAGAAATGATTGATTAGTTAAACTATTCTTCAGTCTTACCGGGTAGTTCTAAATATTGATCTAATACTTCTTTAGTTTGAATATCAGATTCATCATATTTAACTTCATCGTCAAATAAACTAACTTTCTTATCTGCTACAAGTTTTTGTAAAAGTGGCTCACTAGTAAATAAACTTACATCTTCTGAACTAATTTTTACAGTTTTTGAGTGTGATTCCTTAATGAAATCTTCGTACTTCTTTATCATAATCTACAGTATTTTTTGGATTAATTATATATTAAAATTTGTGTGGAAAAATATGTCTCCATTCATGACCTTGTGGAACATCTTTAGTTTTTACACCAAATATTTTTTTATCTGGACAGGTATCTTTACCATCCATAAAGAAGTTGTTATTACAAGCCCAAACTTCTACATTTCTTTGTAGTAATTGTCCTACTGAGAAAGGAAATCTCATACCAGTTTCATTTTCAATTTCAGTAATTCTACCATCAGGATTCTTCTTTATTGTTATTACTAATCTTGGATTTCTTTTATTAGTGAATACTACTTCTCTTTCGTATATAGACTCATCAATTAAGTCAGCCGCTGGATTCATATTGATTGATATGTGTTCAATTCTTCTGGCTTCTTTATCATTCTCATATACGGACTCAACCAATTCAACCAATTCTTTTAATACTTTAGCACTGGCTTTACAATTTTCAATTTCACCTTCGCATTTAATATTTAATCCGTAAAACTCATATCTACTATATTTAGCCAATTTTTTACTAGTTAAAAGTTCTTGAGATTGTTCATCAAAACCTGAAGTTCTAGTAGATATAACAGACCATAATTTAATAGGCGTATCTTCAAAATCTACTTCCCATCTGTTTATTTTGTATGAATTTTCGCTACTTGTATCGTCTTTTGTTATCTTATATGGTGAAATACCTTTTACTTTCTTTAATCTCTTGATATATTCTAAAGCGATTTTATCATCTTCAGTTACTTTCTTAGAAAAGAAATCAAAAAGACCCTCTTCTAATAAATCCGCCGCTGGATTTATTTCAGTTTGAATTCTATCCATTCTTTTTCTTTCTTTATCTTCTTTATAAATTTTGTCTATTAGATGAAATAGTTTTATACGATAAGATTCTTTAGATCTAATTCTCTCACATAAACCTGTGTTATTGCCAATAAATAGTTTCCATTGATTTTTACACTTTTCTTCACCGGCTGGTAGTCCAGTATTGTTGTATATTAACTTATGTCTATCATTTGATATAAGGACATCAACATCATCAAATCTAACAAGATAGATTACACTGTAATATTCAGAACGTACACCATTTTCAGTAGTATCTGCTATGTTTTGTGTCCAGGCAGGCAACCTCATATCTTCACTCATTATATCATGAATTTCATATGGATTGCTATCTTTAACCTTTTCAAGACGATGTATCATATCTAATGTGATTTTATCATCATTAGTATCTTTCTTAAAGTAATCTAAGAAACCTTCATTATAAGATTTTAAGTGTTTCATTACACTATATATTATTTTTAAAAACAAGAAAGATATCTTTCTCCTCTATCGCATAATATAGTAATGATGTTACCTTCCATATCTGGATATTTTTCTAACAATCTTTCTGCTGCTAAGAAAGCAAAATAAAAAAAGTAAATCTTCTATAATAAGATTATGTCAACGCCAAAAGATAGAATACCTTTCTAAATGGTTATATGATGGTTATGAGATAGATAAAATAGGACTCTCAAGAAAATATAACAAATCTCTTTTATTTTTTAAATAATATTCATATATTTGTATCATGAATATATGGTTTACATCAGACACACACTTTGGACATACAAATATAGCAGGTCCGAAAATATCTAACTGGTTGTCAGGATATAGAGATTTTAACTCTGTACATGAAATGAATATGGCACTTGTTGATGGTATTAACAAATATGTAAAAGAAGATGATATTCTTTATCACTTAGGTGATTGGAGTTTTGGCGGAGTTCATAATATACTTCAATTTAGAAACTACATTGTTTGTAAAAATGTACATTTGATTTTAGGAAATCATGATCAACATATAGTAGATAAAGAAATAAAATATCACGACACATCATTTAATCCGATTCAAATTTTCTCATCTGTTCAAGATGTTTTACATTTGAAGTTGGGTAAAACTGAGTTGTTTCTCTCTCACTATTCTCATCGTGTTTGGTTAGGTAGTCATAAAGGTGTTATACATCTTTATGGTCACTCACATGGTTCAATTCCTGACTATGGAAAATCAATGGATGTTGGAGTTGATGTTGCTTTTAAGAAATTTGGTGAGTATCGTCCATTTAATATTGGTGATATTACTAACATAATGTCAAAGAGAACTATTGAAAAAATTGACCATCATGGAGAAGATTAAGATGAAAGAATTAGAAAAGATGAAAGAATTAGAAACTAAATTAGCTTATTACAAGATGATTGCTAACTCTAATTATGGTGAAAACTCAAGACTGGTAACAGATGTTTACTCTGAAGTTTTTAAGTTGAGAGATAAGGTTCGCATTATAAAAATGAGAAAAGAAAAAATTAAACGAATATTCAATGGATAAATTTGTTAGATTTGAAATGGGTGATAGACTGGTTTGTGTTAAAGAATACAAAACACTTAAAAACGGTTCTCATTATCCTATTAAAGGATGTGGTCCATTGGAATACAATGCCGATAAAGAGGTTAACGGTAAAACAGGATATGGTTTCTGTGTTGAAGATGAATATTTTGGTTCATTTTCTGGTAGAAAGGACTGGTGGAATTTACCTCATATTGAGAAAATTAAATGGTATTACTTTACTGAAAAAGAAATGTCAGAATATTTCATAACTGAACAAGAAGATTATAAAGCTTATTTACGAGACGAGAAACTAAAACAAATACTAAACTAAATATGAAAGACGTAAAAGGTTTTTGTAGATTGATGGATATCAGTGTACCGGATTACGCACATTTTGATTATTATATTAATCAATTTTCAAAATTAGAAAGGTGGAAAAACATTAAAGACTTAATTAAACTTTATGAAGGAGCCGAAGAAAAGTATGGTGAACTTTATGAGTATAGATTAAAAAAGTCAAATGAGATTATTGATTATTTGAAGCTCACAAGAGCTTACAATGAACTTCAAGATGATAATCTATTACCCGATCTACCAACAACCAAAAACTTTGAATATTCAGAAGATAAGAAATATATCTCAATTGATATTAAAAAAGCCAATTGGGTAGTTCTTAAAAATTACGATCCTGAGTTTGCACCTGAACTTGGCGGTTCTTATGAAGACTTTATTGCTAAGTTTGATGTTCCTGAGATTTTCAATCACTCAAAACAATTAAGACAGTTTATCTTTGGCAATATCAATCCAAAAAGACAAGGTAAAGCTCAACGAGTTATTATTGAAGAATTATTAAATAAATACAAACATCTTAATTTAGATATTGCTTGTGTTAAAAATGATGAGGTTATTTATGCTTTTGAAAGTTTTAATCAAATTGAAGAAATACTAAATACTGTTGATAGAAGTTTATTTAAAACTAAACTTTTTACAGTAAAAAGAATAGAAGACTTCCGAATTAATACATATTTGTCTGAGACTGGTACTGAGTTATACAAAGAAATGGTAGGATGTAATGGTAATCTATTTTTCTTATATCTAAAGAAATATGTTTTGAACGAACCAGTTGATATAAGAGATTTATACTTTAAGATGGATGGTAATATTGCTATCTGGAACATTGAAGGATTAAAAGTAAGTTTATAGTCTATGTCACAGAGCATTATATCAGTTAACATTTATTACGGAAAAGACAAAAAACTAATGGAATCTTTCCCAATTGAAATTGGAAGAAAAATATCATCAATAGATGATGCTAGATTTTTGATAATAAACCATTTAGATAGTTTTTATATTGATGTTAAATATAAACTTAATATATTTTCTACATTTGATGATGAAACAACTATTAGTTTATTTTTTGAGGAAAATATTTCTCTAAACAGAGAGATTTTATTAAAAAAAATATTAGAATAATGATAGATATATTTGACAAAAAACCTATTGACTTAACAAAAGTAGTTTGTCATTCTGGTGGTGCGCCTGGTGCTGATACTGATTGGGAAATTGATGGTATTCCATTTGGTGTGCTCACCAGAGCTTACTCTTATAAGACCCCTAAACATACATCACCTAATAAGATTGAAATATCAGATGAAGATTATAAAGATGGTGTTATAGAAGTTAATAAAGCCAATAAGTATTTGAACCGTTATGGTATTCATAAGTATATGAATCTTTTAGCTCGTAATTGGGCTCAAGTTAAATACTCTGAGCAGATTTTTGCTATAGGTACTATTATCAAACCTAGTGAAAAAAATACTAAAGGTTACTACAATAAAGGTAAATATGATATCGTTGATGGTGGTACTGGCTATGCAGTTATGATGGGTGTTAATAATAATAGAGAAGTTTTTGTTTTTGACCAAATTAGAGATAAGTGGTTTAGATGGTCTTATTCAACACTTCAATTTGTTGAAATGAAAGAAGTTCCTACTATTGATGTTCAAAACTTTGCTGGTATTGGAACAAGAGAAATTCAACCTAATGGTAAACAAGCTATTAAGGACGTTTATGAAAAAACATTTAATAAAAATAAAAACCTAAAATGAAAAATATACTAACAAAAGAAGGAAAAATAAAACTTCAAGAAGAATTGAACTTCTTATTGACTGTTGAAAAAAGTCGTGTGATAAATGAATTGACCGAAGCTCGTGAAAGTGGTACATTAGAAGAAAATACACAATACTTAATTGCTAAAGAAGAGTATGAAAAAGTTCAAAAGAAAATTGACAAACTACAATCTTTCTTAGCAAACTCTACTATTGTTGATGTGGCTGATATTAAAACTGATAAAGTTGCCATTTTTACAACAGTAAAAGTTTTGAATACAACTAATAATAAAGAAATGATATTTAAGATTGTCCCAGAGAATGAAATTGACATAAAGGTAAGTAAAATATCAACAAGTAGTCCAATTGGTGCTGGTTTACTTGGAAAGACACTAAATCAGATATGTGATGTGAAAACACCAGCTGGTGTTTTCAAATTTAAAATATTAGAAATAAGTATATGAGAATAAGTTTTGATTTTGATGGAACTTTAGTAGATGAGTTTGGTGGTCATCCATCTAATAGCCAAAAAGATGAAGTTCAAGGATTGGCTAAGAAATATCTTATCGAAGGACATGAAGTAATGATTATTACTAAAAGATTTGGTCCAGAAAATGCTGATAAAGGTATTAAAAATGAACACTTAGAAGTTCAAGAATTGGCTAAAAAGTTAGGTATTAAGACAATTCATTTTACTAATCGTGAAATGAAGTTTTCTTATATTATTAATTTAGGTATTGATAGACATTTTGAAAACGATGATTATGAAGTTCAATTGATTAATCAAGCTTGTGAAGAAAAAGGTCATAAGTGTTTAGTTGTACCGGTAGAAGATTCCTATTGGAGAGATTTAGTTTACTAATGATAAAGAAAGAATTCATATCATTTATTAAAGAGTTAGGATTTACTCAAACTTGGTCATCCAAGCCGTATTTTTTTAGCATGGCTACTGATGTGATTGGTAATCCTAATCAAAATGCTATGGCTTTTGCTGATCAATTGAAGATACGTTTAGATGATGAACATGACTTAGCACATCTTAGTTTATCACAAATGAGCAGTCATATGATGTCTGGTAAAAACTTTGGTAGTTTTAGTTTGAAAACATTTGGTGATAATAAAGATTTACAATTAGAAATATTTTTGAGTTTTATTAAAGGTGCTTTTAAGAAACCACCTAATAATATTATTCAATATATGAGAGATAAAAAAATTAGGGATATATTAAAATAATTTTTATATTTGTAATATATAGTAAATGATTAAATTTAGTGAAATGGTTAATGAGGAAGTGAGTATTGGTGTTTTTAAGTTAGGTTTAGATATACATGGAGTTGTAGATGCGATGCCGGAATTTTTTTCATTTTTAACTGATTCATTTGTTAAAAATGGTGGAGAAGTTCACTTAATTACAGGTGGTCATTGGAGTGAAGATTTTGAAAAACAATTAAATGAATTTGGTGTTAAATGGACACATAAGTTTTCTGTATATGACCATTTGATTGAAATGGGTGCTGGTGTAACCGGTGAGATTCAGTTTCCAGATGGTACAATTCAAAAGAAGTTTGAAGATGGTCTTTGGGACCATGTTAAAGCTGATTATTGTAAAAAACATAATATTTCACTACATATTGACGATACTTTAATCTATAATGATTTCTTTCAAACACCATTCGCAAGATTGTGGTCACACAACCAAAAACCTAAAGCATCGCACAAAGATGTCAGACATATAGACTAATGATAAATAAGATTGATAAATTTTTTGAATTTGAACCTTTTGAAAGTAAGATGAAGAAGTCAGCTGGTGTTATAATTGTTCTAAAGAACGAAAAAGTATTGATTTGCCATCCATCAAATAATGATAAATGGTTTGGTTCTTATTCTTTTCCAAAAGGTGGTATTGAAGAGGGTGAGACTATCAAACAAGCGGCTTTAAGAGAACTTTTTGAAGAAACATCTGTGAAACTCACCGATGATATGATTTCTGGTGAACCATTAGTTCTTGATTATATGAATTACAAAAAGAAAGATGTAGTTTATAAAAAGATATACTTATTTACTATGTATATTAATGATATTTCCGAAATCGGATTAGACTCAGAAGTTATTCCAAATCATAAGCTTCCTTTTGGTGAAATAGATTGGGCTGGTTTTCTTTCTAAAGAAGAAGCCAAGTTAAGATTATTTCACAGAAGTGTTCCTATGATAGATAAGATATAAACAAATTTTATCTTTTTGGTATAAATAAAAAATAAAACTTATTTATGCCTTTACCTTTTTTTAATAATCCTACCACTCCTTTATCTTCGGCACTCAATAGTAATATTCCTATTACTATGATGTATCAACAAGAAGAAAAGATTGAATTAGATTTGAATAATCCTATTTTTGCTGTTTATGTTGATACTAAAAATTCATCAAGACAAGTTGCTGAAGAACATTTGCATAGAACAAAAAAAATGTTTGATGTTTACAAAAACATCACAGTTTGGGTATTATCTTCTGATGAAAATAAAGTCGAATGTGTTTATGATGGTCAATGTAGAAATAGAGATATGGAAATAAGTGACTTAATAAAAGAAATAAATACGAGAATAGATATAATGGCTAACTCTCATTCTTTTGATGATTTTAAAATCAACATCAGAGATTGGAGATTAAGTGAGTTAATAAATGGCACTGAGAAAAAGTAAAATAGAAATACTTGATAGAATAATTACTAAGGCTGAACTTAGTGATGATTACTATTGGAGTTATTGGTATGATGATGATTGGTATGATCATGATGGTTATTGTTATTGTTATTCATGTGTGCCTGTTGATTATGAATATTTACCAGACGAACTTCAACCTAAAACAGTAACACATATAAGTAAAAGAGGTATGAGAGTAACACAACATACTCATTCTCCTGGTAAATTAATAGATATGACTTCTATTTATTCTAAAGAAATGCTTAGACAGAAAAGAATTAATCACATTCTAGAGATAGAATCAATGGAACATTCTCCTATAACTTTAGGAGATATTTTGAATATTAAAAAATAATCCTTATCTTTGTATAACAAAATAAAAAAGATATGGATATCACATCAGTAGTTTCAGACGTTCTTGACAATCAGAATTTAGATGTTAATTGTGTATGCGATTTTCTTCAGATGGCTCAAGACTATCAAAATCAACTTTTAATGGATGAACTCAACGCTGAGTTTAATTCTTAATAATAAGGTCGGGTGACCGAGATCATAGGTACATTACCGCAAGTGATGTTACGATAGCTTGTTACTATCCCCGACCTCTAATTTTTACATTAATGGCAAACTCATATCGTTTAGGTTCGGTACATACAAACTTTTTAACTCCATCTGAACTACAAACAGAATTCAGAGATTACAAATTAAAAGTTATTAGTGGTGAGGCTAACTTCACTGCTTCCGAAAAAGCTTTAGATAAACATAAAGACCTACTTTATTTTATTTCAGATAAATTACCCAATGATATCATTAGTGGTTCATTAGCACTAAATATTTTTGGTCTAATATACAGAGATACAAATGATATTGATATTCTTATTGATGATAAAAATCGTTATCCTAAATATATCAAAGATGGCTATGACGATGAGGAATTTTCAACTCCTAACCGATTAGGCTATGTTGAGTTTAAACACAAGAGAGGAATATTTACCTCAGAGAAAGAGTATAAAGTTGATTTTTTCCATAATGAAAGTGCTTCTTTTATTACAATTGACTTCAATGGAAAAAAACTTAAAGTTCATAATCCTTTAGAAGTTATGGATTACAAGTTGAATATGGCTCTTAACTCAAAAGTAAACATTTCAACTTCTCGTAAACATAATGAGGACTTGACTCAAATTTTTGGTCAAATGTCTTGGCAGTTCGCTTAGTTTTTCTTATCTTTGTTTTATGGCAAAGTACCTCAATTATCGTTATATTTTTCCCCCAAGACCCAAAAACGCTATTCCTGATACGGAATTAGAGTTTTGGGATAATGGATCTTTGATTGCTCAGCCAAAACTTAATGGTTCAAATTGTGTTATCTTTACAAATGGTGTTAAGACTATTGTTATGAACCGTCACAATCAAAGACTTACTAACTTTAACATTTCTGATAATGAAATAAAAGATATTTATCGCGGCGAAGGCTGGATGATTTTGAATGGTGAATATATGAATAAGTCTAAGTCAGACGAAAACAATCAAGTTTTTAATCATAAATTTGTTATTTTTGATATTCTTGGATTTAATAGCGAATATCTTGTAGGTAAAACATTTGAAGAAAGAATTCAATTGCTTAATACTATTTATGGTCAAGTAGATTCTGAAAAAGAATATCTTTTCAAAGTAACTGAGAATGTTTATCGAGTTAAGTCTTATAAAGATGATTTTAAAAATATCTTTGATAAATTAACTCCTATTGATATGATTGAAGGTTTAGTTATGAAACGTAAGAATGCTCGGTTAGAGTTAGGTACTTCAGAAAATAATAATATAAAGAGTCAGTTGAAATGCCGCAAAGCGACCAAGAATTACAGATATTAAATTTAATATATAAGAAAATAGATATTAAATTGTGGAGAAATTTTCAAAGCTAAAACCAAAGGCAGAATTTGATGATGATAAAGACAAAGTTCTTTATCAAGATAAACACTTTCAAGTAGTTCAGTTTGAGGATTGGTCTATTCTTAAAGAAAAAGATTGTGTTGTTTGTATTCCTTTTTTAATTGAGACAAATCAAATTGTTTTAAGATATGAATATATTCCTACATTCAAATATGTTGATGGTCAAGAATATCACGTTACTTTAGTATGTGGTGGTATTGAACAAGGTGAAAGTGTTGAGAAAGCTTTAAGAAGAGAACTTGAAGAAGAAGCTGGTATTGTTATTAGAGACGATTTTCAATTTGAAGATATGAAACCTCTTTATATTAGTAAAGCTAATTCTAATAAATATTATCCATTTTTAATTCCTTTGAATGAAAGAGATTATGAAGAAGTTGTTGCTAAAGGTGACGGATCTAAAGAAGAAGAAATGAGTAAGTCTGTAAAAATAGATATTAGATATCTAAACTCTCTAAATCCATCTGATTTAATTACAGATTATATGTTAATGAAAGTCAAAGATTATTTAAAGCCATAATTAATATGAAAGAACTTAATTTATTAGATACTATAAGTATCTCAGAATTAAAAGAAAAAGTTCGTAGATTTGTTTATAACAATCAGAATTCATTGCCAATTTCTATAATTAGTAATAATCATAAAGATGTTATTATGATTTTAGAAGAAGGCGACTTTCGATTTGTAATTAAAGATAATTTGATTCTAGTTACAGAGTAAATTATCTATTTAAGTATCTTTCTAAGTCTGATTTTAAATCTTGATTAAGTGCTTTTGAATCAACATCACCATAGTCAGAGAAATTTGGTTTCATTTCATAAGTGAAATATTGTTCACCACACCAGTCTTTAAATATATCATGTAAACTCAAATTTTTTAATCTTTCACCATCTTCATTATCTATCCAATTATTGTTATAAGGAATAGTATAAAATGTATCAAGCTCTTGATATTCTCTTCTTGTTTGATTTCCTTCAGCATCTTTTGATGTGTAGTGTTTAGTAACTTCTCTTCTTTCTTTTGTAAATGTAAATTCTTTTTCAACTATCTCATCAAATTCATCAAGAATTGTTTGATAGTTTGAGTCAATATGAGCATCCATTTCCCAATCACCAATAGTTTGTCTAATTTCTTGACAGATTTCAGAATTTTTACATAATTGTTTAAGAGTTTCATAGAATCTTTCTTTTAGTAGGAATTGAATAACTTCTTCTTCTGATTTATCTTTAACTCTCTCATATGCTTCATCAGAACACTCATCACCAATGTGATTAATAGTATCTTCTAAACCACCCATCTCCTTAATCATAGCTTTGATTAATAGAACTTCATTTTCATTGTTTAATGTATATTGAAACATTGATGGAATATCTGGTTGATAATCAGAGCCATAGTAATTATCATACATATCTTCTTGGCCATTTAATAGAATATCTTTATAGTTGGAACTTCTTGATAGCATTATATCAGACATATCTTCTATATCTAATTCAACATAAGCCTTACCATTTTTAATAATAGCATCAGACCAGTCATAATATTTTACAAGGTCTTCTTCAGTAAATTCAACTGTATCTTTTGACTTAGCAAAAATAGCAATATAATCATCAGCTTCCAATAATTCTGGCTCATTTGAGTTCCAGTTATCTGTGAAAAATAATCCATCTTTAATAACTATACCATCCGGATCACCAAGATTACCGTCACTATCATTTATTTTTATTTCAGCATTGGCTTCTTCTTCAATAATTGAACAAGCAAATTGAAATGTAGAGGTAACATCATCTTTTTTAATTCTATCACTTTTGTCTATTTTAATCCAATAGGCAGGTCTAACTTCATCACCAGCTTTTACTTTATAAGTGAAAACCTCTTTCTCTGATTCTATATGTTGACCATCTTTATAACTAGATTGTTTAAACTTTTCTACAAATCCAAATTCAACAGAAACATAATATCCAGCATCTGTTATCTCTAACATGTAATCAGTAATATCATCTTCAGATAATTTCCAAAGAGTTTTCTCTTCTATTTGTTCTTTAATAGATTCTGAAATAAATTGTAGATACTTTTTAATCATAGTGTATATATAAAAAAAGAGAGACTATTTTTTCTCTCTTTCTTAAAGCTGTTCACTTATTTATTTTATATTTTACTTAGTAATTCTGATTTCTTTTCAGAGAACTCTTCATCTGTTAAGATTCCGACTGAGTGTAAATCGGCTAATTTTTTGATTAGTTCAATTACTTCATCAGATTCTTTTTTTACATTTATCTCTCCTGTTTTTTTGTTGAATATATCTTTTGTCTCAACTGGCTTTCTACTTTCTGGTAAGATTTGAATAATAGTTGAAGAAATATAATGTTTCTCAAAGTCCATATCTACCTCAGTGAATTTTTGTTTAGACTTTTCACCTTTTTCAACTCTGCCTGTTTCAATTGAATTGATATTACTTGATAGAGAACCATAAGTTTTTGATAAATCAACATCAGAGGTATAACTACAATTTACAAGATTATTACTTGAGTAAAAAGCATTTGATGTAGTTGTTGTTCCTATAATACCTGAACCATTATCTGTTATAGTACAACCCCAATTTGGACTTGTAGTTCCAAACCAGATGCTAGGTCTGTAGTAAGGATAAGATGGATGGGTAGGATAGTAAACCGGATAATGTTTTTCAACGATGATTCTATCAAACTTTCTTTGCCAGTTATCTAAAGTGATAACATCTTCTTTATAGAAGAAAACTTCTAAAAGACCATTGTTCTGAGTTGCGTCTAATGACTCACCAGAGTTTTCAATTTCGTAAGTTGAAAATTTGAATTTTTTTCTATCATCAATAAAGCAGTCTAAATAAACCCTTTGTCCTGGTTTTACTACTAATCCTGTTTTTGAGATTGATTGACCGTTTAATTTAATATCAGCGAGAACTGAAACGGTTAGTGGGTTAAATAATTCGATTTCGAATTCGTCTCCATCAGTTAAGAAGACTTTTCCATTTTTAATTGATTTTCTCCCTCTGTCATTAGGAGATACAATCCAAGCATTTGGCTTGGAATTGCTACTTGCAATTGTTTTTGCCATAGTTATTCTTTTTTATTTTATCCTATATCTTTGATTCATTTCTAAATCTCAAAGGCATCCTTCTGATACCCGACATAAGTGTAGCGAACAGCTAAAATATATATTGAAAAAGTTTATGCTTGTTTTAAATTTGTTCCACAAGATGGACAAAATTTATAATTATTATTTTCTAAACCACAGTTTGGACAGAATTTCATAATTTCAAGAATTACTATATCTTCTGAGACTTTCTCTTTTTTAGTAATATAAATAGAGTTTTTATTTAAATTAATATAACCTCCACCATCTTCAATAATTGTTTCAGGATTTTGTTCTATTTTAAAATTCCAATTATCATTTATTAGTTTTGTAAATATTTCTGTTTTTTCATCAGCACTTTCTCTACTATCTCCTTCAATTAAAAGTAATATTTTACTAACTTTATTTTTATCTAATAAATCACTTTCAAAAATTTCCTTACATAAAATAAACATATATTCAAATGAATTATTAGATATTTTGTTTGGTTCTCGTATAAAGCTAAATGTCCACACGTCAGAGCCTTCGGAAATTTCTGTTAATTTTATAAAATATTTTAAATCATTTTTATCAGTTAGAATTAAAATATTATTTTCTATATTTGATTTATTTATAATATAAGACATAAATTATATATCATAATTTTTGCTTTTTGTTAATAAATATTGTATATTTGTAAACATAAATAAATCCACGCTCGACATGAACAAAAACGATAACATGATTTTTGAAACATTTATTAGGTTGACGAGCCGTACTTATCCATATGGTACTGAAGATGAGTTAGTATCAGATATGATAGAACAAGGCATCTTTCCATCAGATTTACAGAAAGATACTCACGGTAACTACTTTTATAAAATTGGCGAATCACGCACAATATTTGCTTCTCACTTAGATACAGTTTCTAAAGAAGCAACTTCAGTTACACACACACTTGATGGTGATATTATTGGTACAGATGGTAAAACTACCTTAGGCGCTGATGATAAAGCCGGGGTTACTGTTATGTTACATTTAATTAAAAACAATATTCCAGGTCTTTATTATTTTTTTATTGGTGAAGAAGTTGGTTGTATTGGGTCTGGATTGGCTTCATCTATGTCTATTCAAGACTTTAAAGGTAAATATGATAGGATTCTTTCTTTTGATAGACGTGGTACTGATTCTGTTATTACTTATCAATCATCTACAAGATGTTGTTCAGATTCTTTTGCTGACGCTTTAGCAAGACAATTGAACTTATCTGGTATGAAATATAAAAAAGATGAAGGTGGTGTTTATACAGACTCCGCTGAGTTTACTGATATTATTCCAGAGTGTACAAATATCTCTGTTGGTTATTATAAAGAACACACTGTTAATGAAACTCAAGATATTAGACACCTTGAAGATTTGGCTGAGGTTTGTTTATTAGTTGATTGGGAAAATCTTCCAACTGAAAGAGATATGACCAAGAAAGAGTATAAATCTTATGGTTATAATAACTATGGAAGTGGTTATAAGTCAACTACTTATACTCCTAAATCTAACAACTGGAGAAGCAGAGACTATGGTTATCATGATGATTGGTATGACCAAAGTCCTCAAGATGATGCGCCTATTGATAATAGTACTGACGATTGGGAAATTGAGTATGGTAAGTTTAAGAAAAGCCGTAGAAGTAAAAAGAAAGGCAGATCTTATATGGATAACGGAAATGGTGACTTAGTACCATTCAAAGAAACAACATATGATTTCAAACCAAAATCTGATGCTAATTACTATGATAATTTAATTGATAAAATTGTTAAAGATGATTTAACAAAAGAAGAATTAGAAGTAGTTAAGGAACAATACCTTGATATGGAAAGTGATAATGATAGAATGTTTTATCAATATCTTTTAGGAAACATTATCGACTAAAATCAATAATATCAGAAGACTTAATAATTTCATCGGGAGCATTAGGAATTTTAGAATTAGGAACATTATGACTAACTTTGTAAGAAACTTTAGATATTTTCTCAACAATCTTAACAGGAGTAATCATGTCATTATACCAATATTCTATAAGAACAGTGTCTCCCTCTTTTAAAAACGATTTGAACTCTAATAAAAACTTCATAAACTATATATAAAAATGTCATTACTTATTTTTAACGATGAAATGTATCACTTTTTGCAATTTGCTCAAAGAGAATCTATTATAGCCGCCTTATTCTTACAAGGTGATTCATCACATATAAATGATGAAGGAAACTACATCAAAAGATCATCTGATGAAATTGATGTTGTTTCTTTTCTACCAAAGTCTAAATATGAAAAAGTTGAAGATAACTGGGAAAATGGTCGTGTTAAGATTAAAATTGGAAGATTTGTCAGAAAGTTTTTAACAGAGTTTTCATTTAAGAATTTTAAGGTTACTGATGCACTTATTGAAAAATTTGTAAATCTTTATAAATCTTATTTTTCTAGAGATATATCTAAATTAAAGATTGTTGAAGGAGAAGAAATTCTAAAGTATTATTTAGAAGATAATTATCACAGTCTTAATGGAAATAGAGCCGGATCTCTTTGGAATTCTTGTATGAGACAAAGAGAAAGAAACAGGTTTATGACTTTATATGCTAAGAATTCTAGTAAAGTAAAAATGTTAGTTTTCTTTTCAGATGATGATAAAGTAAGAGCTAGAGCCTTATTGTGGGAAGGTGTTAAAGACCATAAAGATTCTACTAAAGAATATAAGTTTATGGATAGAATATATTATTACTATGATCATGATATTAACTTCTTTAAGGACTGGGCTAAAGAAAATGGTTATCTTTGTAAATGGGAACAAAGTGCTAAAACAGAAATGTTGTTTGATGATGGTACTGGTTCTCCTGTTAGAAAACAATTATATGTTATTTTAGATGAACATAATTTATCTTATTATCCTTACTTAGATACTTTCAAGTTCTTCAATTTTGATAAGGGTAGATTCTCTAACTCTAACTCATATAACTTTGATTATATTTTAGTTCAAAGTTCTGGTGCTATGGAACGCGAAGAGCGTGAGCCAGATGAAGATGAAATTTTATACTTTGATGGAGACGATAATAATTAAAAAAACCCACCAATTAGGTGGGTTTTTTTATTAAAATTCTTTTTGTTCCGAACGATACTTATCATATCGATTGGCAATTTGTATTAAGAATTTATTTCTAACAATGTCTGTATTATTAAATTCAAACATACAAAGTTCTTCCATTCCAGCTACCATTCCAATAAAGTCGTTATAACCAGAGTCTTTTTTTCTAACATCATATTGTGACGTATCACCCATCATAGCAGCTTTAGAGTCTTTACCTAGACGAGTAACCCATAACATTAATTGTTTAATAGAAGCGTTCTGACACTCATCTAATAACATTATACAGTTATCATAAGTAGAACCTCTCATATAAGCTAGGGGCTCAAACACAATTTCTTCTGTGGCAAATAACATATCAGTTGATACTTTACCAATTATTTTACAAAATGTTGTATAGTAAGATTGTTTATATGGGTGTAATTTATCTTCCATACTTCCTGGTAGGAAACCTAAGTTTTCACCTGACTCTTGAATAGGCTTTGTAATAATAATCTTTTCAATTTTTTTATCTGCTAAAAGTGCTAAAGCAGCATAACAAGTAGTATATGTTTTAGATGTACCTGCTGGTCCGTGAACCACTGTTAAAGTACTATTTCTGATACCTTTATACAGATTTTGTTGCTTTTCACTAAGATGAACATTTGACTTTTGAAATTCTTCTTTAGTAAGTGAGTTTCTTTTTCTAAGATTCTTTTTGTATTCAAATTCTTGAACTCCTTCTTGAATTTGACCTTTTACTTCTGCTCTTTGTTTACTCATCAAAATTGGATTATTTTTCTTTATATATTGATATCTTTTCTACACCCTTTTCTATTTATAAGAGCTACTAAATTTTAATATATAAGTCAAACATTACTCTCAAATGATGATGAAAAAGGAGGATGACCTAATATATGACTTGATTTTCTCAGAGAAAGAAATCTACAAAATTGATATATCTGACTATATTGTTGATATATACACTTATGAAGATTTCATTGAGAAGATTAAAAAGATTTTAAAAAAATCTAAAGTAAAGGTTATAAGTAGTAGTACTTTGATGAGTAGTAAAACGGTAATCTGGGAATTAAAAGTAAAAAAATAATATGTGGACATACAATACTGATTATAACAAATGGTTTGCCAATGAAGATTCAATATCTAAGAGTGATTTTGACCTTCTAAAACAAGAATTAAGAGCAACTAGATATTATTCTAGAATTTTAAGTGGTGCTACATATTTACCAGTAAATGATCTTACCGATATCTATGATATTTTAGGTGACTATCAAGCTAGAGATTGGTATGTTAGCACAGACACTACTGTTGGTTCTCCTTATAGTATTACTTCTATACCACCTCAACATGCTACTCCAATTGACCAAAATACTTATAATGATTATTCAAAGTATTTAACTGAATATGGTTTAACATTAAAGAATTTATTTACTCCATATAGATTAATAAAAGACGCTTCTAAAAACTTTTATTATGTTGATGTTGCTACAGTTGAACAAATTGATTTAACAACAATCACTAAGAACTATGTAATTGATGGTGTTATTTTAATGGAAGGTCATCGTGTTTTAATTAAAAATCAAACAGTAAATATTGTCTTATTAAGTACCGCTGATCCTAATACTTATTTTACAAGTAAATATACAGTTGTTCAAGATTTAGGAGCGACTATTGAATATCAATATAGTAGTGAAGAAAATGGTGTTTATAGATACTCAAATGGTAATTTAGTAAGAGAAACTGATTTAGATGTTTATGAACAATGTGTTAGATATACTGTTTCTGTTAAATTAGGTAATGTTAATGCAAATAAACAATTTCATTTATCAAGGTTATTAAGTGGTTACTACCCAACAACTTTCTTAGCACAACCTATTGAATTTATCGAAAAGCATAATTGGATTTTAAGAAATAGAGTTGATTATAATAATCTTTTTGAGATTAACTATTATGATATTATTAAACATGTTGCTCAAACTTATGTTTATGAAGGATTTACTTATAGTATTCCAGAAAGAACTATTGCGGTTGGTGAATTTGGTGTTATATTAAATACTCAAGAAGGTAAGTCAAATATTATTAAAAATAAATATAAAGTTAATTTAAGAGGTATTACAGAGACTTCACAGTTTTATTGGATATGTGGTGATGAAAATACACTTTTAAGAGTTAGAAAACATGATTTTAGTATTGATAGAATATTACTTGAGGAAATACCTACTACTTTACCTCAACTTATTATAACAAATCTTACTTCTGTTTCATTTTTTAATGATATAAGTGGTGTTGTTGTTGGTGAGTTAAATACTATACTTTATACAAAAAATGCTGGTCAAACCTGGGAAAGAATAGAAGTTGATAGTTTTAGCGAATACAATTATAATAAAGTTTTATATTCAACAAACTCAAGTTTTTATGTAGCTGGTGATGCTGGTGTTTTAATTGAGTTTGTTGATAGTATTGCTGGATGGACAGCCTATAAAAGAAGAATTTCACAAATTGAAGATTCTGTTGATGAATATTTATTAGTTGAAAATATTAATGATATGTATAAAACTAACATTTCAACTTGGGGAGTTAGTTTTAGTTATTACACACAATCTATACCTACTAATAAAGAATTACTTTTCTTAGTTACTAATAACAATAAAGTTATAGCATATGATGTTAATAATTCTTTTTCTCAAATAGGTACTGATTTTATTTACTTTGATTTTGGTCAAGATTATAAAGATATTAGAAATATAACAAGAAGACAAGGTACTAATATATTTTACTTCACAGGAACTGATCCAGTAACAATAAATGATGGTATATTCTCATTTGATATAAACAACTTTAGTATTCTAGGTACCGGAAGTTCCTATTCAAATACAGCTATAGGCACAAGTGCTACCTTTGAGTACTCTGGTTATCCAAATCAAATATTTGATTACAATTCGACTGAAATGCTAATCTGTGGCAACACTTCTTTATTAGGTTATTCTACTTACTCTACAATAACTCTGAACTCATTAGATTCAACATTTGAAGATAAGTTAAAATCTAAAATGTTGGTTATTGACTATGATATAGCTTCCAAGTTAAACTTCTTTACAGATGCGGGTGAGTATAGATTACCTAATTCAATTACATTTAGTAACTCTACATTAGCCAGTGTTAATTCTCAAATTGAATTCAAACCAATAGAACACCCACTTACATCGACTAATAATGGAACCTATTCAGAAACAAACTGGTTAACTTATTGGACAGATACTCAAAAAACATTTGAATATTATAGTTTAACGCCAATGGATGAATCTAAAAAAGTTTTAATATCTACTACTTTTTCATATAATGTTAATCCTAGTGTTAGTTTACATAGCAGTTCTCAAATTACTGCATCTGCTTCACTTATATCTTTATTGGCTCCTACCATTATAGATTCTAATCAAAGTCGATTTAATGGATTTGGAAAACCTTCTATCTCAGGTGTTCCAACAACTGGATTAGCCGGTACTTACAGAATATTTCTTTATGATTATTTAATGATTTATAAAGTTTCTTTATTGTATCCAGTTTCAATTGGTGATTTAATTAAATTTGAAAGCAACTTAGTTGATTCTGAATTAATTGTTAATAGAATTGAAACTATAGGTTCTTGGAAATTTATCTATATGTTTACTGAGTTTAATCAAAATATTATAAATGATTTACAATTGACTAGTAGTTCAATTACTATAACAAACTTAAATAAATATTCAACAGTTTCTCAATTAAAAAATAGATTCAATAATCATCCAATTTCAAATGCTTATAAATTAGATTATTTAGATTCGAATGGAAATGTTACTAACACTAGTTCAAGTTTATTTCAATTAAGTGCTAAGTTTAATAATCTAACATCTTATTATAATTTACAAACTTCTGTTGATGTTTCTGCTAATAGTTTAATAACTGCTAGTGTTTCCAACTATTCATTCTCAGGTGGTGTTTCATCATCTACTACATTTATTACATCAACATATAGTTTTGTAAATGGTCTTTCTTCTAGTAATACTAAATTGGCTGGTTCTAATTACGGATATGCTGGTGACGGTGGTCCAGCGCCTATTGCTCAATTAGCTAACCCATCCGGTATCAGATATAATCAAAATACAAATTCATATTACATAGCAGACACCGACAATAATGTTATTAGAATTGTTAATGGTGCCGGTATTATACAAACTGAAGTTGGTTTTCAATCATTAATACCTAGTTATGGTGGTGATGGTGGTCCATACGCTAATTGTCAGTTATATTTACCAACTGATATAGATTTTGATTCACTAGGTAACATGTATATTGCTACTGGTTGTACATCTTCTAACTTTCATATTATTAGAAAAGTTGATTATAATACTGGAAGAATTGAGGCTTTTGCGGGTACTGTTGGTCCTTCTGGATTTTTAGATGGTGTTCCGGCTATTAATGCTCAGTTAGACAAACCGGTTGCTGTAGCTGTTAATCCTCTTAATGATTATGTTTATATATGTGACTCTGGTAATAATAGAATTAGAGTAGTTGATAATAGTGGTATTATAGGTACTTATGCAGGTGATGGTACTGGTGCTTATGGTGGAGATTTTGGACCAGCAATATCTGCTAGGTTAAATAATCCATCAGCTATTGCTTTTGATATCTTTGGTAATTTATATATTGCAGATAAAGACAATTTTGTTATTAGAAAAGTTGATTATAATACGGGTATAATTACAACAGTTGCTGGTGATGGTACACTTGGATATTCAGGTGATGGTGGACCAGCAACAATTGCTCAGTTAGGTTACACAACAGGCATTGTTTATGATGCGATTGAAGATAGTATTTATATAGTCTCAAATGATGGTGCTCTTGTTAGTACAATTAGAAAAGTTGACAATGGTGGTAATATATCAACAACTCTTACATCTCCTTCAATATTCGGTAAGTTATTAAATCGAATAATAATGGCTGAGAATGGAAAGGATATAATCTATTCTGGTAATCTATTTAAAGTCGATAGAAGATCTTTTGATTATAGCGCCTCATTATCAGGTACATTAACATCATTGCCAAATAATAATGATATAGTTAAGCTTAGGTTAGGTGGTACACTCTATACATATACATTTAAGACCACACCTTCTTTATTAACGGATGTTTTAATATCATCTACTATATCTGGTTGCTTATCTAATTTATCAACTGTTATATCATCGACATCAGGTATAAACAGTTATATTCTAAGTGTTTCCTCTGTTGGTAATTCTATTAACATATCAGCTTTATCATTATTTGGTGCTAATCCTAATTTAAGTTTAAGTTGGAATTTAGAACCGACTTTAAGTACTATTACAAGTAATTCTAGTGCTTCTTTGTCTGGATTACTTAATTTAATACCAAGTGATGGTGATAGCGCTACTTTAATTTTAGGTGGAGTTACAACTACATATACATTTAAAGATACAGCCATTAATACTAATGAGATTCAAATATCAACTTTATCAAGTACACTTGATAATTTATTATTGGGAATAACAACATCATATTCTTCTTATTTATCTCCTACCTCATCAGTAGTAACTGGTGATACAATAAATCTCATATCAAAGTCACTATATGGTAGTATTCCTAATTCAAATCCAAACTGGGGATTAAGTTATAATTTAGCTGTTGGTGGAAACTTCACAACTACTTTATATGATATGATTTATACTTCAGGGTTCTTAAAATTTGGATATTCACCTACATATAATTTAATGGATTATTTAACAGGATTAAATGATGTAAATGATGTCAATCCTAAATTCTATGCTACTAAAGAATATTTGGCTATGCCTCAATATGAAGGTTTACCACTTGGTAGTTTAACAGCTTCTACTGTTTATATTGATTATAATGGTTTAACTTATTCTGGTGGTAGTATGAGCTTACCAACTAATAAAATCTTATTTGGTACAGGATTAAAACTAGAATGGGATAGTATCTTTATTAATACATTTGTTGATGTTAAAGTTAGAGGTTCGCTAACTTACTCTACAGACAAACTTTTAGTAATGAATAAATATTATGATTCTTTACAAAATGCTTATGTTATTGAATTTCATAAAAGAGTTCTACCTATTAGTAGTCTTTTTCAAAATATATTATCTAATTGTACACTAGACATTATCTCTAGAAGACATTTATCTCAAATAAGTGCTGACTTACAAGAGTTGAATAATATTCAAAGAGCTAAGATGAAATCAAATTCTTGGCAAGACCAAGATTTATTTAAATATTATAACTATCAAAATGAATTAAATTTTAAGATACCAACAGATTCTTATGCTAAGATTTTATTATCAGATTCAGATACTATTCAAGCTTTATCCGCTATTATCTATGTTGATTACAAGAATGAATTAGCAATGAATATAACAAGATTAGCTAAAGAATATAATGTTCCTATTTTAAATACTATAAATTTTACAAATAAACTTTATATTTCTTGTTCCGAAAAGCATGACTTATTAGATGGTGATGGTGTTGTTTTAGAATTCAATGGTGGTGATGGTTCCTCTCAAGAATTGAATCCACAATATTTTGGATATCATGTTATTACAAAAATAAACGAGTATGACTTTTTAACTGATATTCCATATGGTACATCACCAACTACTGGTGATGATACTGGATATGTTAAATACACAAAAGAAGATCCCTTCTTAAACTATCAACCAGTTGATTTAATTGATTTGGGTGTTGATGGTAGAGGTAAAATGTCATTAGAGTTATCAATTGAAAACTTAAAGTTATTAAATAGTGCTTATAGTTTAATTAATGTGGATTTTGAGAAATATAGATTTAGATTAGTTGATGGATTAAATATGGATACTATTAACTTACAATATGCTTGGTTACTTGAAGCTGAGTTATCAGGTGCTGTTATTGGTTTAAATAATAATAATGAATTAGTTTGGTATAAAGGTACTTGGTTATATGGCAGATGGTTTGGTGGCATTTGGCAGTCTGGTGTTTGGATGGCAGGTGATTGGTATGATGGTATTTGGAATGCTAATACAATTAATGATAAAATTTTAACAGTTGATGTTGATACAAAAACCGTAGACTTTGAACAATCTTTCTGGTATGATGGTAGATGGTTTGGTGGTACTTGGAATGCTGGTATCTGGTATAATGGTAGATGGTATGATGGTACTTGGAATAATGGTATGTGGCATAAAGGTATCTGGAATGATGGTACTTGGAATGATGGTAGATTTGAGGGTGGTATTTGGATACTTGGTACTTGGAATAATGGTGTTTTTAACTGTGATAATGAACCAACTTATTGGTTAGATGGTAAATGGTTAGGTGGTGACTTTGAGAATGGTATGTGGTATAATGGTACTTGGGAACAAAGAAATGGCTTGGCTAGATTTGGTACTAAATCATTTAATAGCAGAACTGCTAACTGGCAAGCTGGTAAGTGGATAAGCGGATCATTCTATTCATATCTAAACACTGATGATAATGGTGTTCTTATAGCTTCTGAAGTTAATAAGTATTCTATTTGGAAAACAGGTCAATGGTTCTCAGGTGAATGGTATGGTGGTATTGCTTATGATATGGATTTCAAAACAGGAACTTGGTACGGTGGTATCTTAGAAGATATTCAAGTTATTCAAATTGATACAGTTAATAATACTTTTACTCTAAATGGTATATTCTATTTTAATACTGGTGATAATATTTTTATTATTGATAATTTATCTAATAATTCCAATTCAGTATTTGGTTCTAATGAAAATCCTGGATCTTATATTATTTTATATGCCACACAAGATACAGCAAATCAAAGTACAACTATTTATGTTGGAACTAATTTAGTTGGTACTTCAATTTCTACGTCAGTTGATACTGGTTTAAGAGTTGTTTCTAAATTTGCTAACTTAAACTGGAAAGGTGGTATTTGGACAAATGGTATTTATGAAAGTGGATTATGGGAAGGTGGACTTTGGTATAATGGTGTATTCAACGCAATTTGGACTTAATTTATAAATTAAATTTTAATATATACAATATGATTAAAAAATATCTACAATTTATAAAAGAAGCTGATGAAACAACTGAAGCTCAACCTACTGAGAAATCTCAAGATAGTGGTAAATACACTGAGTTAAAAGAGGAAGTTAAATCAATGATTGAGAAAACTATTGAAAAAAGTGGTGGTGAGTTTAAATCATTTGTAGATAAGTTCATCAAATCCCCAGATGATACTAAAATTGAAGGATTTATTAATGATTCGGATATTTATGAATTTTATTTGAAATTTAGAAATGATATTGATGAGCTATTAAATGATATTAAATATTTCAATGAAGTACCAAGTGAATCAAATACTTTTGGTCTTTATGATTATATAATTAGTGGTACGGAAAAAGCAGTATCTCAAATAGTTAAAGATTTATAATCTTTTTCTTAGTTTCAATAAATCTAACACCTTCAATAATTTTTATATCATCTTTTAAATCAAAATGATGCAACGTATTAATAACGGCAATTATTTCAAACTTATTATATTCTTTTTCAAGTCTTTTTAATCTATTCAATAACTTAGGTAGGTTTTTTTTATCATCTTTAAGAAAGTTAATAGTGTCTATGACAACATAAGAAAGTTTATTCTTAAAAAGTCCACCATGATTTAATATCTCATATTCTAAGTCAATCAAGAATGAACCTCTAGGATAAGCAGTTACTTGTAGGTTTTTGTTATTTAATTCAAGTGATTTGATATTTTTATCAAAATCTAAAGCAAAGTAAACAGTCTTCTTAGATATGTCTATTAGACTAAGAGCTTTTTTTGATTTGCCTGAATTAGATTCACCGTGAATGACTACCATTTTATATAATGTTTAACTATGCTATATGTATCTTGATGTAAATAAAAATGATTTACTATTAAATACAAATATAAGCATAATCTACTTAATAAAAAAGTGAAAGAGATTAATTTGTGAAGTATTGAAAACTTGAAAGGTTTTAGTATAATGTTAAGTAAATAAGATAATGCCAATGTTGTGCCAAATAAGTACCAATTTCCTGTAAAAAAACCAACAAATATCCAAATAAGCTCAAATAAGCCAAGTATACCTGCTGATTCATGCAAAGAATATTCCTTTTTACTTCTAAATTCTCTTTTAAGTGGTTTTTTACCGGTAATTTTTTCATATTTTTCTCTCCACTCATTTATTGAGTAAATTTTTCTAAATTTTAGAATAGTTGATAATAAAGAGAATAATACTAAAAAACCAATTAAATAATATATATTACCTATCATGATAATATATTTATTAAATACTTCTTGTTTCCTTTTTAGAAACAGAAGATATGAAAAATTATATATAGATTATAAAATAAATTGACAATTAAATGGCATCTACACCTCTTTATAAGTTTTTAAAATCGAATGGAACTTCATTTTATGCTTTCCCAGGTGCGGCTGAAGATATATCAGCGGCTTACCAGAACTCAAACTACAAGATGTATTTCTCTAAGTTTGTTCTATTAAATTTACCTAAACAAAATTTAGTTGCTGGTACAATGTCAAATAAAATAGTATTTGACTTTGATAATTCATTTCAAAAGTCAGTTAATGCTACACCACCTGCAACTTATAACGAACAAATAGTTGAATCATTAAGAAACTATGTAGCAAATCAAGAAGTTGTAATTAGAGAAAGTAGATTAAATAATACTAAATATTATTATGACACAAATGCTTTAGAAACTCCAACTGAAAAAGTTTTCTTCAAATGGGCTAAAAAGTTAAAACTTATTGATTTTGAACCAGCTATTCCAGATGATGAATATTTTAGTAATATTACTGAGTTTCAAAGAAATAATATTAATGATGATGCTTATTTACCTGAATATCTATGGAGAGAAAGACAAGTTATTGAATGGGATGCTATTTCATTTTATGAAACAAATGTAATTCCCTACACAAATAAGTTAGAAGTTGAGTTTGCAGGTACTACTAATTTTAGAGTAGGTGATAAAGTTAATATTTTCAATGTTGCTAATTCTACTATTTATAATTATGAATATCCTTTAAGTTCAGGTCTTTATCCTTTACTAAACTCTCAATATGAAACAGGTGTAAATACTACTGTTCTTTTTATTACACCAGCTGGTGCTACTCAAGGACAAAGAATTGTTTTTGATATTGATACTACACTAGGCACAGAATTTGAAACATCTGGTCAAGTTAAATTAGTTTATGATAGATTTGTTCAATATATTGGTGAAATAACCGGTATTTCTAATGTTCAAGAAGCAAATAGAAACTATACTGAAGTTCAGGCTCAAATTCCAGATCATGTTGGTGCTACACCTGATATTTTATTTAGAACTAATTATGATGTCAACTACAAACCAAATTTAACATTTCCTATTTTACCGAGTCAATATCAACCTGAAATTTTAGGTGCTGAGTTATTTACATCTCCTTTAGTTAATACTCCTCAAAATTATCCAGGTTCTTATTTTGCACAATTTGATACTCCTGATTTTACATATGAAACAGCAACTGGTGATTCTTTAAGAAGAAGTGGTGATTACTTTGGTGTTACTGGTGATATTAATAATCCAATTGTTGATGGTTCTACAATTGATGGTATTGGTATTGATTTTAATACTAGTCACTATGTTAAGATGAATATATTTAATAGAACATTAACTAACTTTGACCAATTTAATGCCTTAGAAGTTAACAATACACCACCTTCTGATTTTGAATATAATGCTATTTTATGGTATTATACTGTTCAGAAAACTGATTTAACCGGAGTTATTACAACTAAGACAAATTTATATGGTGTTTCTTTCTTAGATAATCCAGACAACAATGCAGTGGATGAAGAAATAGGAATTAGATTTCCTATTTATAAGAAAATGGTTTCTAATGGTCAACAAGATGGTACTTCTTATGCTTATAGTTTAAATCTAAACTTTAATATTGTAAATGACAATCCACAACAAGCCTATAATCCAGAGGCTATTAACTCTTTATTTAGTATGAATTTGTTTAATCAAGCTATGTCAAGACTATCATCTACAAATGATAGCTTTATGAATATATTGGCGGAACAAGGTGATTTAAAAGACCAATTAAATGCTTTACAACAATTACTTTACACACAAACAGATATTTCCACTATAAATACTAAGATATCAAATCTTGAAAACTTATTAAGATTATATTCAAGTAATCAATTAGTCAGTACAGATAGTATTAGTGTTGTTACAAATCCTGGTACACCAGTTTCTATATCTTTATTTAATAGAGAGACTTCATATACAAGTGTTAATAATATTAATACAACTGACTTATATAATACTAGTGGTGTGATTCCATTGAACTTAACAATTCCTGAAAATAAAAACTTTTTATTAAATATTATTAATAACGACCAAGTTGCTTTGGCACTACCAAACAATGACAAATTAACAATTGTTTTAGATACTGATTTAGCTTATAAACAAAGTGTTGATATTATGATAACTGGTACTCAATTGGCTTCTCAAAATAAAAAGTTAGATATTTATATTAACACAGCAGTTCCTTCAACTACTACAGCTACTTCTATAACAACAACCGAAGCTCTTTTAATTGGTAGTATAGATTTACCTGTTTATTATAACACAGCAAATTCTTTACCAAATTCAGCTTATTTATGGTCCGATTTCAATTTTGATATTGATTTTAGTAAAACTATTCAATATACATTGGGTAATATTTTAGAGGTTCCTTTGTCTGGTAATACTTTAATATTAAACAATTCTATTAAAACGGGAGATACTTTCAGATTAAACAATTTCTTTGTTGGTACTGCTTCTGTATTTAACTTCTCAGGTCAATATAAAGTTGATTCTGTTGTTGGATCTACAAGTTCTTATATTAGATTAAACGCTGATAGTAATCCTGATTTAGTTGCTTATGGTGCTTCGGCTTCATTACCTCTTTACATTCACGGAACATCTTCAACTTTATTATCAAATACTCCTTACTTTAGTTTGAATAAAGGTAAAAAGATAAAAATCACTAGAATTAATTCTTCTGATGTTTCAATTGCCGATAAATATCAAATAGATGTTCAAGATATAAAATAAAGTGTCTTTAGATTTTAATATATATGTTAAAATAAAAAGATATACTTATGGCAGTTACATGTGGAGCAAATCTCTTTGGCACTAAAGCACAATTTATTAAAACTAATGGAGGTGATTTTGTAGCCGTAGATGGTTCAGGTATAAGAGAAAGAATTATCTTATCAGATTTAAGAATTCCTTACAAACAAATTCTAAAAAGTAGAGTTATATTAAAAACAGGTCAAGTAAATTATTTACTAAATTTCTTAGGTTTAGGTGATAATGCTACTTTTCTTTGTATGAAAGCTCTTTATGATCCTAAATCTGTAATAGAGGCTGATAACTATGTTAATTGGAGTTATTACGATGATATGACAAGAGTTAATTCTTTTGCTGATACGATGGTTTTAACTGGTAATTCAACACATAGAGTCCCACAATTATATCTTACAAATCCAAGTACAAAATATCCAGTTTATATAGATATTATGGTTGGTGTTATTGATGATTCTTATTCTATTTTTACAGACACTTTAAATCAATCAGGCACTTCATTTGTTAATCTTAATTACACTGATATTCACAGTCATATTGTTGGTGAATCTTTAGTTATTAATGATAAGAGTTCTCCAGTTAAACCTTTAATTTATATTAGATTAAGTGATATTAATTCAATTGAAAGAAGTGGTCAGATTTTAATTATTGATGATTCAAGTTTAGGTACAATTTTCTTACAATTTGTATCAGAAACTGATACTTATCAAGCTCATTCATTATTAAATTATGTTTTACAATATCCAAATACAGATATAGATACACTTAATCCAGTTAGTGATAGTGTTGATCCAATTCTTTATTTCTATGATATGGTAGATTCTGAATATATTTCATTTAATGGTGCTACCTCTGGTGTTCCTTATGATACAAGTTATGGTAACACTTTTTCAACTTCAATGTCTTTAAGTTCTTTTGGTAGTAATATTAATAAGTCTCAACTTATTTACTCATTAGTTGATTATATTGAAGACAATAGAGATGGATATATGAGCATATTACCAACAAATTTAATAATAAGTGGTACTGCTGGTAACATTGATACTATATTAAATGCTGGTACATATTCATTATCATTTGACTTCTCAGATATTGCTCATAACTATTTAGACGGTGTGATAGTAGAACTTAATATAACTGCTTAAAAAATTAAAATAAAAGATGATTTTTAGCTATAATACATTTTTGAGACCGATAACAACATCTGATACTAATATTCAAGTATTTGATAATAAGGGTATTGTTGTTTATACAATAAATCCGTTCTCAATAGGAACTACAAGAGTTTCAAATAATATTTTAGAAATTGCTTTCAAAAGCGGTAAAATAATATCTATTCCTTTTTCATCTCAAAATGAAGCTAAAATAGCTTTAGGTTTATTTCAGTCACAAGTTGATACACTTTTAGAAAAGACACCAACATTAATAGATGTTCAAATTAAAAATTATATTGATAGTATATCTTCTTCAGGAACTTCTGGATCGAGTGGATCATCAGGTGTTAATGGTACTTTTTTTGGATCATCAGGAACTTCAGGTGTTAATGGTAATGATGGATCATCAGGAACTTCAGGTGTTAATGGTAATGATGGGTCATCAGGAACTTCAGGTGTTAATGGTAATGATGGATCATCAGGAACTTCAGGTGTTAATGGTAATGATGGATCATCCGGTCCTGCCGGAGAGACATTAACTGTACTAGGAGTTTATCCTTCAATATATGGTCTAACAACCTCTATTGGTGGTAGTTATTCAGTTCCAGAACCCATAAATTTAAGTACATATTTAACACAAGATACTGGAAATTTATGGATTTATAATCCTGCTTCTTCTGCTTCTAATTCTGATGGATGGGTTGATATGGGTCAAATATCAGGACCTAAAGGTGATAGTGGTACTTCGGGACTATCAGGCTCATCAGGCTCATCAGGCTCATCAGGCTCAAGTGGTACATCAGGATTAAGTGGATCAAGTGGCACATCAGGACTAAATGGATCGAGTGGTACATCTGGATATGCCGGTACAAGCGGTAGTTCAGGTACATCTGGATCGAGCGGTATATCAGGTAGTTCAGGAACATCCGGCACAAGTGGCACTACTCCAACAGCTCGCCAAAACTATGTTCAAGTATTAGGATCAATATTAAATGGTGTTACTACAATTGGTACAACTATTATTAGTGGTACTATATCTACTACTGGTGGTCCAATAAGTGTTACAGTTACTGGTGATGCTAATCCAAGTGGTGCTACATCTTTTGTGAGATTACAATTATATCGAAATTCAACACCAATTGGTAAGATTATACAAGCTGAAAATAGTTCAAACTTGAACGTACCATATTGTCTACATTTTATTGACACCCCAAGTGCTGGAAATTACTCATATAGTATGAGAACTGTTAGCACTATAGGTGGTACTATGAACTTTGGAGAAGTTGATGGACCAACTTTAACAATGATTGAATTAACTGGATCAGGTTCTTCTGGTACAAGTGGATCATCTGGAACATCAGGTTCTGCTGGCACATCTGGTACATCACCTTCAACTGACTTAACATTAAGTGGTAATTTAATTGTTAATGGTCAATCAACATTTACAGAAGTAACAGAAGTTATAAATCCAACACCATCTGGAGCCACTGCTTCAACGGTAATTTATGATTTTTCGGGTGGTAATATTTGGTATCATGGAACCGCATCACAGAATTATACAGCAAACTTTATAAATGTACCTACTACAAACTTTAGAACAATAACTACAACTGTTGTTATTGCTCAAGGTGGAACTGCTTATATACCAACAGCTGTGAGAATTAATGGAACTTCTTCTACTATTAAGTGGGCTGGTGGTACAGCTTCTGGTAGTGCTAATAAGGTTGATATAATTGGATTTAGTTTTATCTATACAAATAGTGGTATTCCTACTCAAGTTTTAGGTCAAATAAATTCATTTAATTAATATGTTATCAAGAATTAGTAATTTTTCAGGACCTTTATCAATTCTATTCAAAAGAAATTTAGACCAAAATAATTTGATTTTAGATTTACGATCAAAAATTGGACTATCTGAAATAACTTGGCAAGACCAATCATCATATAATAACGACGCTAGTTTTTATGGTTCAGTTGTTACGGATTCCATAAATGGTGAAATTGTTCTTTCATTAGATGGTGTAAATGAATACATATTTCCAACAAATGGATTTGGTAATATTTTAGACACAGGGTTTACTTATGAAGTTTGGGCTCGCCCAGGTACCTCATCAAATGGAGTTCTTTTATTAGAAACCGGACAAGCAGCAACAAGTAGTCTTTGGAATGATAATCAAATGGCTTTTGTTTCAAATAAAATTAATGTAGGATTATTCGATCCAAATGACTTCACACCTAATTATATTACAGGTCCTACATTCTTGGTTGATACATGGTATAATATAGTAATGACATATGATGGTAATACATTGATAGAATATGTTAATGGTGTTTCAGTTGGTAGTAGTATTGGTGTTAAGTCAAATCCATCAAGTACTTATTTATCTTTAGGTAGACCAGGTTTGGCTACTAATTACCTTGGTGGTTCAACAGGTCATTTTAAAGGTTATATAGGCGTTTGGAGAATATGGGATGGTCCTCTTGATAACACTGAAATTCTTTTAAATTATAACACAAACAGAGAGGCATATGATACATTTATTACAAATAACACAATACTTTATTTAGATGCTGGATCTGCGTCATCTTATCCAGGTTCTGGTAGTGTTTGGTATGATTTAAGTGTACAAGATAATTATGCTACAATGTCAAACACAACATATACTAGTGTAAATGGTGGTTATTTTACATTTAATGGTACTATAAATAGTAAAGGATTATTAACATCCGCTAAATATAATGTGACTTACTCTGGTAAAACTGTATTTGTCACTGCTTATCTATCAAGTAACATGATTAATAGTACTTTTAGAGCAATTTTGGGTTCTTCAGCTGGTAGTAGAAATTTTAACTTTTATTTATATAGAGATAATATCGGTAATTATCAACTCCATTATTCTGCTGGTGGTCAAGGTGGATTTAGTAGTAATTTAACTTTTACACCAGGCACTTGGTTCACTGCCGCTGTAACACATACTACCGGTAATTTAGTAAGTTATTACTTTAATGGTCAGCCAGTTGGAACTGACACTAATACCTTTTCTCAATATTTATCAGGAAGTACTGAGAATGTTGGTGTTGCTGATAATTTTTGGGATGGTAGAATTGGTTTGGCTTCTGTTTATAAAGTCGCTTTATCATCTTCTGAGATATTACAAAATCACAATAGTGTTAAGAACAGATATTCTAATTTTGTAGATACTAACTTAGTACTTTATTTTAACCCTAATAGAGATTTAAATTATCCAAATTATATTAGTGATTTAAGTGGTAATTCTCTAAATGGTACTTTGTCAAATAACACATTTACGGCACCATATCTAACTTTTAATGGAACTAGTTCACAAATTACTATTACTGATAATTCTTTATTAGAACCGGGCTCAGGGGACTGGACTATGGAAGTTTGGATAAATGTATCCAACTACACAGGTAGTAGAGTTGTTTTGGGAAAAATTGCACCCGGTGGTAACTCTTCAGATATATCATATGCTATTAGAATATTAAATGGTAATATTCGAGCTGACTTTAATAGTGGTGCCTTTTCGGCAGTAAGTACCTTAAACTATGCTTTAACATTAAATACTTGGTATCAATTTACTTATGTGTTTAATAATGTATCAAATAATAATATAATTTCGTATGTAAATGGTCAATTCTCATCAACAACAACACATTCTTATACAAGCTTACAAAATACATCTACAAATTTACATATAGGATCATATAATGGAGGTGCTACATTTCAACAATGGTTTAGTGGTAAAATGGGTATAGTGAGATTGTATAGTTCTGCTTTAAGTGCTTCTGATGTTTCTAAAAACTTTGAAGCTGATAGAGACATTTATGAAATTTAACAATTTAATATATACATTATGATTAAAAGATATTTAGAATTTATAAAAGAAAATCTCAATGGTTTTAATTCACTTGGAGAGTGGATTGAATCTCTTATAGATGATGAGTATGTTAGAAACATAGTAGCTCGTTATACAAAAGATTCTGACGCTTCTATTGACTTATCAAATGCTATTAATATCTTAGATGATAATACTAAAAATGAAATTAAATATCAAATTGATAATTACTTACAAAATGGTATTGAAGAAAAAGAACCTGAGTTCTTAGTTTCAACTGATTTAGAAGAATTAACTGAATCAGAAATTACAGTTGCTGGAAAAGGTATATTTACTTCTTTCCTAAAAGCTTTAACCAGTTTAGGTCAAAAAGAATTAGGACCAAACTGGTCTAAATCTCCAGATGACTTTTTATTATACTATTACTACCCTAATCTACAATCAGAACATGTAAAACAAGTATTTTCAAGATTCAAGTCTTTAAGTAGATACTTAGACCATGTTGATTATCAAAAGAATGAAGTTGATTTATACTTTGGTATCAAATGTGATGGTAGTTTTGAATATGGTTTACATTATGATGTACTAACACCAATTGGTCAATTTAAGTTGAATCAATCTGTTATTAAATGGATTTGTCAAATTGAATCTAAATCAGCTCACTCATTAAAGAAAGAGTTAGTTAATCTAAGTTTAGCTGATGTAATGACATTAGGTAAGATTAAATCAGATATGAAAGGATTTAATCCTGGTTATCACGAATCAAAAGATGTTGTGAAAATTCAAGATAAGATAATATCTTTTGGATATAAAGGTTTAGGTAAATGGGATAATGGTAAATTTGATGAAGGTGAATTTATGAATATTAAAAATAACTTCACAACTTGGTTGCTTACTAAGAAATGGAGCAGTAGAGTTTTAATTAGTGTTAAACCAACATCATATTATGTTTACATACATATAAAATTAAAATAATAATGAAAATTAAAAACTATAAATTATTTTTAGAGTCAAATGATTTTGATTTTGATTTTTTAGCAAACATTGGTAAAATGAAACAAGCTATTATTAAAATAGTTCAACTTCATGAGAAAAAGTGTTATGATGATAATAAACTATCATCTTATGAAAGATTTAAAGCTTCATTGAATGATTTAATTGATAGTGCTGTTAAAGGTGAATATAAAATTACTGAAGAATACTTATCTGTAATTAATTTATTTGAAAAAGAAGTTTATGGTAAAGATTTACTTTCTTCTTATGAAGAATCTATTTTTAGTCATTTAGATGATTTGATATCTTGTTTTAATAGTTTATTAGATAATGAGGAAAGAGATGAAGAAGATATTATGAGATTAGGAAAAGAAGCTAACCATATCTTAAATAAGATGGATGAGACTTGGATTTATACTTCTGATGAATCTAATCTTAGTATTTCTGATATTGATATAAGTGATATTGATGATGCTATTGCTGGTCTAGACGATAGATTGTCAAAAGAAACAGATGACATGTGGATTTCTGAAGAAGAATTTGAAAAGGATATTGAATCATATATTGGAAAGAAAATGGATGATTTTGATTACTCGGATAAACTACAAGCTTATCAATATATTGAGAACAAAGAATGGGTGAAAAATATACTTGAAGATGGTTCTGAAAAAGATAAAAATTTTGTTAATAATTTTCTTTCTCAGATGAAAGATATGTTTGGAATATAAATTAATATATACATTATGAAATACTTAAAAAAATATAACGAAAATCAAGAACAACAAGATCCTGAGTTTGCTATTGCTAAAATTAAAGGAAGATTTCCAGACCAATCTGAAATACAAGATATGTTAAATGATGAAATTAATCAATGGAAACCAGATGAAGAAGATCCCGAATATTATTCAAGAACTGGAAACGGTGAGGCAGAGGATGTTATTATTAATCATATGATTAGTTGGTTTCAGAAAAAGTATTATTCTTTATCTGATGAAAACTTTGAGAAAGTTAAACAATTGATACTAAAAGAGTATGAGTTCTTAAACTTTAACTACTAAACAAAAATAAAAACTTTTCTATAACAAGAAAAGTTTTTTTATTTTATGAAACAAACAAATAAAGAAGATATAACGAAAAAGTGGACTTCCATCTTAGGGTCTATGGGTATGACTGGATCTCAATTAGATAATTTATCACAGTTAGCTGAAAATCAATCAAATCAAATATTAGAAGAATCTAAATCAGAAGATTTTTCAACATTATTACCAATAGCTATGAAAGTAGCCGCTAGAACAATATCAAATGATTTAATATTTGCTACAAAAGAAGAAATTGATGAGGTTAAAAAGAAAGTACAATCTGAAAATCGTGATGGTAAAATTGAAGCTATTATTGAAGGCGGTGAATTTAGTGAAAAGAAGTTAGAAGATGATGAAGAATATAAAGAGTTGATGAAAAAAGGAGTAACTCCAATGTCTGGTCCATCAGGTACTTTATTCTATTTAGATTATAAATATGGTGATGAGTCATCTAAATCTCACAAGAAAACAAGAAGAAGTAAAAAGAAGAAGAGAAATGGCAGTATATAAAAGTCCAGGAGTTTTTCTTAAAGAAGTAGATATATCTATTGTTAGACAAATTTTTTTTAAAAGATATTCAAGAAGAATAAAAATAGGTAAAATATTTGATATAGATGTTTCTAATATTATTATAACTTCTACTCCAAAAGGAGGACCCGCAAACTTTCCACAAATCTGGTGATGAAAACATGTTAGAGTAATATATACTCTAATGATAAATGTTTATTTGATATGCGCCGAATTTGAAGGAAGAAGATTGTATAAAATAGGTTATACAAGAAGAGATGTCTCTAAAAGAGTAAAAGAGTTGAAAACTGGTAACGGTTCTGAGATGTATGTTATTGATTATTTTAAGTCAAAATGGGGAACTAAAATAGAATCACAGTTACACAGAACATTCAAAAGTAAAAAAATAAATGGCGAGTGGTTTGATTTAACAGATGATGATGTAAAATCATTTATTGAAAAATGTAGATTATCACATGATACTTTAGAGATGATAACTACACATAATACTTACTACTTAGAAACTGGTAAACTATATTAATAAATAGAATATAAATAAAAAATAAACTTTTGAATATGAGTTCAATGAAAGAAATGGCAATTAGAGAATACGTCTCCAAGATTGATTTTAAAAATGATGATTGGAAACTACCAAAAATTAAAGAAGAAATGCGTAGATTTTTAGGTGAGGAACCAGGAATTGAAGTTGTTTACAAAAAAGATGTAATGGTAAATGAAGTATCAGGTGAATCCAAAGAATTTGTAGATATTGATAAGATTCAAATCATTTTTACAGATACTGATGATAAATTTAAAAAATTAGAATTTCTAGTAAACGAAAAAATTTAATATGGAAAATCAACTTGAAATAACGGCTGATATTTTAGACTATCTTGGTAAATACGAGAATGGTGTTCTTGTGCTTTTAACTATTGGTTATAAAGGTGACTTTACCGAAGGTACTATTTATTATTCAAACGAAGCACTAGCTTTAACTGTTGATGAAAGTATTGAACAAGATTTAGGTATGAAAATTGAATTCTGGGATGGATATAGAAATTTAATTATTTCAATACTTAAAAAAGTTGTACCTTATAACGAGATTATCAATCGTTTAGATGAAATTGATATTAGTAAATATACTGAAGCTAGTATAGAATCAACAGAAGCCGAAGACATAAACGAAGACGATATTAAAGAAGAATAATAAACTATTATTGGTTATTTAGATATAAATAAAAAATAGTCAGTATTAAATGCTTATTAGTGAATTAGGAATTAGAGGATTCAAAAGTTATGGTAATAACGAACAAGTCTTAAAATTAAATACAGAAAAAGGAGAATTGATTCTTCTTGTTGGAAATAACGGAGCAGGTAAATCATCTTTGTTAGATTCCTTCGATTACACACTTTATGGTAAAGTTAGAGGTCGTAAAAAGAAATGGGCCACTTTATCAACACTTCCAAACAGAATTAACGGTGAACTACTTAATAGAATTAAATTTAATTCTTTAGGTACCGATGTTGAAATTAAACGAGGCATATCACCTGGTGTCTTAGAACTTACCGAAAATGGAGTAGTCAATGAAAGAGCCGGTAAAGGCAACATTGATGAAAAGATTGAAAAGTATATCGGTATGGATATCGAAACTTTCAAATCATTTATCTCAATGTCTATCAATGACTTCAAAAACTTTATCTCTTTATCAAATGAAGAAAAACAACTTCTTTTAGACAAGTTGTTTAACTTAGAAGTTATCAATATCTTAAATGGTATCTTAAAAGATATCGCAAAAAACAATAAAACTAGAGCCGCTTCTTTTGACGCTGAAATTAGAACCTTAGATGACTCAATTTTATCTATTCAAAGGTCTATTGATAAAGCCATTGAAAGACAAAAAGAAGAGGCTAGATTAGCCTTAGAAAGAGAGAAAGAAGATATTCAAGCAGAGATTGATAGAATCACTGGTGAGATGAATTCTAGAAAAGATGATTATAAATCTTTGAAAGAAAAGATAGATAGAATCAAAGAAAAGGATTCTGAACTTTCTGATGAAATGGATAAAGAAAAAAGACAACTTATTAATTGTCAGAATGATATTAAGAATGTTCAAAGAGAATTAGATTTATATGATTCTGGTAAGTGTCCAACTTGTAAAACAGATTTTGATTCAGTTCACTTTGCTAATTTAAGAACAGCTTTAGAAGAAAAGAAATTAGGATTTGAAAATATCAAAGCTGAAATTGAAGCTAATGTTACTAAAGTTAGAGAAAGACAAGTTAAGCTAAAAGGTTTATCCGAAACTACAACTACTACTTTTAATGATTTAAGTTACTTATTAAAAAACTATAAATCAGAAATTGATAAATTAAACCAAAAGAAAGCAAGTCAAACTGTTCCAGTTAATACAGCACCTTCTGTCAATATTCAAGAGTTTCAAGATACTATTGAAGAACTTCAAGAAAAGAAAGTAGTTAGTACTGATAATATCACAGTTTGTAAAGAAAAAGAACTTTACTACAAAGAGTTAAATCGAATCTTTGGTGAAGATGGCGTTAAAAAATCTATCATATCTGGTATTATCAAACCAATCAATCACTTTATTGCTGAGAATATTAAAAAGATGGGTTTACCATTTGAGGTGAAATTAGATGAGACTTTCACAGCCGAGATTAAACAATTAGGTTCTCAAATTGAACACGATTCTTTATCAACTGGTGAAACTAAGAAAGTAAATATTAGTATCTTAATTGCTTACTTAAAATTAATCAGAACTAAACGTCATATCAATATACTCTTCTTAGATGAGGTTTTCTCATCAATTGATATCGAAGGTATAGATTCTATTTTGGCGCTCTTAAAATCATTCGCAAATGATTATAACATTAATATCTTTGTTGTTCACCATGCTATTTTGAACCAAGAGATGTTTGATAGAATATTAAAGATTAATAAAGAAGTGTTTTCATCAATAGAAGAAGTTAATCTTAATTATGGAAATTGATAACATATTAGAGTTATATCTTAACGCTAAGAAAGAAAAGAAGGACGCCGTTAGTCGCCAGATTTATGAGAAAGCGGCTAATGCTAGAGATGAAGAACGTAAATACTCAGTTAATTTATATGAGTTATTAATTGGTGATAAAGTTGAAGCTTTTGATTATAATAAATTTGATAAAATGATTGATGACTACTGTATGAGTAAGTATGAAGTTAGTATTTATGACACTCATTCACTAACACAAATTATTAGACAGAAAAGATTAAATGACTTAGGAATATAAAAAAAGCCTCTGAGAAATCAGAGGCTTTTTCTATTTTAATATATTTTTAGCAGTCATAACAGTCAACTTGTCCTCTACCACTACAGTTATCACATTTTACTCTTTCGTCACCATCACAAGTACTGCATTGTTCTTTACCACTTCCACCACAATCTGAACAGTTAACTTTACCTTCGCCATCACAATCGCGGCAAGGCTCATCATCTACTTCACCTGAGCCACTACAGTTATCACACTCTACTTTACCAGAATAACACTCATTACAGTCAACTTCTCCATCACCATCACAATTTCCGCATTGATAATCACCGTTTCCATCACAATCGGGACATTCTGTTCTACCTGATCCACCACAAGTATCACAAGGTCTGACATAATCACCGCCTGTATCTTCTAAGAAGTAACAACCACCAGTATCAAAGTTTGAAATTGTTTTTCTTCTTGGATTAAAATATTTAAGTGTATCTAAGTAAGGAAAATTATCCATACTAGCATCAGTTAAATTAACAATTAAGTCTAAGTTAACTCTACTTCCATCTGGTGCTATAGCATTACTACTATCTGAGCTATTGTTATTTTCTTTATAGTACCAACCATTTTCTTTAGCATAATCTCTAAATAATTGAACATCAGAATCATTTACTGTATAGATTCTATCCAAGTATTCTTTACCATCTTTTAATTTCCAAAGTAAGGCTCTACCAATAATTTTTTCAGTATCATCAATTGATTTGTAAATAACTAAACCAACTTCTGGATTAGCAGTGTAAACTTCTAACCAACTCTCAGGAGCACTAGCCATACAAGATGAACCTAAAGTGCCACTTCTTTGAAAGTAATTTTCATTGTGATACCAGTGAGCAATATCTGAACCTCTAACAACTTCAATATAAGAAAACTTATCATTCATCTTATCAATAGTTGCTTTATATAAATTAACAAATTGTTCAAAGTCTTTATCAGCAAATTCAGCACCAGCCGCTTTCAAAAGTGCTCTCATTGCTCTACCTACTTTAATCTCCTGTCTATTAGATGACCAAATCTTTTTAATTCTTTCATCAACAACTCTTAGTTTTTCATTATTATAAACACCTTCACCAACTTCATTTCCTGATTGGTCTTTAAATTTAACCCAAGCATAAACTTTACCACTTGTTTCAGATGTTACTTTAGCAACTATTTCACCCAAATCTCTAGAATTAGGCTGGTAAGGATTAGAACCTTCTTCAAATGTATAACCTAGACGAGTAAATAATTTAGCATTTGAATCTTTGTGTTTTAACCAACCACCACCTGAACCAGTGAATCTAACTACTTCTTTAGTATCACCTAAAATCTCTTGAGCTTTTCTATCAGGAGTAAAAGTAATTGTATCGTTTTTTGAAAATTCAATATCAAGGTAGTTAGCCTGAACTGTGATATCATTGTTTTCAACACCTAAAATAGCTTTAGCCATTGGATGTTCAATTCTGGTCATTGCTTTTCTGAAGTTATCAGAGAAAACAACATTAGATTCTATGATGAATTCTAAGTTTTCTTTTAAGAAGTCTGAATATTTTTTAATCATTTTCAACTATGTTATATTTTATTGATATAACTATATATTAAATATATAATATACAAAAAAAGATTTTAGTATGCTATTAGTAAAAGTAGAAGGAACAACAATTGAGAAAGCTCTTAAAACCCTTAAAAGAAAATGGGACAAAACTAAAACTCTTAGAGAATTAAGAGATAGAAAAGAGTTCACTAAAAGATCTGTAAAAAGAAGAGCTGAGATTAATAAAGCTAAGTATGTTCAAGAGAAATACAGAAATAATGATTAATAAGTTACTTAGTTTATTTCCAAATCAAAGTAATAAAACATATGATTTAGGAAAACTACAAAAGGTCGGCTTTATAAAACCTTTAGAGGATTTATCGGGTTGTCCTAATTGTAAAAGTAAAAACATATCTTGGAAGTTCTTTATACCGGTAGATGGTTCCAAACCAACTCAAGACAGTATATCAGTTTGTAAAGATTGTGGATATAAAGATAAAAGAGGTGAGTTTGAAAAAACAAACAAATCACTACTTAGAGAGAAAAAAATTAATCAAATATTAGATGAGTTTCAATAAAAGATTTATAAGTAAAAGTAGTTTATTATCAGCCGCTTCTAATGGATTAGACTATTTAATTGGATATGTAACAAAACCTGATGCTCTTATTATAGAGTGTGATGGTATATCTCACCAAGTTTGTAATATTATTAGCGAAATAAAGAACAAACAAGAGATGAAACAAAAACTGAAAGAAGTAGGATTCTATGAATTTGAATAAAAACTATTACTCAATTCTTGGAGTTGATAATAACTCTGATGAAAAGACTATTAAAAAAGCTTATTATAAATTATCATTTACGCATCATCCTGATAAGAATGGCGATCCTATAGTTTTTGGTGAAATGACTGAAGCTTACGATATTCTTTGCGGTGAGAAAAGAAAAGACTATGATGTTAAAAGTAAGTTTGGTAAAAACTATAATGAATATTTTGAATTATTTGATATTAACATAGATTTTGATTATAATAAAGAAAAATCTAATTTTGAGAAATTTAAAAAGAATGAAGTTTTAGATATTTATCTTACTATAGATGATGACTTTGATGGTACTTTGGAATATGAAAGATGGGTTAAGTGTAAAACTTGTGATGGTACGGGTAAAGACCTTTCTGCTAAAATTATTATTAAAGACAATGATGGTAATATTCTAAGAACATTTGATGCTGATGATGGATGTGACTTCTGTGAAGGTTCTGGAAAAGACTACAAAGGTGATTCTTGTAACTTTTGTAACGGTAAAGGTAAAATAGGTTTAACACCTTGTAAAAAATGTAATGGCGAGAAACGAATTTTAGGTAAACAAAAACTATCAGGTATTAAATTAACCGGTGATGAAACTAAAATTGAATCTATGGGAAATTGCTCTAAAGATGTAGCCGGAATGGTTGGTTATCTTTTATTAAAAAAAGAAAATTTAATTATAACCTAAAAATCCACTTATTAAATAAGTGGATTTTTTAAGATAAAGAAAACGATGCTAATCCTGTTCCGGTTCTTGTTATACTTAAAGTATAAGGGTATGTTGTATTCTGTGTTAACGTTCTTGTAGTAGATATTGATGATGACACACTATTAGAGTTATGTACCATTGTTCTACCAACACCCGTAATAGTTCCAGTACCACCTATAACTAAAGTAGCCGTAGTGAATCTGATACTAAAAATAGAGCCTCCGCTCGCTGATGAAGTTAAATTAATAGTAACTGGTGCTGTATTGACTGTTATAGTACCTGTTATAGTAGCAGAAGTTGTTGATGTGTCGCCAAATATTGTATATGGTAATAGTGGAGCAAATCCACCCGGTTCAATTACTAATGATGATAATGGTGCTTCGATTGCGGGTGAAGTAAAAATACTTCCTCCTCCGATAGATCCCGAAGTAGCTCTACCTATGTTACCAATACCCGCACCAACTCCACTGACTATATCATTAGAGTTCTCTGTTCTAATACTATCTAGTCCAATTGTAAGATTATCAACAAAGTTAAATCCAACATTTGAATAATCAATAAATGGTGATATTCCTTGAAATGGAACTTGAACACTTTTATTGATATTATTATCTGTAAAATATTGAAAAAATGGTATCATATCAATCTCATAAAAGTGTAAGTTATCTATTACATACTCAGATGCTGAAGTATCGCCATTTAGAGGATAATTCAAACCTGCAAAATTCATACTTAAATTTCTTTTATTATAGAAATACTCTACTTTCTTTTTATTTCTAGTATTCAAGTGATTCACATTTTCATATACCGGTAAAAATTTAGCATAATCTATTGTTCGGTAGCTAATACCAGATGTGTAAACCTGTCTTATGATTAAGTTTAAATTATTGAAGTGTATAGGTGGCTGTCTGTAAAAATTATTAAATGTAAATAAATAATTATAATTATCACCATATGTTGTTATGGGACCTGAGAAAGTAATTACATCAAATTCAACTTTTGTATATCTTAATTTTTGAACCTCTTCATAAGTTCTGTTTGCTATATAATCATCACTAAATGGTGTAATATCCAATATACCTCCACTATTTCTAGCTTGTACTATTAGTTCCTCACCAGTTATTAATGGTTCATTATCAGCAGGAGTTGTTCTAGAAAATGTTAATGATGATATATTTGTTCTAGAGAAAGTCCAACCTTCTTTTAAAAATGTACTCTCCGCATCACTAAATGTTCCACCAAACTCGTCTTCAAATTTACCAGCATCTCCAATAAAATCAGCAAATATTTTATACTTTGTTCCTAATTTATATCTTCTAATTGTTGTTGAGAAACTATCTCTAAATGTTGAATTACTTTCTAAAACATCATTTGTTGTATAACCATATAAATTATTTTCAGAGAAAGATTTTCTCGATAATGGATTTAATGTGGATTGAGGTTTTCCAATATTTGTGGCATAAGAAGGATCATAATTTACATCCATCCAAGAATTATAAACAAAAACCGATCCTGAATCTGTGGAATTAGCAGATGTTATTTTTGATACGTTATTTGATTTAAAATCAACTCTTTGTAAAAGTCCTTTGTTCTTATCTATATAAACCTTACCACCTTCTAAAGTTGAATCAGATCCATAATCAACATCTATTACTACTTGGTAATTATTAATAACTTCTAAAACATTGTGATCGCCATCGTATTGAGGATTTAATGATTTGTTATTTTTATCAACAGTAATTAAATCACCAACCACTAAACCGTGAGGTGTGCTATTTGTTGCAAATTGTAAACCAACACCACCAGAGTTAAAAAAGGTATCTATAAAATCAGGAAGTATATAAGGATCTGATACAAAATGTCCACCATCAAATATACCATCAATCCAATGAGAATCATACATCTCAGTAATTAAAGGATATCCTTTGAATAATCCATAGTTCCAAACTCCTTTGAAATAACCGTTTAAGAATGCACCAGACAACCAAACATTTTTAGTTATAAAGATTCTATGATTATCCGAATCTTTTTCAATTCTTCTTATAGGAAAATTATTATCAAACTCAACAACTATACTATTATATGTTTTATTAATAATAGTATAATATCCTTTTAATAATTTTCTATCCTCATTTATATCAATTGCAATAATATTGCCTATGGCGACATTATCACCAATATTGAAATTAGAAACAGATTCAGAAGGCCCCGATATTTGAACTCTCCATCTTTTATTTCTGTTATAACTAAAAAAGCTAGTAACATTATAAAACTCAAACATTCCATCATCAACTCTCCAACCACTATTCCAAACTCCATTTTCCCATATACCTGCTTTGAAACTACCGTTTCCAATTTTTGAAAATATTCTACCAATTGATAAGGATGATGTTGCGTTAATAGTATTTCCATTGCCAACAATTGTTGCGTAAGTTGCTCCTGTTAAACCAGTAACCGTTGTTGAGTAAGTAAGTCCAGATGTCATTACATATTGTCTGTTATTACCCGGATGATAGGCACCATCAACTATTATATTTTGTAAATATACAGATGCTGTTGCACTAGAAGAAGAAGTCGCGCCCATAAACGGACCAACAAATATTAAATATTGATTACCTCTTATTCCATAAAATCCAACTGGCACAGAACTATCTGTAGAAGAGAATGTACCATAAGAACTCTGAGTTATTGTGGCTATTAAAGTACTACCATTTGGTGGTGTGTAAATACCGGCATTATAGTTTGCAGCAGAAGGTATCAATGTTGATGGTGGTGATGGTGATAAATAAACTCTTAAAGGTGAAGATGTTGTATTTTGATAGTTAAAATTCAAGTTAAAATAAGTATATGGTACAAATTTATATATTGCGTTATTAAGTCTATAACCTTTATTAGCCACCTTACTATTATTGTTACCACCAACTGGAAAATAACCTAAAGAATCATTTGATGATGTTGATGATACTCTATCATACCAAAAATATATATCACTTGGTTTATCGTAATACCAACCAAGTGAATTTTTTAACTCTTCTCTTGATAATTCAAAGTATTGCATTTTATAATAAGAGAATCCTAAAATCCTAAAATCTAGTTCATTGACCGTATAGCTTACTATCCCTCTATTATTCTGAGTAGTTCCGGCATTACTAAAAGTACCATTGGCTTTATAAATAACATCATTTCTTGTTGTCAATCTTTCAGGAGGTGTTGAGTAATGAACAAAACTTTGAGTGGCAGTGCCGGGAGCGCCATAAGCGGCTGTCATTCCTCTTGAATAGTTTAATTGGTCACCCCAATTAAAACTAACTGAAAAAGAAGCGGCTGTCGCATAAACATTAACTGTATTAGTTATAATTTGATATGTTTTATCAGGAGAATAAGTATATGCGCTTGGATTGTTATGTTTTAAAATAAATATACCTCTAACACCGCCAGTTCCACCTGGTGCTCTTCCATCAATAGCAGTTGAATCAACATGTAATCTACCAGGAGTCGGTAATGCGTCATATACCCAATAGCTATAACCAGAATCAAGTAACGCATTGGTAAAAAGGGATGGATCCAGTGCAAATGTAGGTGCGGTTGATACTGGTAAACTTAATCTACCTGATCTTCTGATGAATGATGTCATTTTTTAAGTTATTTTTATTATATATTTTTATTATCTGTTTTCATTCTGATTAGTTACCCTGATAATATAGGCGGACTCACATCTTCAATACTCACATATTCAAAAACAGGCAATGTTTGTATAGAATATGGATCATATCCACTTGATACCCAGCCTGTTATATCTAAAACAGCATCGGTTGCTCCATAAGATGGTGTAGCGGCTATTACAGATGATATAGATGCCTCAAAATCACCAGGTTGTAAAAATATATTCCAAATATGTGCTGATGATGTTCCACTCCAATCTTCACCTCTATCTAATATCTGCAAAACATAGTCTTCTGTAATTGAACCATTATACACAAACGAGGAACCATACCAGTTACCATTTCTCCAAGTACCATTTTCCCAGAAAACATTAAACGCATTCATATAGTTAGAAATACCATTTTTCCAAATCATACCGGTTGCTGTTCCTATAATAAACTTACCGTTTTTCCATTGAGAAATATAGAAATCACTATTATTCAAAGTACCATTTTCCCAATAACAAGTATCATCATTTAAATTAAATGTTCTCATCTTTTCTTTTATAGAAAGAGAATCAATAGATATCGATCCGCCTAATCCATTAGTATCAACATATATTGATACACTACCACCTGTAGTTGTTTTGGCTTCAAATATATTTGAACCTAAAGTTAATGGAGCGGATGAACTAAAATATGAATATGTTCCTATATTTACTTTTAGATTTATATTAGATGAATGTGTTAGTACATTTAAATCAAATTCATATTTACCTGGATTCAATCTAGTAACTGTATTATATAAGTATAATCCTGGTGAAGCCGATCCACCAATATAATGTGCTAAACTAAATGTTGGAGATCCAAATCCAGCACTAAAAGCAGACGATACAGCAGAAGGAATAGCACTTGTATTATTATCAAAAAATCCATTTGCTTCGCCTGGATCAGCGCTTGTAGTTCTTGAGTTAAAAGAAGTTATATTATAAGCCGATCCACTATTAGCTGCTTCAAATAAAATATAATCATAAGTTCCATCATTACCAGAACTTAAATTATAATAGGTTCCTATAGAACTTGATTCTATCACTGGTATAGCTAGAAAAATTGCATCTAAAAATCCAGGTCCACTTGGTGTATTTGAAGAAAAAGTAAAACTTAAATTACCAAATCCAGATGTAGTTATATTAAACCAAAAACCAGCATCAAAATAATTTTCACCAAAAAAAGCATCTGTCGGTAGATATGGTATTTTTAACTTTATACTTGCTAAGGGTCCGGTTACGCCAATTCCTGATGAAGTAGCCCATCCTACACTAGATACCGTAGTTCCCTGATTAAATCCACCATTATATAATAATTCTGAACTATATAAAGTAGGAGATATATTAAGTTGACTTCTTTCGACATAAGGGTTAAATGAACTACTAACAAAATTACCTTTTTCAAAAGCACCATCTAACCAAACTGAATTATTCATTTCTCCATTTGTGTGACTAAATGTACCTGATAACCATAAAGCATTTTTAATTTTTGCTGTTTTAGGTGGTGCATTAAATCTTTCTAAGTTTACAGATCTAAGTTGTTTTGTAAAAAACTTTCTATCTTTAATAAGTCTGTCTTTTGTATTGGTTACTAAACCATTTCTCCAAAGACCCCAATATGAATAGGTAAATGTATCAACAAAGGCATTAGCATTTGCACAAATCAATCCAGATACTGGACTACTTACACCACTGCCTTGTAATTCACCATATGTGAAAACACCATCATTCCAAACTCTTCCTCTAAATATACCACCATCAAACTCGCCTTTATACCAAGTTGAGTTAGTTAAACCATTAGCATTACCAAATTCACCACCATTAAATACACCATTTTCCCAACCATAATCTGATTGAGATGTTGAATTACTTTGTGACCAACCATACGCTGATAAAAACTTACCACCATTAAAAGTACCATTTTTCCATTTAGCCATACTTATAAATTGACCACCAAAGAATGAACCATTGTACCAAATAGCCGAGTGAGTAATGCCTTGTGTTATATCAGAACCAAATACACCATTATTAAAATTACCATTTAACCAAGATATGTTCTGACTAACATTTTTAGGATAACTTGTATCAACTGCATATAATGTAGCATTATCAACAGTAGCATAACTTACCGTTCCGTTGTATATTCTGGTATCTAATGTTGATACTTGATTATTTCCTAGAACACCATTGTTAATATAACCGTTATAGAAATTAGAATAGTAGAATCTACCATTACTAAATGTACCAAACTCCCAATCACTCTTGTAAAACTCACCATCAACAAAAGTACCATTCTGCCAAGAATTTCTATTATTAGGCAATCCACCATTTTTATAATAAGAGTTTATATTTTCTGAATAGTAATAAGGATTTGAAACATTTGCATTACCATTAAATGTTCTTGAATTATAGAACCAACCATTTAAAAATTTACCGTTAATCCATCTTGAATCTCTAATAACACCGTTACTAAATGTACCATTAACCCATATAGAGTTTTGTATAATACCACTATTCCATATATCTGATCCATCATTTAAGAAGAAAGAGTTTTCATATGTTGCATTAGATAATATATTTCCGTTATCTGAGAATATTGAATCAGTTACAACTAAGCTTTTAATATTTTCTAAATTAGTTAAATCTTTATCTAAGTAGTTCAAATCTATATTTTGTATTAATGAACCTGTTATATAAGACCTTCTTAAAAATCCTGATTTAATATTTGTTTTGTCAATTTTTAACTTTTTAATATGACCATATCTGTTCTGAGCATTCTTTGTATAAAAAGAACCATTAGAAGCAGATAAACTAATTATGTTACTAACAGTTCCTATTTCTTTTAATTGATAAACACCATTAGTATTTGACATAACTTTGTAAGTGTCTGGAATTCTTGAAGAATCATTTAAATTTATTATTTGAAAATTCAAATTATCTAAACCACCATCACTAATATAAAAACGTATAGAATTACTAGCACTAACACCGGAAAGTGGTATGCTAAAGTTATATGTGGTGTTATAATCCATATATTTACCTAATAGATTATCTATTAATGTTGAGGTTGGATAAGTGCCACTTTCATAAAATAAATCAAAAGTACCATCAAATGATGTTGTAGACGAAGAACCGGTTATTAAAATATTATCATACGATTGAGTAAAAGTAAAAAACGTTGTAAATCCAACTTGTGTATCTGGAAACAAACTACTAGTGGTTGTTATAATTTTTGGAGATGGTTGAAAGTCAACAGAGTCTAAGAAAACAATATCACCTATACTTATTAAATTAGATTCAGAGTAATTAGAATTATATGATGTTGTTGCAACAATATAATTAGAACTATTAATAGAAAGACTATAGGTACCACCAGATAGTGATGGTATTGTAATATTATTATCATTATTTGATTCTATGTGAGATCCACTATTCCAATCAGAGTTCTCAATTAAACCACTATCAAAATCAGCATCAACAATATAAGCTGATGTTACATCAATTATATTTCCTAAACTATTTGGTCCTTGTAGTGAATTAGCATCATAAACAGACATATCTGAATTGAAGTTTAAATTTTCACCTGCAGTATTATTATTGTTTATATCATAATTACTTACCCATAAATCAATTGAGTAGTAGTTACTATTAACATTATTAGAATAAGCAATTGTTTGATATTTTAGACCAGAAGTCTCTGAAAATGTAGCACTTGTAAATTTGAGATTGTTATCTAATGGTGATGATAAAAAAGCAGAATATTGATATCCTCTTTTGCCATTTGCTACTGTTCCAAAATTACTCTCAATGTATTCCGTCCAAGAACCTATTTTAAACTTTTTATCAAAGAAATTAATTACATTTTTACTATTGTTATTAATTTTAATACCTTTTAGATAAAAAGCATCACCTGTTCTAAGTCTCTCATATCCATTTTTATCAATATAGAATTTATAAACTTTTTGAACTACATCATTTATGTTACTGTATGTTAAACCAGGTAAACTTGAACTTTCAGATGCGGTTAATTCATCATAAGCAAATATTTTTATAATATTATCACTATTATAGCTTGAGTCTTTTAAAACAGATTTATTAAAATAAGAGTTTATAGACTTTACTCTTTCAAACTTAGAGTTATTAGATATTGTATTTTTTAATTCTGAATTTTCAATAAATGAATTATTAAATTCACATTTATTGAAAAAAGCACTTTTGATAGTATTTAAATAAGTTGTGCTATATTCTAATAGTTCATTTTCTACAATTGAATAAGTTGCATTAGAATGTGTTCCAAATATTGTTGAATAAATAGATCCATTAACAACTGTTGATTGATTAATGTTAGAATTTAAAACAAAATTGTAACCTCTACCAGCATTGTTAGGTGAGTTAGCTTTTTGGTATGGTAAACCATTATTATCAAAACTGGAAAAATAACTTTGAGAGGCGGTATATAAAGAATCTAAAGTACCTTTTTGCCAATTTGTGTTAATAAGTGTTCCTGTGTTCCAAACAGAGCCATTACCAAACCAGTTAATTTTTTTATAATATTGACCAAATATACCTGAATTTAATTCCCCATTAAAAACACCATCTCTAAAATTACTTTTAGATATGTAAGGTGGAAAATAAGTCACATCAGTTATCCACTCAGATTGAGTTGGACCAACAAACCATTTATAAATAAATCCTTCTTTGTATTCTTTACCATTATAAGTAAAGTCACCGTTCATTATTTTTACTTTATTTGCATTTGATTGTGTTGAATATGAATAAGAACCGGTTGTGGTAAATGGTGATGTAATACTTGTCCAAGTTGCTGATGAACTTCTTACATAAAATCCTGGCCCAGCAACACCTGTATTTCTACCCCAAAATTCAGATGTTGAATAAACGGCATCAACATAAATTATATTATTGTTGTAATAACTAAACTTATTTTCAAACTTACCACTTTTTGTAGTCACTGACCTATTAGCATGTAAAAACTCTGACTGATTTCTAATATAATATACTTTGATAAAATCATCATCAATACTTGACTTATAAGGAAGAACTCCGGTATAATCTATATCTAAGGTAATTTTACAATTATCAACATATAGAACTTTATAACCATCTCTTCCTTTTTTATATTTATTATTTTGAATTAATAAATCACTATCATAGTTACCATTTAATATAAATACTTTATCTCCAACTTTTAACCCAGTGTTTACTTCTGTATAGAAAGTAGTTTTGTATGTACCACTCGCGTTTAAATCATAAGGCTCAACCCAGTTTAGTAATTTAGGACTAAATGTTTTATTTGAATTTGTAACAAGTCCAATTAATGGATCATAACCAACAAGATTAATATTATTACCAAGATTTTGTAATTGAGCTCTAGTTATTAACTGTGGCTTTGTTGATATTACATTAGCAATAGCGCTAATACTTGAATTTGTTAAAGTAGGAACATTACTACGAGGTTCAGTATAACTAACACCAATAAGATCTATTGGAATATTAAATATTTTCTTTCTAACATTTATATCGACTGAATATGTTGCCATCTATTTAACAAAGAGATTTTATGTATATATTATTTATTAAGACTTTCTTTGTTATTAAACTTTATTTAATTAACTTTGTAAAATAGTATGGATAAGAAAAAAGTATTGATTTTTACTGGAGCAGGAGTTTCAGCTGAAAGTGGCGTTGCTACTTTTAGAACTGGTGATGATGGACTTTGGTTTAATCACAAAATTGAAGATGTTGCCACACCTGATGGTTGGCGTAGAGATAAAGAAAAAGTTCTTAATTTCTACAATATGTGTCGTGCTCAAATGAAAGATGTTGAGCCAAATTTGGCGCATAAAATAATTGCTGAATTAGAAAAAGATTTTGATGTAACTGTTGTAACTCAGAATGTTGATGATTTACACGAAAGAGCAGGTTCAACTAATATTATTCACTTACATGGTGAACTAACAAAAGCTAGAGGCTGTATGTATGAACATAAAACATCACCATTAGACACAGTTGTTGATGTGGGATATAATCCAATTAATATTGGAGATAAATGTCCAACAAGTGGTTCTCAACTAAGACCTCATATTGTTTGGTTTGGTGAAAATCTAGATCCTGATTTTGTTGATATGGCTACAGAAGCGGCTAAAGAATGTGATGTTTGTATTGTTGTTGGAACTTCAATGAAAGTATCACCGGCTAATACAATTCCATTTTTGACTAAAGAAAGTGCTAAGTTATACTATGTAGATTTATCAGATCCTGATTTCTATGTACCAGAATATAGGACACATCTATTTACTCATTATCAAGAATTGGCATCAACTGGCATGGAAAAAGTTAAAAACAATTTAAAAAATATTTAATATGAAAGAAGAATATTACAAAGACATATTTGGTGGTAAAAAATACGGTGAGTATATGGTTTATGGTTTAGATAAATCTGAATCAAAATATGATATTAGTGACTACACTGATTTGATTAATCAACTGAGTACTTACTATAACTCAACATCCTTCACTGAAGAATCCAAAGAACAAAAGGCTATTCGTGAGGCTAAAGAAAAAGCTCAAAAAAGAAATACTACTATTGACCAAATTTTAGGAGAATAATATGTCACAGATATCGATTGTTGATTGGATTACGGCTTTTTTAATAGTCGTTCCTTTGTTTGCTCTACTTATTTCAATTCCAAGTTTTGTTTCTATGTATAAACTTGGATTCAAAGCTTATGTTGAACAATTGGTACTCCTTAAAACAATTTTGAAGAAAATATCAACTGGTCACAAAGTAACAAATAATCAAGTTTATTCTTATACCGGTGTTAATCCAAAAAAATTTACACAAGTTGAAACTAATCATTTTTTCCCAATAGTTATTAATAAAGATAATTTATTAGTTCTTAATAAGAAAGAAGGTCCTTTCAATACATTACATATTCAATATTGTAAACATGAAAATGATAACTGGAATAATAATATAGTTGAGATAAAAACTAACAATTGTTTATTTACTCAAATTCTAAATGATAGATTTCAAAAGAAAGTTGATAATCTTATGAAAGAATCTGTTCAACTTGGTGATGTTGAAAATTTGAATCAATTATTAAATAGTGAAATAACTTCTATCAAAAGAGAAGATAAACTTAATGCCTTGTTGAATGATTAAAAGAGAGATTGTAATAGTAGACCATATCAGTATGATAAGTTCTACTAAAGTTGATCCTGATATTTTAGAAAGACTTAATATCCGTGTTAAGAATGTTCGTAAGTATAGAGGCAAAATTGAAAGACGAAAAGAAAAAATTAAAAGATTATATGAATACAAATAAGGAAGCTATTGATTTATTTAGTAGATACCTAAATAGTAGTAAACAAATTATGATTTTGAAAGGTAGACAAACTGGTAAATCAAGTGCCACAGCTTCTTTAATGGCTTGGAAACACCTTCATAGTAAATATGAGAGAGCAAGACTAAGGAAAGAAACCATAAAACGACTTTTTAATATATAACTGAACAAAAAGAAATAAACTTTATGAATTTACAAGAATTACTTAACAAATGGAATATCAAATGTGATGTTAATACATTACTATCTATGTGGAATGAATCACACAGAGCTTATCACACTCTAAATCACTTAAATGATGTGATTGACCAAATCAATGAAAGTAAATCAAAATATTCTGAAAAAGAATATGAAAAGTTAATGTTAACTGCTCTCTTTCACGATTGTGTTTACGATCCAATGAAAAGTGATAACGAAGAAAAGTCAGCTGACTTCTTTATGGAATGTTGCTCTGATAAATCAAATACAGACGTTTTAGAAGTAAAACAAATGATTTTAGATACAAAGACTCACGAAGCTACAACAAACCTTTCAGAGTCGTTTAATTACTATGATATGAGTATCGTAGAAAGAGACTTTGACCAATTATTAGAGTGGGAAAATGGTATTCACGAAGAATTCAAAGCTTATGGTAATCTATACAAAGAAGGTAGATTAAAATTCTTAGAATCTTTATTAGACAAATATCCCCACAATACTGAGAACTTACTTAAATTAATTGAGTGGGTAAAAACTAACTACTAAAATGAATATAAAGAATTGGGGTACTTTTGTAAACGAAGGTAAAATTGAGAAGAAAGTCATAATGAACATGTTTATTTGTAGACGAGAGTTTCCAATAGGGACATTAAATATGAATCCTAATTGGATAAAATGTGTTGAGATTCTAAGAACTATAAAGTTTCCAACAAGTGTTGAAATATCAAGTGCTCATCATAGAGGGTTATCAGTTCAGGTACTCTTAGATACAAATCTTGAAGAGTCAATTTCTTTTTGTAGAGGTTTATTAGATAAATTTCTACCTGAGGTTCCATTAATAGTAATATCAGAGGTCAATGTTGAGATTAGAAACACCCCAATAGGTCACTGGTTTGATGATGATTTAGTTCAACCAGGTAGATATTTTGATAAGTTAGTAAGTGAGGGAGTAACTGGTTTAGTAATTCATGATGAAAACACACCTAAAATAATTAAAAAAACAGACAAAAATAAATATAATAATTAATAATTCATAATTATTAATTCTGTACCCATTATAGTTATCTTAGAATCAAATTTACAATTAGGATAAAGGTCTTCTATTCCATCAAAATAATAGTAACTTAATAAGAATTTACCTTTAATATTATTAAGAACTTCAGATAGTTCTTTATGAGTATCTTTATTAAAATCATGATTGATATAATACTCTTCTTTTCCCATATAAGGCGGATCTACATAAAAGAATGTTGATTTAGAGTCATACATTTCAATTACTTTTTTATAATCGTAGTTGTGTGTTTTATCAATTTTATCTAAATGATACTCATAAGCTCGATGCTTCATTTTGAGTATATTAAATTCAGTATTATCTCTCCAAGAATCTTTACCTATTTCATAAGGAGATGAACAACAAAGCACAACTAACCAATAAAGTGAAAGTAACATTTCATCTTTCTCAGTTATCATACTCTTCAAACAACTCCTGTAGTAATCTTCATCTACTTCAGTTTTCTTAAACAATTTAATAAAATTTGGATTTCTTAGATTTTTGAAAAGTAAATAATTTAGATTGTTTTTATCATTATAGATAAAACTAACATCCTTAAACTTAGTAAAATCTAAGGCAAAAAAAATACCAAACATTCCACCAAATGGCTCTACATAAGTAGAAATATTCGTGGGAATATTTGGTACTATAAAGTTCGCAAATTTAGATTTCTCGCCTAAATAAGGTATAAGCATTTAATGATTACTTTTTTGACTTCACAGAGCTCTTAATCTCTTTGTGAAGTTTTTTGAAGATAGATTTAACTTCTCCAAATTTCATTTCACCGCTAATTGCTGCCATATAAGCAGTCTCTAATTTGCTCATTTTTTCACTAACTGGATAAACAGCTGTTACTGTAGCAGTTTCTGCTGTAGTATCTTTTGTTTTTCTTGTTACACCTGTAGAAGTCTTAGATTTCATAACTGGTGATTTTTTTGATTTTTCTTCCATATTATTTATATAATAATATTTTAAAAAGTTTAAGTCCAGATTAACTGGACTTTTTAAATTCTTTTTTATCATTAGAAACATAGAAGTTGTCAAAATTATAATATTTTTTATAGACTTCTTTAATCTTTTTCATATTGACTTTATCTAAGATTTCATATACTGACCAACCCTCTGGATTGATATATTGATTAACATTTTTATATCTAAGAATTTCATCTTTAGCCATTCTTACTTTGTAGTAATCTTTAACTAAGTCAAATCTTTCTTTAGTTAAATACTTATCAGGATTTGTAATTACTTCTTTAACAGCATCAACTACACCATTGTAATTTTTATTAGATGTTTGAGTTGAAATAGTATTAATACCTTGATTATTAACTCTTGATTGATAACAATGTACATAATAAACTAATCCTTTTTTCTCTCTAATTTCTTGATATAAAGGAGATTTTAATCCTAATGATAACATCGCATTAATAAAATGCACATAAGCAAAATCTTCTTCAATTATTGGAGAAAGAATAGCAATAGATGTTTTATCTTTGAACTCATTACTTAGTTCCAAGGCAACATCATTATTACCAAACTCAATAGTTTTTTTAATATCTCTCTTAGCAAAATCAATTTTATTATTTTTGTAAGGTTTATTTTTAGATACGTTGATAATTTTAGTAGGTTTAGCATACTGAAGTTCAAAGAAGTTCAAACAATCCATATACTTTAATTTTTCTAAATCTTCTTTTAATCCAATTGGATCATAATCTCCAAATAATTTACGACTAAGATTTAACATATGTGTTTGAGTTTGATCGTTGAAACAATCCATATACTCTTCAAGTACAATGTTTCTTTCATTCTCAAACTGTTCTTTAGTAACATTGAACTCGCCAAGTAAGTCCATAAACTCACCTTTCCACTTATTTACTTTTTCATCTAAACCTGTTAGATAAAAAACGATTTCATTTGAACTTGTGTAAGCATTCCAATCAATACCATCTTTATCAAAATCTTCTTGAAGATGGTCAAAATTTTTACACATTAAGTGTTCCATTAAGTGAGAGATGCCAAACCAACCTTTTTTCTCAAGATTAGTTGAACCTTCATACACAACGTAGAAACCAGATAGTTCTGTTTCCGATTTAAGATTTATTATCATTTAAATTAATTTAATTTGTATTTTATACAATCTAATAAACTATAAGTTTAGAAGTCAACTTTGAATTTACCCCAGATGATAACATCACCATCAACAACTTCAATATCAGTTCCAGCCCATTCTAAATACTTAACTATACCAGATGATATTTCTTCTGATGTTGTTGTATCTGGAAAAGCCTTATTAATATCATTAGCAATCTCATTTGAGTATATAATCATTCTATCATCTTCAACTAAAGTATATTCTTCTATTTGAATTGAAGATTTTAAAAAAGAAGTTAAATTTTTTATCGTATTATCATTTAAGTCAGATCTTCTAACAGGAACTTTATTAATTACACCATTACGCATAACACTTGATGAAATCATATTATTCCAATTATCTTCAATATCTTGTTGTAAATAAACTAAGGCTTCTTCTCTGAATTGTTCTACTGTATAACCTATTTGGTCTAGCATTAATTGACCATATTTAGTTTGATGATAACCATATCTATATCTTATATACATCTCATCACCTTCGTTATAATTGGCCCAACCATCACCACCTAAAGAAACAATATCTGTATTTAATCCTAAATTTTTAGCAGTAAAATAAAGATAAACGTCACAATGACCATTTTTACTTCCTATTTGACCATAACTATTAAACCAGCCAGTAAAATCTTTATCAACTAATTTATTAACTTCTTCACTGAATAGATTTTTAATTGATTCAAAATTCCAACCTTTCTTATCAAGTAGTTTTTGCATTTCTTGGTAATCACCTTCAGGATTAGCATCTTTTCTTTTACACATATCAGAAAACCAACCAGGAAAAAAATCAGCCATATTGACTACTGATTCTTCAAATTCATCTCTTAAATCAGATATCTTTTCTTTCCAGTTTCCAGGTACTTTTAAAATAATTTTACTTATAATAGTATCCAATTCTGGCTTAGTTAATTTTGGCTTAGCAACTAAAGACTCATTAATAAAATCGTTATACTTTTTTAAGTTCTTCTTCATCTTGTTCTATTTGTTCTTCTATTTCAACTTCATCCATTAACTCATCTGTGTGCCATTCAATATCGTAACCGATATCACTGTCGTTATAAAATTGTAATTTATTAGGCATAAAATATTAGAAATTTTTTGTAAAGTATATATTAATTAATACTTTCTATTTTTCATATGTCTGAGAAAATTAAAAACATCATCTTTGTGTTCTTCAATCATATCAAGAGTTACATCAATTTCCAAAAGATTATCTAATGTTTGATTTTTTTGAAAATAATGTTCTGCCGGATCTTTAGCAATTTTACTGATAACTATTCGTGTTGGAATGTGATTCATTGTAAAGAATTCTTTTAGAATAGCTGATGTTCTTAAACCAACCGAATCATTATCAGCAAATACCACAATTGAACTTGGTTCTTTTTCTAGAACTTGATAAAGCTGTAAACCAGACCACATACCAGATGAACAACTAACAGACTTTTTACCTAAATTAAAAAGAGCTATTGTATCAAATATACCCTCAGCAATCCAAATCTCTTTGCCTTTTTCAAACTTATCTAATCCCCAAACTGGAATATCAGGACAAGCCAATGAATATTTTAATGACTTAGAAGAATTTATCTTTCTAACAGCACAATTAACTAAAACGCCATCTTTAAAAAGTGGAATTAATATACCACCATTTTCAATACCATCAGTCATTATGGTTTTAAGAACTGGATGACAAGTAGAGCCTAATATCTCATGGTGTCTTATTTCTTTAATATTAGATAAACCTAATATATCCCAATCTAAAATTGTTTTTTCACCAAATCCTCTTTTTTCTAAATACTCAAATTCATTAGTATTCAATAAGCCTATATTTTCTGTAATTAAGTCAGTAAGTGATGCTAACTCTTCAGGTGTTATAATAACATCTTCGGCTTCAGTGTCTAATTCATCAATGTTGATTTCAACCATTCTGTTGTCATTATTAAAAATCTCTTTGCACTTATTGAATTGATTTTCAATTTTCATAAGTTTTATAGGATTTAATTTTGGTAAGAAATTAGAAACGACACCTTTAACAGAGCGATTATTGTAAAGGATAAAACCAAGTTCTTCGTTAGTGTACATAAGATTACTTTTATATGATTTTTAAATAAAGTTGTTTTTTCTAAGAATGTTTTATATATTTGTAGTTCTAAATATATTTTATACAATGATAAAAGTTGGACTTTCGGGTAATAGATATTCTGGCACTGACCAGATTTGTAATATTTTCAGAAAATTAACAATTCCTGTTTTTGAGGCAGATATCGTTTTGAAATTTATTATCAATCATGATATAACAGTTACCGACAAGATAAGAAGAAAACTTCCACATGTTTATAACAAGTCTTGTTATATAGATCCTAAATTAGTAGCTAAATCTGATTTTGACATCATAATTGATTTTGCTCAACATGAATTAATGATGGCATATGAGAAGTTTTCGGTAAAAAATAAAGGATCAATCTACACAATATTTCATTCATCTATCTTATTTGAAAGAAGTTGGCAAAAACTAATGGATAAAAGCATTGTTGTTTTTTGTCCAAAGATTACACGAATGGAAAGATGTAGAGAATTAACTAAAAATAAAGTTTCAGATATTGCTTATCTAATGAGAAATGAAATTGATGATTTAGATAAAAATAGAATGGCTAACTTCGTAATTCACAATTATGAAGGTAGATTTAATCACAGACCATTAGACCAAATTCATCAAATTGACCAAATGGTTATAGATTCTTATTTAAGATCTGAACAATCAATTGTATCAAAACACTATTAATGAAAACTATTAAAATAAAATTAATCGAAAAAACTCCTAACAAGTTAGCATTTGTTAAGTTGATAAAAGAGTGTAGTGGTCTTGGTTTAAAAGAAGCTAAGGATTTGTGCGACAATATACATAATTATCCAGAACGAGTTCATGAAATGCCTATTCGTGATTGGGAAACTTATGATTATAATACAGGAGCTACAACCGATTATCGTATAAAATTTACTACTGAAATTAAAAATATTGAGGGTAGATATGTTGTTAACGGTGGAATTCAATGGCAGCGAAATGTAAAGATGTTGAGTCTTGGAATAGCTGATAAACCTGACTATATCGAATTTATGAAAGATTATATTTTAAATAAATTTGACAATTCAGAAGATATCCTTACCTTTGTACTTGATAAATTATCTAAGGAAGATTTACAAGAAATTTTTAATAAAACAAATATAGAATTATAAATGGCTAACGCTTATATTCATTCAAAGTCCTCTGCTCGAAAGTTTGGAGGCGAACCAGAAGATTATCTTCATATCCATATGAAGATGGATTGCTCTAAAGCTTATGTTTCTGATAATAGACACAGAGTACTCACTCATACAAGTTTTTGGATTCATGAAGTAATGATACCTATCTTTGGGTACACTATGAAAAACTCAGCAGGTAAAGAATTCTCCGTAAAAGATGTTTGTGAACAACATATATTAGAAGACTTTGGCATGAGATTTATTCCAACTCCACAAGATTATCTTGAAAATATGGAGTTTATGGATTGGATGCAAAATGGTATTAAAGGTCATCCATCATCTTTTGAAAAACTTTCACAAAAAGGAAATATTAAAGTAAATTTAGATTAATATGATAGTAATTTGTAAAAGACCAACTAAAAGATTAGTTAAAGGTGTTCGTTATGAGACAGGTAGTCTTTATAATGATGGTACTAACCAACGTTGGCAAGAAGGCACAGTTGACATTCTTGGAGTAGGTAGATTTGTTGTTGATAATTTTACTGACACTGACGGAAATCCTTTACCTAAGATAAATGTTATTGTTCCGAGAGTACACATTGAAGATTTAAAATTTGAAGATCTTTCTAAAGGTGACATTCTTGTTTGTACTTCAGATAGTTATAAAACACTTGGTAAAGGATGTATGTATCAAATTGAAGAATTAAAGTCAAAATCTTCTCAAAAAATGGGTTGGAATAAACAATCGTACACACGCATTGAAAAAACAGTTAAGTTTGTTGGTATTCCTCGTACACTAAAATTCTCTACTTGGAAATTTAGAAAATTGTCTCCACAAGAAGCTCGTGAGATTTCACTAAACTCTGTATTACACGGTGAAGAGCCAGCAATTGTAAAATCAAAAGATATTAGAAAAATTGAATTGGTTGCTAATAAAGAATTAGAACTAATGAGTATGTTGTCTAAATCAGTCATCGATCCAAATAGACATCATCTTTCAATTATTGATTGGGCTTGTCAAAAGTCTGGTACTAATTTAGGAATTACACCAGATGATTATACGACTCTGTTGAATATGTCATTAAAGGATATTCTTGAAAAAATTGAAACAAAATAAAAAATCTTAATATACAAAAACACAATATGAGTAACGACAAATTCGCAGTTCTTCGCGAGAAACAAGAAGAAATTAAAAAGTTAAAAAAAGAAATGTTAGAAGCTTCTAACAAAATCTTTACAGATTTGACAAAGACAATTTTTGAAGACCATCCTAAAGTAAAATCCTTTGGTTGGAATCAATACACGCCTTACTTCAATGATGGTGACAGTTGTACCTTTTCAGTAAATACTGATTACATTTATATCAATGGTGAGTCAGTAGATGAATCTGATTGGATTAATGAAACTAAAATTACAAACTATGGTACTTGGAACCGTGAGAAAAAAGAGTATGAAGGTCGTACAGAAGTTCCGAATTTAATTTATGATAAAGAATTAGCATCAGCATCTGATGAAATTAAAGAATTTTTGAGTAACTTTGATGAAGATTTCTTTATGACTCAATTTGGAGATCATGCTGAAATCACAATAACACCAGAAGGTGTAAGTGTTGACGAATACGAACACGATTAATAATTAAATAAACAATTAATATAAAAAAAAACAAAAACAAATGAGTAACATTTTAAATTTTATGGCAAACTATTGGTGGATTGGAGCAATTGTACTTTGCTTAGTTATGTACAAGTTCATCCTAAGAGTATTTTTCGGACTAGTTATTGTTCCTGAGGACAAAATTGGTTTAGTAACAAAAAAGTTTGTTCTTTTTGGAGAACACAAAGAACTTACAGGTGACCGTATTATTGCGGTAAATGGCGAAGCAGGTTATCAAGCAGAAATGCTTTCTCCGGGTCTTCGTTGGTGGATGTGGCCTTGGCAATATAACATCGATATGCATGGTTTCGTAGTTATTCCAGAAGGTCATATTGGATTAGTTTCTTCTAAAGATGGTACTGTTCCACAAACAGGTCGTATCTTAGGACGTAGAGTAGAATGTGAAAACTTTCAAGATGCTGTTACCTTCTTAACTAACGGTGGTCAGAAAGGTCGTCAGGCAGCTTTTATTCCAAATGGTGTTTATAAAATCAATACTTACTTATTTGAAGTATCTATTGTTAAACAAGCTACTATTCAAGAGAATATGGTTGGTGTTGTTACTACATTAGATGGTGAGCCATTAGAGAATGGGCAAATCGCTGGTAAAAATGTTGAAGAACATAATAACTTCCAAGATTTTGATATGTTCTTAGAAAAAGGTGGTAATCGTGGTTTACAACAACAAACTATCTTAGCGGGTACTTATAACTTAAACCCTTGGGCTGTTCAAGTAGAAGAAGTGCAAATGACTGAGATTCCAATTGGTCACGTTGGTGTTGTTATCTCTTTCGTTGGTGAAGATGGAGTTGACGTAACTGGTGTTAACTTTAAACACGGTAACTTAGTTGGTAAAGGTCAGAAAGGTGTTTGGGCTGAACCATTCGGACCTGGTAAATATCCAATCAATAAATACACAAATAAGATTGAGTTAGTACCAACAACAAACTTAGTTCTTAACTGGGCTAACGCTCGTACTGAGTCTCACAATTTAGATAAAGGACTTAACACAATCACTGTTCGTTCTAAAGATGGTTTCCCATTCAACTTAGATGTATCACAGATTATTCACATTCCAATGACAGAAGCACCTAAAGTGATTGCTCGATTTGGTAATATGAATAACTTGGTATCTCAAGTTCTAGAACCAACAATTGGTAACTACTTCCGTAACTCAGCTCAGGATTCTGACGTTATTGCTTTCTTAACTACTCGTAAAGAACGCCAAGATTCGGCAAAACAACACATTTCTAAAGTATTAGATGAATATAACGTTCACGCTGTTGATACTTTGATTGGTGATATCGTACCACCACAAGAGTTGATGAAAACACTAACTGACCGTAAGATTGCTCAAGAGCAAGAAGTAACTTTTGAAACTCAAAAGAAAGCCGCTATCTCACGTCAAACTTTTGAAAAAGAAACTGCGATTGCGGATATGCAGGGTGAAGTTGTAAAAGCTGACCAAGGTGTTCAAATTGCTGAACGTCACGCTGATGCTTCTGTTAAGAAAGCAAAAGGTGATGCTGAGTCTGTTAAAATTGCGGCTGAAGCTAGTGCTGAGTCTACTAAGTTGAAAGCAGAAGCAGATGCTACAAGAACATCATTGATTGGTAATGCTGAAGCTGAGGCTATTCTTTCTAAGGGTAAATCTACAGCAGAAGCATACAAGCTAGCCGTTGAGGCGATGGGTAAAGAAAACTTTACAACATTTAAGGTTACCGAAGAGATTGGTAAAAACGGTGTGAAAATCATGCCAGACTTGTTAATCAATGGAGGTGGACAAAGCGGGAACGGAGCAATAGACGGATTATTGGGAGTTCAAATCTTAAACATGATGGGTAACCAAATTGGTAAGGGTATGAACGACACAACAGTGAAATCAGAAGTGCCTACTACTGATGTGCCTGTTGAAGACCTTTCAAAAAAAGGTAAGAAGTAATCAACTTCTATTAATAAAAAAACTCTTTGATTAATTTCAAAGAGTTTTTTTATTTTAAAAACTTTCCTTACATTTGTAAAGTGTTGAGATATAAAAAAGGAGATATTGTAATTTGTGTAACTGATAAGATGTATGGAATGACATACCTGTTAGAAGTTGGCGAACAATATCAAATTGATGATTGTATTGAAATGTCTGAAAAGAATTTAGTAAGTGTGAGTAGTGTTAAAACCGGTGAATTCATTAGTATATTTGATGATAAACATTTTATGCCGTTAGATATTTGGCGCGAATTTCAATTAAGAAAGATATTAGAATAATGTTAAAAGGTAAAGACATATATACTTTTGTAAGATTTGGTGGTTTAGATTTGAAAAATCAAAAAGGTTTCTCAAAAAAACCAGAGACTTATCATCAACCACCGGCTAGTCGTGGGTTTTATGCTATGCCTAAAATTGCTCAAGAATTTTTTTTAATAGGTGGAATGAGTTCATATCAACCAAATACTGTTCCCAAACATCCTAAAGATTCATCAACTTGGACTGAAGAACAATGGAATGATTTCAATAAAAGATATGAAAAATCTATCTCTAATATGAGAAAAGAATTCAGAAAAGATACTGGTGAAATCTGGCACCACCTAGAAGAATACACCGATCATAAAGATATACTTCAAAGAAATGGTTCTTGGGTTAAAACTGATATTAAAGTTTGGGCTAAATCATTTTCTAAAATGTCTACTATTATGAAATGGGGTAGAAGTAAAGAAATGGGCGGTGAGATTTATCCAAGAGGAATTACTGGTATCTATTCTAAAGACCACTGTGAAGTATTTTTTGATGAAAAAGTTTAATTATGTTGTATAATAAGATATATGATTTTTGTAAAGTAAGAAACTTTGGTAGTGTTTACTCAAATGGAGATAAACCTACACCAAGGGTACAATTTCTTATGGATCTTTTACAGTCTGAGAATATTGACTATGAGTTAGATACTTATCAGTCAAGAGGAACTACTTGTTATAATCTTATCTTAAAAGGCGAATCTGATAGAATGGTGGTTGCTCACCACGATGTTAGTAATCCTAACATTGATAATGCTAACGACAACTCAGCATCTGTTATTAATGCTATATCAATTAAGAAGCTAATGCCTCATATAAACGTTGTTCTTTTAGATGGTGAAGAATGTGGTGGTTTAGGCTCTCAAAGAGCTTCAGAACAGATTAATGAAGGTTATTTCGGTCAAATTGATTGGGTTCTTAACTTAGAATTAACTGGTAAAGGTGGTAAGTATTTTTTTATTGGTAATTATCCAGGTCGACTATCTAATCATATTAAATCAATCTTTGATTGTCCTATTACAAATACTCCTTATAACGATTCTGTTACTTTTAGAAAGAATGGAATTGACTCTTGTGTTATCAATCCTATTCCACCTTTGAATGAAGGTAAGAAATCTCAAGTTAAATGGGATGATAATACTTACTTAGACTTCTCTATGTTATATAATTGTCACTCTTCTAAAGACACTATTGACACAATTAATGTAAACGATATGAAAGAGTTTACAGAAGATGTTGTTCTCAAAATACTAGCATAAAAAATTAATATATACCAATACAAAAAATTGGGTATATTAATGAAAAATCTAAAAACATTTGAAGCTTTTAACAATCCTTATATTGATAGAAGAATTGCGGCTAGTAGACCTCCTAAGGAAATTGCTTACTTAAAAGAGCCGGTTGAAATCAGAATTGATGTTGAGAAAGTAAATCATGCTGGTGATAGACAATTCAGACACGGTGCTTTAGAAAATCAAATTAAAGACGAAGATATTATTGATACAATTGAATTAGCAATTGAAGAATTGACTATTGCTCTCATGCAAGATAAATTCAATATCTATCAATTGGAAGATAATTATCCAACCAAAGGAGTCAAAGCCGGTGATCCTAATAGATTTTTAATTAAAAATAAAACAAATAACTTAAATGTTGTTTGTCAATTAGTACCAGGTGATAATGAGTTTAGATTAACTGTTATTACGGTAATGGTTAAACCAGATTTCAGAGCTTATCCCGGTCAATATGTAATTGAAGTTAAATCATGATATTACAACTATATAAATAAAAAAAGCCTCAGATAAATCTGAGGCTTTTCTTTTTCTGGTAGAATTAATCTTAACCTAAGGTTAAGAATATTTTTCTACTCATGCGGTCTACACTTAAAACTTTCACTTTAATCGGTTGACCCGAAGTGAATTTCTTACCAAGTTTCTCCATTTCTGAAGTGTGGATAAGACCCACTGTCTCATCATCAAGGTTTACTAAAGTACCAAAAGCTTTGGTGTCTTTAACGGTACCTTCAATGATTTGACCGTTTTTGATGTTGTCCCAAAGAGTCTCACGAAGAATTTGAGTCAAGATAATTTTATCTTTAATCACTTCTTTGATGTAGAAGTCAATTTCAAATCCTGGTGTGATTGAAGTTAACTTCTCTGCCCAATCTGGATTAACGTTTGCTTTGTGAATCATTCCAGTTAAGCATTCATTAAACTCTACGAACACACCAAATGGTGTAGTTCCTGTAACGTGACCTTGATATATTTTATTATATTCAAGTTCTTTAACAGCCTCAGGAATAAGTGTTTGAAGATACTTACGTCTTGAAACAATATACGTTCCTTCGTTTTGAGCATATGACTCAATCATTACACTAAATTTCTGTCCTACAATAGACATTGTATCGTGTAACTTATTGATTCCGGCTAAGGTGTTTGGCATAAATCCTGGAAGTGTAACACCACCGTGATTTAATTCAACATCGTAACCAGCAGGGTTAAGACTCTTAACTGTAACCATAACTGATTCACCTTCAACAAGTGCTTTAAGTTTAGCATGAGCTCTTGATTCATAAAGAGAAGAAACACTTCCTTTAATCATAAAAGCATCTTGATTAACTTCTGTAACTAATACATCAATCATATCATTCAAGTTTAAATTCTTGAAGTATTTAGATTCACCAACTTTATCATCAACTCTTACATCGTCTTTGTATCCAACTACACTGAACACAAATTGACCTGCTGACATGCCAACGTATTTAGCTGATACTACTTGACCTTCTTCAGGGATAGCGATTTCGTCAAGTTTATAAAGTTTAATCATTTCTTGATACTCTTTGGTGCTTTTATTGCGAGTGCCTTTGCGAGTAAATATAGTTTCATCAAAGATGTCCATCATTTCCTCATTTCCAATTGTTTTATTATTCATATTCATATTTTTTATAGAGTTACAAGTTAATATATTCGTTTTTACTTTAATTGTTTAGAAAAATTATAAATTTCTTTTTATATTATTTCTCATCATGTAATCACGAACTCTTGCCGCTTCTTCATACTTTTCTTTTATGATTAGTTCGTCAAGTTTTTTATTTAGTTCCTTAGTGACTTCTTCTATACCTTTTTGTTTAGAAAGTTGTTGAATATCATCAACAAAGGAATTATAGAAATTCTCCATTTGAGATATATCAACAAAATATACAGGCACCGGAACTGGTAAAAGTTTTTGTTCTGAAGACTTTTCATCTTCATTTAGTTCTTTTAGTCTATCACTATTTTTAAGTTTTCTAATAAACTCTTCAGTAAGTGCAGAGTTTTCTACCAAATACTTAGCTAAGTGATAAGGTCGATTTTTGAACATTTTAAGTAGTATTACTAAACTACGATATAATTCTTCATTTTCCATATAACTTTTATGGAATAAGTCATCACTTGTTTAGATTTTCTCAAATAAAATATTAAAGTAGTATTCAAAGTTATATTGAGATGATGATCTTTCTTGACTAAAGAAAATCTTTAATTCAGATTCATCAAATGATAAATCCTTTTGAGCCTTTTTTAATAAATGAGCATCAGACACCGCATTAGGATTCCAAGTATTTTTATATCTTAAAACATTTTGTTGCATTAAATCTTTATAAGAAATATAAAGATCTAACTTACTAAATTTATATCTATTTAAAACATTACTTGATATGTATTGTCTAATTGCTGTATTAACATCATTAGTTCTTGTTAGGTTATTACTAATACTCTCAAATGTTCTATATCTTTTCATAACAGCAAAAAGATAATCTACTAATATATTTTTCAAATCCACTGTTATCACCCATTTAGTATTACCTTCTTTTTGGTAGCCTAATTGTGTAGGATCCATAATAATACTTTGACGTGACTTCATATTATCTGAAGCTGAATAAACTTGAGATGGTAAAGACGATTCAATTGATATATCTATTTGCTCACCTGTTGATTTTTGATAATAAATTATATTTTGATTTGATATATTAATAGTATCTTCAACCTCTAACATTTTAGCACCAAAGAAATTACTTTCCTCAATCATATTGAAAGTTCCATATATTGAAGATTCTGTGTATTCTGGTGATATATAACTTCTTCTCATATTATAAATTTATATTTTTAATTGGATTTTGAACACCTATTAAACCAGGATTTCTAACAAGTCTTGATTTAGATTCTAAATTTGAAATAACAACATCACTATTTGATGTTATATAATGATAATTCAAATCCCAAGTTGACTTAAATATAAATGTATTTATTGTTGTATATCCAAACTCCTGAACCATTGGATAAATAGATTTTTCATCTTTTACATTCTTTAATTTAAGAACAGAACCATTGTGATTTACTTTTCTTACTTTTCTTTCTTTTATCAGTCCAAATTCGGTTAATGTTGTGTCAAATTTGTAATTACCAACAGAAGCTGTAAAAGAATTTTTATTAAATAACTGTATATCATAAAAAATAGGCATATAGAATCCACTAAATCTATAAATTACTTCTTCAGTTATATTTTTGGTACCATGTAAATTAGCTATTGGTTTAGGTGTATCTTTATTTGTTAATATCTCAGCAGCTACTGATATATTATTGTAGTAATTTAAATTCGATAAATTTGTCGAAATAGATGATAGAATATTAATTGGCTTTAATTTCTTAGGTAAAGCAATAGGTTTTCTTATAATTGAATTAAGTTTCATAACAACCTCTTCCGGTGTCTCACAGGATATATGATAAGGTAAACCTTCTATATTATTATAGTTATATTTTTTAATACTACCATTTTCATTAATAATTATGTAATTTACATAATCTGTAAATCCGAATTTATTTGATAAGTCATTTATACATTGTATGAAATTATTAGCTGTTAATTTTTTATTAAGATCACCATACATAGTATCTCTATCACTTTCTGATATATTTGGTATAGTATTATCCGCAATATTTATATTAACTAATATATTTTTCCATTTTTTATTTATATAAATGTTAATTCCATTTTCTAAAGTTGAATTTGAAGCATTGGTGTTAATCATATAATAAGAATCATTCATTTCAATTATAGGATTTGTTGACGAGTTGTAAGCTATAGAAGTATCCGGTACTAAACTATACTGTCTTTTCCAATCATTTGATATGCCTGGTTCATTTCCAGTTGCTGACGAAATACAAGAGTAAACTACTCGGTTATGAACAATGTAAGTATTAGTATATGAAACACTTGGGTTCCAAACACCTATTGTTTTCCATTTTGGATTAGACGGTTGAGTCTCTACCCAATAATAACTACCTACATTTTCAAAAACAGATATACCTTCCAAACCACTTCTAATTGAACTATAAGATCTTGTTATTTTATAAGGCTGTTGATAGTCTGGTCTATAGTGATTTGAAGCCGTCATCGACATGTAATATTTACCTTTAAATAAAACAATCGCACTTTGTGTGTAACCTGCAGTAGAATCCGATTGAATTGGATTCCAAAAGTCATTGGTACCACCAGCATTATAAAAGTAGTAATAATCATCATTATTGTAAACAATATCATTATTATCACCAACACCAGAGCCCGGGTAAGTACCTATTGGGCTCCAAAAAACAGATTTACCACTTACTGTTGTGTAAGGCACCCAACCAACTTGGTTATAAGGAGCCGACATAGATTTTTTTGCCAATCCATATTCTCTTACCGGGTTTGTTGTTATATTATTTATAATTGATGATTTGTATAAAATGTCGTCTTTTACTACTATATCATTTAATTTATAAGTTTTATCCATTTTCCAATCATCAAATATAGTCCAGTTCATTAAATTTTGAGATTGTGTTAAAACGCCAATATTATTACCACTTGGTGAATCTACAACTGACCAGTCATTATCAGATAATAAAATAGAAAACTTATATCCATCAAAATTATTTGATGTTTTCAAGTTTAATACACTTATTGCTCCAGTTTCATCTTTTTTAATGTCATCTATATCATAAATTAAAAACTTAATACCCTTAAATAGTGATATGTTTGGTATAGAATTATTACCTGTATTAAATATTGAGTATTTTTTAACATTTTTATTTATTCTAAGATTATCAAAATTAGCATTTCTTTCAAAGAAATAAGAAAAATAGTCAAAGCTATAAGTTGCTGAGCCAGTTCCTACTGAGTAGGTTGCTAAGTTCAAATATTTGTTAACTTCAAACTTAAATGTACTATCTATTCCAGATGTTTTTTGATTTTCAACATGTAAAGTGTGATGAATATAAGATGATGTAGAAGAGTTAATAGTATAGAAGTAGTCTAAGTTTCTTTCAATTCTTTTTGTATCAGGATCAAAAGGGTTAGCAGTTCTATTATAATCTTCAAACATTAATGAATTATTTAATAAGTAAGGAACATCGTTTGCTGATAATGAATTTTGAAACCCCCATCTACAATAGGTAGCATTCTTTCTCCATATTTCCGAAAGATTACCTCTATCTATCTTAAATGTTTCATAGTTAGCTGTATATTCAGATGAAACTGGAATATTAACTACTTCTGAGTTATATGTAAAGTCATCATAGTTCTTTGGAAAAGTTTTACTATCTAAATTAGTAAGATACATCTTAGTTTCATCTGTATCAGTTAATGTAAATTTATTTTCATACTCATATTTAGAATATTCAGTATCAATAATTTTATCATCAAAATCTTTAATATCTGTGAATTTAAGTTTGTAAATATTAAACTTCTTAGGAGCATTGTCTTTATCAACTACAAAACTTACTTTTTTAGTGTAATTTGAATCAGTTTTATTAATCCAATACATGTAATCATTTTGATTTACTTTGAATGAGTAATCACTATTGATTCTAATTCTTGTTGTATTGGTTTTAACACCATTTACTAATTCTGGACCACTTTCTCTAACTAAATTGTGATACATACCATCAATTTCAATTAACCAAATATCAGCAGAATCCCAATCATCAAATAAATAGTTAGTATTATCATAGTTTAATAATCTATTAGGATAAACAGTATCATCTCCAGCAATAGTTCCAAATCCTTTATTTAACATAGATTGTTTACCTGTTAAATCAATATCAGATATAATTCTATACTTATCAGTTACTTTGTTAGTATATTGTTGTGTAACAACATTTCCATTTTGAACCGATTGTAAAACATTTGGTGTTATACCTTGAAAATTTTCAACTTTATAATACTCACCATTGTATTCAACATAATATACTTTATGGTCTAAAAATCCTTCAACAAATGGGTCACCTGTTGGTGAGTAAAGTATATTACCTTCTTGAATAATAACATTGGATTTAATAAATGGTGTTATATAAGGTGAAATTGATTTTACCATAGTCATATCTTCTAGATAAAATCCGTAATATCTATTTATAGACCATTTTCTAAAGGTATCAGAGTTTGCTGGCATGTCATCAAATAAAAATGACATATTAAGAATATTAGGAAATACTAATTTATTATTTTGATATCCATCAAAAACAAACTTTTCAAGTTCGTATATTTCTTTTTCTTCTTCATAAACTGATTCTAAGAACTGAGACTTACTTGTGTAACCACCTGTTTCATAATCTATACCATTCCATTTAGAGAATTCTAAATTTTGAAAACTCATTTCAAATGGAGTCAAGGGAAAGAAAGAGTTTTTATTAAAGTTCAAATCTAACCATTCACCAATACCTGTATTTCTAGTCAAATCAAACAACTTAACTGTTTTGAATTTACTGAGTATATTATTTTTAAAATTATCTTTAGTTATTGTATCAATACCTGCACCATCTACTCTAAAAATAATAAAATTCTTTGGTAGATTATTTGGTGAAATATAAAGTGGTGCAAAATATTCAAATTCTTCTTTGTAATTTTTATTATTAGTTATATTTCTAGCACCATATTGATAAATTTCATCATACTGCACCGAATAATCATTAGACATTGAGTCTATGTCATTTTCATATTTAATATAAAATGCAATATCTGACGGTAAACCATCATAGAAATAAGTAACTAATTCATCATAATAGTTCTTTTTAATAAAATCAACTTTTTTGAATTTACTATTAGATAGTTCATCTTTTGATTCAATACTACTAAGTGATAAATTATAACTACTATCAACCATTACTTTGATATTCGTTGTCAATCCTACGTTAGTCCTTAATATAGCGAAGCTCTTCACACTTGAAAATTTATTTTATCTGATAGAGGTGTTAATTGCTTGAGTCACTTTTCTAACAATTACTTTACTTCTATTTATGTTAAATTTAATACTAAACACAAATGGTCTATTTTCAGCTTCATTTTCTAAAAAGAATTTAATCCTCTTAACGTGTTGTACTGTTTGTCTAGATGAATTTAGATTGATATATTTATAGTTTAATGCAGGTTGGTTATTATCCAATGCGTTCATTTTGAAATAAATGTTAATTGGAATAACAGTAGAGTTAGCATCACCAGTATTTACTGTTTTTACTTTTTCCGAGTTTGTTTCAACAATTGTTTCTAAGTTAGGAACAACGGGATGTATAGTTGTTAATAGTTTAGTTGTAGAAGAAACTGAAATATTTGTATCTATCCATTTAGATGGATCTAATAATGATTTATTATTACTAACAAATGAAAGTATAGATGTTTCGTTAAAACCAACATTATATTCATTAGATGATAGAATGTTAGTAATAGAGTTTGATGCGTTTGTGTTGAATGTATTTCCTATGTTCTCTGTTAATTTAGTAACTGATGTTTCTAAAACCGAGTCATAATTTATAGTCCATATAAATTGATTATCTAATTGTGTTCTTGTTTGACCCGAAGCATCTGATGTTATTAATTCATCCTGGTCATTAACCCAGAATGTTTGAGGAACTCCTGTGTTATAAACGTTTGGATTTTGTAAATAAGTTCTATTAGAAAGTAATCCTAATGCAGAACTTGTTGATTTATTTCTAACTCTAACAACAAAGTCTTTAATTACATAAATATTATTAGCATAAACTCTACCAGTTGGTATACCAGATCCTGTATAGCTATCAAGATAATCCTCACAATCAATATTAAATGTAGTTTCACTACCATTAGCAACTACAAACTCTTGATTATTTCTAAGAATAACAATTTCAAGTTCACCTTTAACTCTTTGTATTCTTTCTTCAAGTGTGGCAATTCTATCTTGTAAGGATTTTAAATAGGTAAATAAATCAAGTGATACACCATTACCATCTTTAAATCCTGATAGTATTCTACTAGCATCGTGATTAAAAGTAACATTATTAACAACAATAGTGTCAGCTAAATGGTCATCTAAACCCTTGGCTGATAACTCTTGATTCATTTTAATTTTTAAATCTTCTGATGTGGCTGCTTTTAATATGAAATCATTTTCATTTAAAACGTTATTTAAATCATCTGGAAATTCAATACTTAAAATTTCAGACCAATCTGATTCTACTGGAGATTCGGGCCAACCAACTTCAGATATAGATTTAATTCTAACTTCAATCTTCTCATTAGCTTGAATATCTAAGTCTAATTGATTAATGTTTGGCGTATCTGCCTTTTCAACATCTTCAATTTCCCAAGTGTATTCGCCAGTTCCTTGATTATAAGTTCTTTTTCTAGCATCTGTTTTAAATTCATTCCAGTTTGAGAATGCACCTTTTTTCTGAGTAGCATCAATTGAAAATGTTTCAATAGGAGCTTCAGAACCATCTTTACTCAAGTATCTATATTGAACTCTAAATTGTACAATCTCTTGAGGTCTTGTACCTCTTGTTATAACAGCAGATGGTATAGTCCAGAATCCTCTAATTCTGAATTTAGGTTGTACCTTTGTTTGAGGACTATTAGATAATTGAATAATCTCTTGAGTTGTAGTACCGAGTAATTTAGATTTACTATCTTTCTTTCTTGAAAGTTCTTCGATTTCTAAACTAACTTGTTTTTTATCAGATTCTGATTTAAATTTAACAAATTTAGATTTAGCATTTTTATCTACAATAGCATCTTGAATTTGTTGAATTTCAGATTTTAGTGTTAATTGATAATTATGCTTTTGTTTAATTAAATTAGAATTTGGCGTATCTGTTAAGTGTTTATTAATTTGAACAACTTTAAAGTTAGTAGCATTTAATGTTGGTGATACTGGTGTACCAGCTAAAGAATTAGGTGTTTTTTTAGCAACTAAATCTTTTAGAACTGTGCCATAGTCATATACATAATCTGTATAGAATTGTTCCATAGTAAGACCGTTCTCAGGTGCTGTTGAATCTAGTGTTAAATCATTTGTCCAGAATCCTGTACCTAAACTCCAATTTCTTGCTAATAAATTAACATCTGCATTTATAGGTTTAACAAAGATTACATTTCTTTCATTATATCCAACACTTACTTTTACTTTCTTATTATAAATAACTGGTGAGTAGATTTTAAGAGTTCCAATTCCAACTGGAATAGCTTCCATACCTTCAACTCTTTCAAATCTAACTCTTGGACTAGATTCCGCAGTTGATACCTCAATTACTTTATATCTTGTTGATGTTTGAGGAGAATTGATGATAACCTCACTGCCAATAGATAATTGAGCCGTTTGATTAGTACTTCTAACTAAATATGTTAAAGTGTCTAAAACGTAAAAAAGCTTTCTATTAATTCTATCTTCTTGTATTTTAATCACAGAAAACTGACCATCATATAATAAGTCATGTGGATCTAAATCAAATACTTGTTCATCAAATTGAGGATTTGTAGGATAAAGAACACCAGGTGTTGTATTGTGCCAGTTTTCAAAATCGGTTACCAATATTGAAGAGTTTCCTCTAAATTGAGTATTAAAGCTATTTAGTGCTGATTGACCTAATGCCGTTAAATTACCTGAAGCATCAGAAGCAAAATCAACAATATATCTTCTACTTAAAACTTTTCTTACATTATTTTCTACTTTATTAGTTAAATCCAATTCAACAGAAATGATTGGACTCATAAGTCCGTCAAAAAACCAGTTATTAACAGCTTTGAATTTAGTAAGCGCACCAAGCGTTCCGACTGCATTTGGTTCTCTATTTAAATCTACAGTAATTATTTTTTTATATTTATTTTGGCTAGATGTTGAAATCATTGAGCCATTTGCATCAATGCTATAAAGTGAATTAATATTATTATTCAGTCTATCTATATCTGCCTTTAATGATGTGAATGAAGGAACTGCAAAAGTTCTTAGAACTCCATTTTCATCATTAATTTTAATATTTACTGATTGATCTGATGTTGTTGTTAAACTATTAATTTGACCTAGTATTTCTATAATATTCTTATTGGAAGAAATGACCTGGTCAGCGACTGTCGGAAATGAGCTTTGAATTGGCATTTTTAATCTATTGATTTTTCTTATATATTAAATTCTACTCATTTCTTTAATATTTGTTTTTAATAAATTAATTCCTTATATTTGTCTATGATAAAAATATGGACAGTTACATTTAATGATGGTGGTTGGCACACATCAAGACCGGAGTATCAAGTAGTCTCTGAGACCAAAGAAGATGCTATTCAAAAAGTTTTAGAAGAAAATCCTCGTTACAAAACTGGATATGACAAATGGGCTTCTGAATTTAAGATTGAAGGTTATGTAATTGAAGTTTATGATGAAAAAACATATAATCGTAATAAAAATCTTGATAAAATTCTTTAATTAATAAAAAATTAACTATCTTTGTAAAATGATTGAACAACTAAAAGAACAAATTATTAAGGCAAATGATGCCTATAGATTGGGACAACCAATCATATCTGATGCTAAGTATGACCAACTAGTTGACGAATTATCTTTATTATCACCAGATGATGAATTACTTACAAAAGTAGGTATTGAAATTGCTGATGAAACACGCAAATCTCGTCTTCCTATTGAAATGGCTTCGATGAATAAAATCAAGTCGATGAATGATGTTGATGATTGGTCTCGCCTAAAAGGAATTTCAAAATCTGAATGGGTTATTATCACACCAAAGTTTGACGGTCTTTCATTATGTGTTAATGAAACTACTTCAGAGGCTTGGACTCGTGGTGATGGTGAGTTTGGTCAAAAGTCAAGCGAACATTACGCTTTGATTCAAAATCACTTAAACTTAGAAGAAGATTCATTTAGTTTTACTTATGGTGAAGTAATGATACCTAAAAAGGTATTCATTGATAAATTCTCTGCTGATTTCGCAAATCCTCGCAACTTAGTCGCTGGTTTGTTAAACTCTAAAACTGTAAGTGACTCTCTTAAAGATTGTCAATATATTAAATACGGTGCTGTTTGTAAAAGAAACTTTTTAACTAAACAAGAAGTTATTAACGAACTTAATAAAGGACAAGCATCAAAAGTACAATATTATATTTGTCAACTATCTGATTTATCAGAAGACTTACTTATTGATTTATTTCATAAGTTCTCTACTGAATATGAAATCGATGGTTTGATTATCGAATTAAATAACTTAAAACTTCAAGATAAGTTAGGTCGTGAAACTTCTTCAAATAATCCAGTTTGGGCTCGTGCCTTCAAACATCCAAGTTTTGAGCAATCTGTCGAAACTGATGTTATCGGCATTTCTTGGAATATATCTAAACAAGGTTTATTAAAACCAATCTTACATATCAATCCTGTTAAACTTGATGGTGTAACTGTGTCTAACGTGACTGGTAACAACGCTAGATTTGTAAAAGACTTAGGACTTGGTGTAGGAGCTAAAGTAGTCGTAAAACGCTCTGGAATGGTTATTCCAATCATTGCTGATGTTATCACTCCAGTTGAATTTGTTCAACCAACAATTGAAGGTGTTGAAGTAGATTGGAATGAAGCCGGTATTGAGTTAATTACTTTAACTGAAACTGACGACCAAAAGTTAAAAAAGATTGTTGCTTTCTTTGAAATCTTAGAAGCAGACAATGTGTCAGAAGGAGTTATCACTCAATTATGGGAAGCTGGTTATAAAACCATCAAAGATATTCTTACTCTTAAAACTTCTGACTTAGAGAAGATTGACCGTTTTGGTAAACGTAAAGCTGACATTGTTTATAAGTCTATTCAAAAGTCTGTTAGTGATGTTCAGTTGTCTAAACTACAACATGCTACAGGTATCTTCAAAGGATTAGGTTCTAAAAAGTTAATTCTTTTAGAAGATTTCAAAACTAAACCAACTGTTGACCAAGTAATGTCAATTGAAGGATTTGCTGAAGTATCTGCTCAATCGTATATTGATTCATATGACACATTCTTTGAATTCATCAAAGATTTACCTGTCACAATTGTAGAAAAAGTTCAAGCAGTTAAAGTTGGTACAGATCTTGAGGGTAAATCATTTGTCTTTACTGGAGTTCGTAGACCAGACTTAGAAGCTACAATTGAATCTCGTGGTGGAAAGATTAGCTCTGGTGTATCGAAAACAACTACTTACCTTGTAATGAAGGCAATTGGTAGTGGCTCTTCTAAAGAAAAGAAAGCTATTGACTTAGGAGTTGAAGTTATTACAGTTGAGCAATTAGAAAGTTTATTAAATTAATAACAATGATATATTTAGGAATTTTAATAGGATTTATTTTAGGTCTTCCAATTGGATTTATTAAGTGGAAGAAAAAGTCAACGCCGGTTGTTGAAAAATATTCAAGACGTGGACTACTTCATAAGAATTTTTCTGTTACTGGTGAACTTACAACTAGAACAAAAAGTGTTGATGTCCAATATGAAATTGGTGAATTAGAATCAACTGATAAGTTATCAAAGATTGAAGTAATTGTACTTAAAGCCGATCAGTCTGAATACAATAGTGAATATAATAAAAAGAGATTATTAGAAATGGTTGATAAGACTTGGGTTAGTTCTGATGATATTACTTGGATTACAACTGATGCTGATAAAAGAAACAAAAAAATTGACGAGATATTAAATTAATATGGACTTTGATAAAATAAAATTCCCACATATAAAATATATTTCTGAAATACAATCAAAAAGTGTAGAAGAAAGAACCTTATATTATTTAGGCGGTGAGACTGATGAAATTGATTCTAGAATAACTATTGGTAAAGAATATGAGTTAAGAACTGCTTCTTATTCACCGTCAAATGATGTTGAACGAGTAAGTGTTTGGATATGCTCTGATGATGAAAACAAAGGTAAAGTTTGTCAAGTAAATCCGATTAATTTTGGTACCTTTGCTGACCTGCGCGATAAAAAAATTAGACAAATAATAAATTAATATGAAAGTAACAACAATTGTTAGAACTTATAAGAGAGTTGATTATCTTAAAGAATGTTTGGCTTCAATATCATGTCAATCTTATGAAAATTGGGAACTAATTGTATTTGATGATAGTGGTGAATTAGATGTACATGAATCTGTTAATTTATTTAAGAAACATCATCCAGATAAAAGAGTGGTTTACATTACATCATTTACTGCATATGATTTGTTTATGAAGTCTTTTTTTTATCAAGGTCTTTTATCGGAAGGTGATATAATATTTAGAATTGATGATGATGATGTTTTACCTAGTTATACATTTGACAAGTTGGTTAAAATTTATTCAGATAATGAAAATATAGATTTTTCATTTGGCTCTTGCTGTATATTTGATGATATATCTAAAAAAGTATCTAATATTATTTATAATAAATCACCTTTAGAATTTAAAAATAAATCAGCGTGGGCTCCATATACAATATCAAATAATAATCCATGGTCTGAGCCTCATCATTGGATAGATAACTACTATGATGAGGCTATGCCATATACTTCAATAATACATGCTTCTAAAGGAAATGAGATGTGTTTATTACAATCTTATAGCTTTAGAAAAAAATCAATTAAAAATGAGGATTTACCTTTATCGACACTATGTGATGATTTAGAATTTTTAGGATCTTTAGAATATCTCGGACTTACTTATGCTGTTGTTAAAGATATTTTAACACTAACAAGAAATCACCATAATCTTAAAATTACTAATGTTAGTCGAACTGCTCAATCCGGATTGAATTGGCCTGATGAGCTATGTAGAGTCAGAGATAAAGTAGACTGTCTTAGACCTAATGATTTTATTACTTCTAATCTAATAATAGGCGATGAAGACCAAAACAAAGATACATTACAATTGACTCTTGATAATACTTTTAATAATATAAACAAAAAAGTAAAATCAATTTGGAAAACAAAAACAACTAAAAACTGATAATAAATTAATAATAAAAACAATGGAAAAAAATACTTTATGATAGAAATAAAAAATCAAAGTGAAAAAAACTTTGAAATAGGCGCAACTTTTGCTGATATATATGATATAAATTATTCGGGTGAGCAATCACCATTAACGGCAAAAGAAGGCAATATTGAGGATGAATTAATGACTCTTCAACAAAAAAAGAAACGGCAAAATATGGAACCTAAAAAGGCAATTCTATTCAGTGAACAAGAAAAAATATTTAGAGAAAGAACGGGTAAAGATTTCTCTTCATTGTACACAAAGTATTATCCAAAATTAGTTTATTTTACAGCTAAAATTACTAATGATCCTCAAAAGGCAGAAGATATCTCAACAGATTCATTCATGGCGGCTTTTGAGAAAATTGAGAAATATGAAAAAGAAAAATCTCAATTCTCCACCTGGCTATTTACAATAGCAAAAAATCTTGCATTACAAGATCTTAAAAACGAAAAGAAAACAATGTCATTAGATATTGAGTTCGATGATGAAGGAACAACAATGAAAGACTTCATTCAAGAAGATGAAGGTGACAACTTTATGTATGAGGTTCATGCTAAGAAAGCTGACATCATGAAGAAACACATTGAAAAATTAAAGAATCCTTATCGTGATGTAATCGAAATGCGTGAGTTAAAAAGAATGTCTTATAAAGATATCTCTGATAAACTTAACCTAAACCTATCAACAGTTAAATCACAAATTCGTAACGGAAGAGCTATCTTAGTTCGTGAGACTAAGAAAGAGTTTGACGCTATCGATGAAATGTTAATGTAATTATTTATGAATATAGAATCTCTAGGAAGACAGGCTATAGATAGAATCAAAGAAAAGTGGGGTCTGCCTCTACACGGATTTGTTGCTGGAGGCGCCATCGCAAATATTGTTTGGGAATTGGTATCAGGTAACAAAGCTGTGGTCAATGACATTGACATCTTTGTTTTTGACGGTATTGAAAAAGAATTAGATAACAATAAGAAAACTCTTTTCAATTACCAAGAAAAAGAAACAAAGTATTATGAAGACTACAATGGTATGAATTTTAATAATTATACTAAAGATTTCTATTCTATAGTCGAGTCTGAGAGAGACGATATGTTCAATACTATTAAGTATAAATCAAACACATCAGATCCTTCTTTGATTATTAAGTCATTTGATATCAATGCTACTCGAATTGGCTATGATATTGATAATGATAAGTTATTCTGGACTTCTGAATTTGAAGATTTCTTAAAAACAGGTGAGTTAAAAGTTTCTAACTTAATGACACCTTCACATACAGCAGTTCGTATATCTAAAAAATCTAAAGAATTAAAAGCCAAACTTGATGAATTTGAATTCAAACTTATTCAATATGCTCTTTCTTATAGATTCATTGATAGAATCAAATTAAGATTTAAAGATAGATATTTAGAAATGTGTAAGGACCATAAAGATATGCTTTCTAAGTATTTTCAAATGTCAAGAGATTTAGAAGCTGAAGAATTTGTATTTGGAAAAACTGGTGAGAAAGTTGAACTTTACTATTTAGTTGCTAGAGGTGTTAAAACAGAAGTGACTGAGGTTCCACTGACTGATGATTTTGAAAAAATAGTTTACAGTAATCTTCCTCAAATATTTGAAGATAATAATCTTAATAAAATATTTAAGTCAACAGACTTTTTATTTTATATGAGAAACATCTACGGTAAAGACCAAGGTCTAAAGGATATGTGGTCTAAACTATACTATTTTTTTGATAATGTTCATTATATAGACCGTGAAGTGAGCCAAGAAGATATGGATTTATTACAAAGATTTAGTAAATATGCTCCAGGTTCTATTGAAAATCTTAAAGGATTAAAAATGTCTGAACAAATTGAGGTTATTAAAAAGTTTTTAGATAAGTTTAAAGAAGATCCTATTGTAGCAATTTCTATATTAGAAAGTGTTAAAGTAGATAAAGATATTATTTTAGATGAACAAACAATGTTGTTATTAGAACTTTCTGTTAGAAAGAAAATAGTTAATGATACAAGAGGTAAAGTAAATAAAATATTAAATATAGAAGAGATTATTGATAATGAAAATAATGAAAAAGTCTGGTATTTCTAAACTTTTCACAATATTCAAATATAAAATAAAAAAAAATTATTAATATGGTAGCATATATAACAGAATTAAACAGCGAAAACTATGATGAGTTCGTTAGTAGTGGATTAGTACTTGTTGACATTTGGGCAGCTTGGTGTGGTCCTTGTAAAGCAATTTCACCTATTATTGATGAAATATCAAGTGATTATTCCGAAACACTTAAAGTTGGTAAGTGTGACGCAGATGCAAATAGAGACAAAGTTGTGGAACTTGGTATTAGAAATATTCCAACAATTTTCATTTACAAAAATGGAGAAATTGTTGAGACTACAAAAGGTGCTGTAACTAAAAAAGCATTAACTGATCTTATCAATAGTCACTTATCATAATGAAAGATATTGGTTATTTTTTTGACCTACTGAGCCAATCTAATATATCTCTTTTAGGATATAGATTTAAGCAGGAAAGACTCAAAGACGAGATTATTTCAAAACTACCTCACTTGGTGGTTCCTGAAATAGACTCGTCTTTTTCTTTTAAATATTTTTTAAGAGATTTGAAACTAAAATCAATTTTAGAAACTGGAGATACTGTAAATAATCCAGAGTATCTTGTTTTAGATTTGAATGATATATCAATTGATAATTGGAAAGATTTAGGTGGTCGACAAAGACAAATAGGTAATATCTTAAATAAAATTAGAGAAGATATGTACTCAAATTATTCTGGTGTTTATCCCCAAACACCGCCTTACAAACTTTTAATATTAACATCACTAAATAGTAGTGTAAAGAATGCTGATGATTCCAGTATTACAAATTTTTCTGGTGGTAGTCATTCTATTTTTTTGAGTGATGTTGCTATTGTGATGCAAGAAGAATCAATGAAAGTAATAAAGAATAGATTTGGTGAAAACGGTGATGATATATTGGTATCATTTGATAAATTAAAAGATTATAACTATATTTGTAACTATGAAAATAACAACTAATAGAAAAGCTTATTATGAATACTTTGTGTTGGAGAACTTCGACGCAGGTGTAATGCTATTAGGTAGTGAGGTTAAATCTATTAGAGCTGGTAATGTAACTATTGCTGATTGTTTTGCTTATATACAAAAAGGTGAGATTTGGATTAAGAATATGAAAGTGGCTAGATATTCACAAAGTCACGCATTCCAACCACATGATGAAAATAGAGATAAGAAATTACTTCTTAATCGTAAAGAGATTGATAGAATTGAAAAATTACTTCAAGATAAAGGAACAACTATGGTTCCGTTAGAAATATTTACAGCACATAACAGAGTTAAGGTTAAATTAGGTGTTGTTAAAGGTAAAAAGTTATACGATAAAAGAGAAACAATTAAAAAAAGAGATATGGATCGAGAGATCCGTCGTGTAGTATAAAATGACTCGTAAAAATCAAGATATTAATCCTTTGTTAATTAAATTAAAAAGTTCTCTAACTGAGGAAGATATACTCAAGCACCTTGTTGAGTTGGTAAAGAAATTTGAACCAAATCAATACAAAGAAATTATATATGATAATCCATATTATAAATCACTAATACCGGATATACAATCTACTATAAAATCAGAGTTGAATAAAATAAGCAAATCTATACAAACTGAAATTCAAGGAATTGAAACTGAATTAAAAAAAGTTAGTATCACCGAGGCTAAAGAACTTAAAAAATTAAAAAGAGATTGTCTTGCTTTGATATATGAAATTGATGAGCGTAAAAAAGAAATAGATTTATTATCTCAATAAAGAATCAACATATCTTTCTAAGTGTTTAATTCTAGTAAGTTCTTTAGATATATCTCTATCACCATAGCCATTTGCGCAAAGCCATTCTACTTCACTTTTATAGTGGAATTCATCTAAAATACTTTTAATAAAACCACTAAAGCTAAACTCGTTTTCTCTTGAAATAGTTTTAATAGTTCTTAATTTAATAATAATCATTCTTAAATCTTCAATACTTTGAATATTTTGAGATAGTAAATACTTTTTTATTTTATTGCCCATTTTTATTGCTATATCAAAGAATTCTTTAACTTGCTCATTATCAAAATTTTTAATAACTTTTAAAGATTCAACATAATTTTTCTTATAATCATTAGAAATACTATTTAAACTTTGATAGTATGATATTGCTCTTTCTAAATAATATTTTTTATCAGATTCCGATTTAACATCCATCATGTTATAAATGTCTTTTGATATTTGATTTAAAGTATCAAAATCTGGTCTTTCTTTATAAATAGAAATAAAAGCAAATTCATCACAAGTAGATTTTATAACCATCTTTTGTAGATTTTGAAGATTTGATGTATCTAATGCAATACCCATTTTAGAAACCAATCCCATTAAATATCTTTTAATATTAGCTTCTTTAATTTGATGGTCACTCATCAAACTTGTAGCGCCTTCTTTTGATTCTTCCCTAGATTTTCTGACATTACTGACTTTAGTTCCAACTGATTTAACAACATCATCTATCATTAAGACAATTGCAAAGTCTGATTTTTCAACAGATTTATAACTATCTATGGACCAAGAAGTATCACCCCATTCTGTTAAACTATAATATCTATCTACTGGTAAATTAAAGTCAAATAGACTCTTAACTTCTACTTCTTCAACTTCTTTTTTATTACCTACTACATGAATAGGTTTATCAGATGGTGTATAAATATGTAACTTACAATGGTCTGATCCGGGTGAGTAAACACTGTCTAGTGACCAAGAATATCTATATCCCCATTCTCTCCAAGATACACCATCAATCTGAGACCCAGGCTCTCCACCAGAAGTAACATTTTGAATAGCAAATAAATTGTTTTCATCTCTCCAAATTTTAGCTATTCCTAATCTATCTAAATCTTCATCATCTGAAAATATACCCATGACTAATTGACCATGTTGTAAATTTTCATAGTTTTTAACTGGTTCTAAAGATCCTGTTTTAATATTAATATCTAAATCATTTTTAATATGATTTAATTCTCTTGTGGTAAATGGTGAATTTTTATCTGATGAACTTCTTTTTCTAGTTCCACTAATATATTCATTAAAGTCCATTGTTAAATTACCTGTACCAGTAAAACCTAAATAACCTTCATCTATTGAAAACCAAAACTTCAAACAAAATATAGAATCAGATTCCCTTTCACTCCTTAATTTAAGAGCTTGAGCTCTATTAAGATATTTAATATCATTATCTTTAATTTTATCAATAGGAATATCTAATCTAGTAATTAATGTTTTTAGTTTATCACGGAATCTTTCTTTAGAATTACTATCAGTCTTTTTTGTCAAAAATGCCATCATTTTTGACAAAGCATTAGCTTCAAAAGCTTCAAATAACATTAGATATTTCATGTTTGACATACTGTATATATTAAAAATAATTTGCCAATTTAAAACTTTGTCACTATATTTGTATAAGAATTAGCAAAGAGTCGTCAAAACAAAAGCTACGTTAGTAGCAGGTCGAAAGATTTCACATTATATAATGAGTAAGTGTGAGTTTTAACGAAATTATGGTAGTAAGTAGCTGTTAAATAAGTTAACACCCTTGTTAAACCCAGTGAACTACCTTGTAAAATATACTATGATAATAGTAAGGGTGTAGATATCAAAGTTGTGTTGGTGATAGATGTCTCAAAATATTAGAAAAATAAACCCAACTCAAAGAAGATTAAAACGAGCAGAATGGTAACACTGCTCAACCGAGGCGAAAGCATATTAAAAGGTAATCCTAAGTGATGAGGTCACTAAAAGTCAAGGTAAGGTTCTCGGATTTCGACCATACTTGGCAGACGTTCCAACAATCTTCTTTTTTTAATTTGTAAATAAGTAAATAAAATAATATGACACTGAAAGAAAAAATCAACACAGACTTTATGACAGCATTTAAGTCTAAGAACATGGTAGCAAAAAGTATACTATCTGTTGTTAAAGGAGAAATTCAAACTGTAGAAAAGAATGTTGGTACTGATAACCTTTCAGATGTTGAGGTAACTAAAATTCTCACAAAAACTGTTAAGTCTCTAAAAGAAACTATTGCTATAACTAATGACGAAAAGTCTAAAGTAGAGTTGTCAGTTATTGAAGTTTACCTTCCAACACAAATGTCTAAAGAAGAAGTTACTGCTAAAGTAACAGAACTTGTTAATTCCGGTATCACTCAAATTGGTGCTATCATGAAAGAATTTGCAACTCTTCCAGCAGACAAGAAAATGGTTTCTGAATCTATCAAAGAAGTTATTAAGCAGTAATAGTAACTGTTGATGATGATGCACCTGCAACATTAACAGCATTTAGAGTAATAGTATAGGTATTACCAGCGGAGGCATGATAATAAGCATAGCTTCCGCTGTTTGTTACTACTTTAGTTATTTGACTAGAATTGAAATTTTTATTATTATAAAGTTGAGTTCCTAAATCAGAATATATTATATTATTCGATGAAATGATAACTTGATAATTATCAACTCCTGTTAATTGATTCCAACTAACATTTAAAGATGAACCACTACTACTACAAGTTAAACCTAAAGACCCTGCAGGTGTAGCAAAAGAAGCAACTCGCTCACTCCATTTAGAAATTGTATTATATTCACCATTAGTCCACTTAACAGTTTCAACAGTTCCAGAAACAGTTACTTTTTTAATAGCCCAGTTGTCATCAGTATCATCAGCATTCACATCATGTGAATATCCATAATAAGTAACCGGCGAATTAATATCTCTTCTTAACCAATTTAAAGAGTTATGTGAACTAATAACTTTCTCTTCAACAATCATAGATAACTCACCATTTTCACTATATGTAACAGACATACCAGTACTACCAACCATTTTTACAGAATATGTATATGTTCCAGCCACTGGTGTGTCAATTGTAACCATAGCAACTGGCATGTTTTTACCAGTACCGTTTGATTCTATTTGTAAAATCTGACCAATCGCTGTTGAATCTCTATAGATTTGTAATTTATGCCATCCACCACTTGCTGGTTCAGCGTCACCAGTAATAGTTACTTGAACAGGAAATCCACTTGTTGTTATAGAAGCTGATTGTATAGTACTACCCGTAGCACTTAATGTTTTCTGACCATCGGCGCCAATTTTATAATTTAAATCTATCATATTAAGTTTTATAGTTTGAAGTATATATTAAAAACTATGTTTCTAATTTTATTAAAAAACAAATTATCAATTTTATTATATAAAAAGAAAAATTAAATTATGAGTTATTTAAGAGATAATGGTATGATTACCGAAAGAGAATACTTAGGTAAAACTTTAGAAGAAGCAACACAATATGCTAAAGATGGTGGATTCGAAGTAAGAGTTGTTGAGGTTGATGGTCAATCTAAAATGCTTACAATGGATGTAAAACAAAATAGAATTAACTTTATTATTCGTGGTGGTTATGTGACTTCTGCTTATGGTGGATAAAAATATTTAATTTAATGAGATTTACAATTTATACTGGATTTTATGAATATTTAGATACTTTTGACCAATTAGTAGAATCTGTTAACTCACAGACTTATAAAAATTGGGAATGGATAGTATCTGATGATTTTAGTAGTAACTCTGAAGTTTCTAAAAAACTAGAAGAGTTAGCTTCTACTAATCCAAAAGTGAAAATGGCCAAACCAAGTTATAAAAAAGAATTCTATTGGAACCCACCTATTGGTATGTCAACTGGTGATATTTTTATGGTTCTTGATTCTGATGATATTATGTTTCCTAAGTTATTGGAAGTATATAAACATAACTTTGAAAAATTTCCAGAAGTTCAATTAATATCAACTAATTCTATTATTTATAATAATGATGTCAATGGTAGTTTAAGAGCTACAAGACATATAAATTATAAAAATAATTGCAATATCTATCAATCAACACTAGATAAATCATATGAGTATAACTATGGTGATTGCAGAGCTTGGAGAAATAATATTAATAAATTTTCTGAAAAAGAAGAATGGATTCACTGTGCTGAAGATGTACTTAAAATAACAACTTGTGAAGAAATTGGAAAAGTACTTTTTCTACCAAGAACTTTACATGGTTATTCATATAGAGAAAACTCTATATCACATACTCCAGAAAAGGGAAATAAGATAAATGAAGAAACTAATAGAATGTTTCAGATTTCAAATTCTAGAGTAGATAGAAAATCTTTAAACTCTATATCAGATTACTATGATAGAGGCTTTGATGAAACAACACCTTTTTACTTATCACCTTTTAATAAAGAAGGTGATTGTTGTCATATAAATTACTTCTCACCATCTATTAATCCAAGAGAAATTGAAGTAATAAAGAATCTTTACTTTGATCATAATGTTGTTATTAATTCTGATGAAAAGTTTGATTATCTAATTGTTAAAATATCAACTAAAGAAGATATTGATGTTTTACAATTAAAATGGAGTTCAATATATCCAAGAAAACATATAACTATACAAGTTGAAAAAAATTTAATTGATGATATTAACCAGTTTATGAATAAGGTAAATTTTGGTGCTTATTATTACTTTCAATACTTTCATTTTAATATACTTAAACAATTATGAAAACATGTATCTTAATACAAACCTGTGATAAATATGAACATTTATGGGAAGGTTTAAAACTATCATATCAAATAAATTGGTGTTGGGATATAGATATGCCTATTTATATCTTAACTGAAAATAAAATATTTCCATATGGTAAGTTTACCACTTTAAATTTTGGATTCTTTGGTCAAGAAGAAAATCCAGCTAAAAACTTTTCTACAAGAATGGTAGTGGCGCTAAATCACCTAAAAGATTTAGGATTTAATTCTGTATTATACACACAAGATGATTTCTGGCCCTTATTCAGAGTAGATAAATCAATATTTGAAGAAAGTCTTAACTTTTTGAATATTGATAACGTAGATTGTATTCATATTAATGAGTATTTACCTTGGTATAATTATATACTATCAAATACAAATTACCACATCAATGGTATAAGAGTTAAGAAATTTGAAGTTCCTTCTCCTTTTTATTATAATCATCAATCAGCTTTTTGGAAAATTGATTCATTATTAAGAATACAAAATAAAGGTGAAGAACCATATGAAAACGAATGCCAAGGAACTGAAAGATCTTGGGAATTAAAACAAAACTTTTATTTTCTAAATTATAGTTGGTATAAGGCAGAATTTATAAACAATAAAGGAAATTTATTACCAGTGGCCGAATCATTTGTAAGAGATTGGAACTTTAATATAAAATATAATGAAGAAGTATGAATAATAGATTAGAAAATATTGTAAAATTTGAATTTTCACATCCTGATAATATTGACTTTGAAGGTTGTTTAAAAGTTACTATAAGTCAAGATGCTGGTAACTATCTAACTGAAAGTGAATTTCCTCTTAGATTTCAAGTTTATAATAATAATAACTATGTTGCTTGGAATACAAATCTTCAGCCTGGTTTTTGGTCAGCTTATGCTTTTATTACTTACTGTAAAGCAGATGTCATAACATCAACAGGTATAAAACTGTTAGAATGGAATTGGAATGTATTTGAACATGGCGATTTCTGTCATCAAGCTTTTTATTTGTGGGCTCTTAAAAACAGAGGTTGTAGAGGTATTGCTATCGGTACACACGACGGTAGTTCAGGCGAATGGGTTGGTCCTGTATCAGAAGGAATACTACCGGCTGTTTTAGTAGAACCATCAGATAGACAAAACTATTTACTTGAAAGACTTTATTCTAATAAATCTTGGGTGAATATTGATAAATCTTGTGTTACTCCAAATGGCGGTGAGGTTAAATTCTACGAGGCTGGATTAGGTCACAATAATTCAGTAAATCCAGAACATATAAATAAATGGCTGCCTGATTTACCGATTAGTGAAAAAGTATTTCAATCTTTAACATTAAGACAAATTATTGATAAACATGGCATTGGTAGTGGTAAATGGTGGATGCACCTAGATGTCGAAGATTTAGATGATAAATTAATTACATCATTTGATTATAATGGAATCGATTTACCAGAGTGTATAATATTTGAAAATGAGAACTTACCAGAAGAAAGATTTAACTTAGTTTCTAATTGGTTACAAAGTAATTCATATCAATGTACAAGTAGTGGAAGAAATACTATTTGTTTTTTAAATAAATAATTTGGCAAATTAAAAATCTTTATCTATGTTTGTAGTTCAAAACAGAACTGATAAATAAAAAAATAAAAATATTAGGTGGAATTAAAACTTTTATCTATATTTGTATAAAATAAGAACAAAAACAACAAAAGGAACAAAAACTTTTTAATATATAAAGAAATGACAACAAATCGCACACATAAACATTTTAGTAAATCGAGCAAGTGGTTTAGCAACCAGTTCGGTACTGAAAGAGTATTGCGTGATTTGAAGGATGTCATTTAAGATTATCTAGAAAATTAAAAGACAATATATCAGTCCGAACTTCAAAAGAGTTCGGATTTTTTGTTTTTATATGGTGTCGTTATTGTTAACGGAGAGTCGCAAGACGAGCATTTGGCTCTGTGAAAGCCAGGGTACGGGTTCGAATCCCGTACGACACCCAAATTGGAACCTAAGCTAATCAGGTGAAAGCACTGGACTGAAAATTCAGGGAGCCCGGATCGTTACCGGGAGGTTCCACGGAGTCCTGAGATAAACAGGAGACCCCCACTCCCATATGGCAGTCAGTCCATTAATCTGATGAAGTGGGGTATTATGGTGAATGTAGCTCAATCGGTAGAGCGCTGGTTTGTGGTACCAGAGGTAGCGGGATCGTAACCCGTCATTCACCCAAAAGGAGACTTAGCTGAGACGGTTTAGCGTTTGGTTGAAGCCCAAAAGAGATCGGTTCGATTCCGGTAGTCTCCACAAATATACATCCGCTCATTGGCGTGACCAGCCGGTTCCAACCCGGTAATGCGTAAGCGTGGTTGAAGGTTCGAGTCCTTCCGGGTGTGCTAAAAAATACGTCTGTGGTGAAATGGTATCATTTTTGTCTCCAAAACAAACGTTCTTGGTTCGAGTCCAGGCAGGCGTGCTAAAAAAATGAAAAAAGAAAATGAAAAAAAAATTGAAATATAAACTCTAGGCAACGATTCATCAATGAAGAACGGATCGTTGCCCTCAACAAGACAATGATTCCGTAGCTCAATTGGTGGAGCTTCCGACTTTTAATCGGAAGGTTGTGGGTTCGAACCCCACCGGGATCACAAGAATATAAAATGATCCTGTCGCTTAGCGGCTATAGCAACTGGCTTTTAACCAGTAGAGATAATGTTCTCAACCGTGGGTTCGAGTCCCACCAGGATCACTAAGTATGCGTCTATCGCTTAGTGGCTATAGCAACTGGCTTTTAACCAGTAGATTAATTTCAACCGTGGGTTCGAGTCCCACTAGACGCACAAAAATGATTCCGTCGCATAGCGGCGATTGCACCAGACTCTTAATCTGATGATGAAAAGTCCACCGTGAGTTCGAGTCTCACCGGAATCACAAAATAGTCGAGTAGCGAAATGGTAAACGCACTCAATAGTAAAAGGGAGTGGATAACCCGCAGTATAGTTGAAATACACAGAAGGTCCACATACAGGTTCAATTCCTGTCTCGACTACAATAAAATATGGAGAGAGTAGCTCAGTTGGTAGAGCACGTTACTATACTCTGACAAGTATTCTCTGATTACGGTTAACGTAATTAGTAGTGATGTTAAGAGTTACTTCGGCTGTTAACCGCGTGGTCGTAGGTTCGAGTCCTGCCTCTCTCCCTAGTTATGAGACTGTTTAGAATTTTATCGACTTGGCACTTTTCAAGTAACGTAATAAATTCATTTGGGGATGTAGCTCAGTGGTAGAGAAAACTATCTCTTTTGAAATTTTACCTCGTAAGAGTGTTGATTGAGAGAGTTACTTCGTATATTTTGAAATTATAAGGTCGTTGGTTCGAATCCAACCATCCCCACAAAAAGAAAAAAGAGAGAATAAAAAATTAATATATAACAAATAAGATTATGAAAACAATTAAAACATCGTCAAAGTCGTCAAGTCGCTCGTCAAAAATGAGTGAGGTTCGATTGTGTTCATAATATTCAAATAAGATATTAAAGAAACCCTTCGAACATCAGTTTGAAGGGTTTTTTTGTTTTTATATGGTTCTATAGTTTAACTGGATAAAACACTCGGCTACGAACCGAGAGACGTGAAGGTTCGAATCCTTCTAGAATCACAAATGGAGAGGTAATTTAGCTGGCGCTAAAGCTAGTCTTGAAAACTAGTCGTACCGAAAGGTATGGGGATCGATACCTCACCTCTCCGCAACCGGAAGGAGTCCGAATGGACGAGGACACCGCCTTGAAAGCGGCTGGGTCGAAAGGCTTTGGGGGTTCGATTCCCTCTTCTTCCGCCAATGGAGAGTAAACTAGTCAGGGTACTAGCACCGCCTGCTAAGCGAGTGGCACAATAAAATGTGTGAGTTTCGAATACTCTGCTCTCCGCAAAAGATAACTGGAGAGTTGTCCGAGTGGTTTATGGAGCACGCTTGGAAAGCGTGTGTACTTGAAAGAGTACCGAGGGTTCGAATCCCTCACTCTCCGCAAAAATTAAAAATTATGGAATCAATTTATTCATATTACACAAGAAGAGGAACTTCTTTTGAAACTACTTTATGCCTTTTACAAGAACTATTAAGTGAAAGATTATCACCAGAATGGAGAAAAATTTGGGTACAAGCTTCTAACTCAGGTAGAACAATATTTTGTTTTACTATATTTAATCATCGTGATTATACTATGAGATTTTTAGATGCTGGTTCATTTAGACAATTCAGAACTAATGGAAACTTAGAAGAAGAAATGGAATTAATAGAAAGATTTATTGATTCTTTATCAGAAGGAATTCTAAATGACGTGATTATTTAAAAGAGAAAAGGCTTTATTATATATAGACTTATGAAAATTTTGTCTATTATAATAAAGCCTTTAAAAATGTATATTAATTGGAGAATTAACTCTCGATTAAATTATTAATTTTATTGTACCATTTTATTTTTTATGGAACATTAGGTACACAACAAATTCTAAGTCCAAAACATGAATATGTAGCACCTTCACCACCCTGAGCACCAGGACCACCTACTCCTGGATTTGCTGAGAATTGCCAAGTTCCAGCAACACCATCTATAACACAATCTTCACTGCCAGATGCTCCTGGTAAACTCCATAGAGCCGCAAATCCACCTGCTGTCAAAGCCATTGGACTAACACCATCAACACCGGATGTTCCACTTGATCCAGATGTACCACTTGTACCGGATGTACCCGAATAGCCGGAAGTTCCACTTGTACCACTAGTACCAGATGATCCTGAAGTTCCTGAGGATCCGTTTGTTCCACTAGATCCTGATGTACCTGAAGTACCGGATGTTCCTGATGATCCACTTGTGCCTGAAGTTCCGGATGTTCCAATAGATCCTGATGTACCTGAAGTACCGGATGTACCTGATGTTCCAGAAGATCCATTAATTCCTGATGTTCCACTTGACCCGTCAACTCCAGATGTTCCGGAAGATCCATTAACTCCTGATGTTCCACTTGACCCGTCAACTCCAGATGTTCCACTCGATCCGTCAACTCCAGATGTTCCACTTGATCCAAAAAAACTGCCGTCAACTCCTGATGTTCCGGATGATCCGTCAACTCCTGATGTTCCGGATGATCCGTCAACTCCTGATGTTCCGGATGATCCGTCAACTCCTGATGTTCCGGATGATCCGTCAACTCCTGATGTTCCACTCGATCCAACTCCTGATGTTCCGGATGATCCTGATGTACCAGATGAACCAGATGTTCCTGTACCACCGCCGCCTGATCCAATTTCTGTAATAGTACCAGTAGAATCTTTTTGTTTAAATTTTCCGTCTAATGTATCTAAACCCATTATGATACCTGACGATGGAGTAGCCGCTCCAGACATATCTGTGTAAGTAGAAAGTGAAATTATACTCATCTGTGTTAATTTTTTTTATATACTCTATATATTATTTTGTCAAATGGCTTTTATATTTTATCTTTGTCAAAATTATGGGACACTGTATAAGCGTATATTTAATGAATAAGTCAGAGTTAAGAAATGAAAAAATCAACTCTGTCTTAGATAATAAAGAAAAGTCTGAAGAAATAAAATGGACTGAACTACCACATGATATTTTAGCCACAACACATATTCCTAATGTAAGAGCCTTTGGTAAAAATAAAACCATCGCTAGTATATCAACTGATTACTTTGGTGGTTCTGGTCACCAAGAAGCTAAACTCTTTGTAAATAATAAGAAAGAGTATGATAACTCAAGTGAGTTTGATTGGTTAGAAAGACCTATAAATACTGTATTAAAAAAGATGGGTATTAAAAGCAAAGATGGTATGGATGAATTTGATACAATTAATTTAGGAAATTACAGAAGTAACGAAGATTTCAAATGAATTCAAATAGAATAAAATTATTTTTAACAATACCAATGTTTGCTTTAGCCGGAATGATATTCAATGAAGTTGTAAACAATAACTGTAAAATGAGTATAAAAAAATATACACATTATTTGCTTAAAAGAAATTAATATTTAGGTATCTTCATATCTGTTGTGATTTCAATCTTGAAACCAAATCCGGTGTCTTTATCTGAACTATATTTAACTTCAGAGTCGTAACCTCTTGAACCATCGAATGTTGTTGGTCTTGGACTATTCATTCTTTGATGTCTTCTCATTTCTTCTTCTTTTAATCTAGCTTCTTCTTGAGCCACCATTTGCTCGAATGTTAAATTATTAGATGGTTGACTTACAGTTTCTCTAGTTGAGAATTGTTGAGGTTGATGTCCGTATTTACGAAGTAACTGTTCAGCTTCCCAACTATCAATATTAGCTGGTTGAATTTGTTCTTCTTGATTTTGTATAATTCTTATTTCTGGTCTTTGCATAATATTACATTATTTTATCTAAATAAATTTCATTGCCATATCTATCTAATTTCCAACCATCCATCGGGTTGTTTTGTAAATATCTATAGTAAACT